TTCCCAATAACCATGTCTGTTACCTTTATCATTATAAAGGTTAATTAAATTTTCTTTTCTGATTTCTGAAGTGTTCATTTCTCTTTTTTGTTTATAATACAAAGGTAAAACAAATAATTTAATCTACCAAATTATTTTTTTATTCCTTTATTCTTAACTTATCCAAATCAATACCTAACTTATTAGCAATATCACTTAAAGTTAATTCAATTACTTTTGGTTCATCAGGATTATAATCTACTTTCGTTCCCATGTCATAATAACCTTTATAACATAATTGACCATTATCCCAATAGACTTCCCAATAACCATGTTGTTTTCCATTAACATAGTTTCATTTAAACATTAATTGACCATTATCCCAATATACTTCCCAATAACCATGTCTTTGACCATTAACATAGTTTCCTTTATATGATAATTCACCATTACCCCAATAGTATTCCCAATAACCATGTTCATTACCATTAACATAGTTTCCTTTATACCATAATTGACCATTAGACCAATAGGATTCCCAATAACCATGTTTTTCACCATTAACATAGTTTCCTTTATACATTAATTGACCATTAGACCAATATATTTCCCAATAACCATGTCGTTCACCTTTATCATTATAAAGGTTAATTAAATTCTCTTTTCTGATTTCTGAAGTGTTCATTTCTCTTTTTGTTTATTGTGCAAAGATATAATAAAGTTTTGATTCTACCAAATATTTTTATCCTTATCTTTGATTTTTTTTATCAAAGTATTGATAATATCATCATTAATGTCTGTTGTGTCAATGATGTTAATATCAAAACCATATTCAGATAAAATATAATTTTTAATTAATCTTATCATACCAATCCATTGATGTGGTTTTCTGTTAATTAAAATAAAATAATATTCTAAAAACTCAACCTCACTATCAAATGTAATTATTGACCCATCATCCCAAAATGAATCATATACAATATCACCCTTTTTATAACTACCCTCACAATATCTTATTTCAGTTATGTCAGATTCTAACATACTAAAAGGAATGCCATCATTTGCAGAATCATTTTCCCATAAATCTCTTAGAAATTCTAATTCTTCTTTAATAGCAATATCCCAATCAATAATGTCCTCAATCCTACGCCTATCATCTTCTAAATTAAAATGAACTTCAGGTTTCGTTTGTTGTGGTACTCTGATTACAGCAAAATAAGTTTTTTTGGTTTCCATTTTCTTTTTAGTTTTGTTAAACAATGATGCAAAGATATAACAAAGTTTTTATCCTACCAAATATTTTTTTTAACTTTTTTTCTATTCCTTTATCCTTAACTGATTAATATCAATCCCAAACTTATTCGCAATATCACTTAAAGTTAATTCAACTATCTTTGGTTCATCAGGATTGTAATCAACTTGCTTACCCATATCATAATATCCTTTATATTCTAATTTACCATTACTACAATATTCTTCCCAATAACCATGTTGTTTACCATTAACATAGTTTCCTTTAGAGAATAATTGACCATTACTATAATAGTATTCAAAATAACCATGCCTATTACCATTAACATAGTTTCCTGTATATTCTAATTTACCATTACTACAATATTCTTCCCAATAACCATCTCGTTTACCATTAACATACTTTCCTTTAGAAGATTGACCATTACAATAATAACAATCCCAATAACCATGTTTTTCCCCTTTCTCATTATAAAGGTTAATTAAATTCTCTTTTCTGATTTCTGATGTATTCATTTCTCTTTTTGTTTATGGTACAAAGATATAACAAATAATTTAATCTACCAAATTATTTTTTGCCTTTTTTTATGTACACATTTGTGTCCATTATTTAATGTTATATCTGTTGAATTCATATATAATATGTTTTTTCTTTTAATTGACCATTATAATGGTATTCTTCCCAATAACCATGTGCATTATCATTAACAAAGTTTCCTTTATAATCTAATTGACCATTAGAATAATAACATTCCCAATACCCATGTTGTTTACCATTAACATAGTTTCCTTTATAATGTAATTGACCATTACCCCAATAGTATTCCCAATAACCATGTGGTTCACCTTTCTCATTAATAGGTTGTATATTTTTTGTCTTCATATATAATATATTTTTGAATCTAATTGACCATTATCATGATACCATTCCCAATAACCATGTCTGTTACCATTAACATAGTTTCCTTTATACCATAAGTTACCATTAAGATAATATTTTTCCCAATAACCATGTCGTTCACCTTTATCATTATATGGTCTTATATCTTTTGTCTTCATATATAATATGTTTTAGTATTTAATTTACCATTAGGATAATATCTTTCCCAATAACCATATCTCTTACCATTAACATAGTTTCCTTTATACTGTAATTGACCATTAAGATAATATACTTCCAAATAACCATGTGGTTTACCATTAACATAATATCCTTTATACCATAATTTACCATTACTATAATATTCTTCCCAATAACCATGTGCTTCACCTTGGTCATTATAACTTGATATATTTTTATTCTTCATATATAATGTACACGTTTGTGTACTAATTATTATTAAACTTAATTAAAATGAAATTGTTACATATCTTAATATCTTCATCACCATTGTTGAAATTAATACAACCAACTTCATCATATCTATATTCTTTACATTCATATGTTTTACCATTATGAATTACCTTATAACAAATATTATATTCACTAATATCTGTTATTAATAAACTAAAAATTATATGTATTATACTTGAATTCATATATAATATATTTTAGATTCTAATTCACCACTACTCCAATAGTATTCCCAATAACCATGTTGTTTTCCATTAACATAGTTTCCTTTATAATCTAATTGACCATTAGAATAATAGTATTCCCAATAACCATGTTCATTACCATTAACATAGTTTCCTTTATACCATAATTGACCATTAGCATAATAGTATTCCCAATAACCATGTTTATTACCATTAAGATAGTTTCCTTTACACCATAATTGACCATTATTCCAATAGGATTCCCAATAACCATGTGCTTTACCATCTACAAAGTTTCCTTTATACTGTAATTGACCATTAGAATAATAGGATTCCCAATAACCATGTTTTTTATTATTAACAAAGTTTCCTTTAGAACTTAATTGACCATTAGAATAATAGAGTTCCCAATAACCATGTCTTTCACATTTTTCGTTATAAGGTGTTATATCTTTTGAATTCATATTACAAAGGTATATATTTTTTTTGATAAATAAAAATCTTTTTATTGAGAATATAGTATAATACCCATAGCCAATAAAATATGTTTATATATAATTTAGATATAATTACTATATGTAAGTGTGATTAATCATTAATTATTAGGGTTTCATTGGTAAAAAAACAGATTTTACATAAAGTAGTGTATTAAATGTTAGTTAATTTTTTATGAATTTAGTTAATTTCGTTATAAAAACATGTTTTTAGTATAAAAAATGAAAAGGTGCTAACCATAGGACAAAAAATTCATATATAATATATTTTAGTATTTAATTTACCATTATCATAATACCATTCCCAATAACCATGTTCTTTACCATTAATATAGTTTCCTTTATATAATAATTGACCATTATTCCAATATACTTCCCAATAACCATGTGCTTCACCTTGGTCATTATAACTTGATATATCTTTTGTTTTCATATATAATATATTTTAGATTTTAATTTACCATTAGAATAATAGGATTCCGAATACCCATGTAGTTTACCATTAATATAGTTTCCTTTAAAATGTAATTGACCATTAGAATAATAGGATTCCAAATAACCATGTTCTTTACCATTAACATAGTTCCCTTTATAGGCTAATTGACCATTAGAATAATAGGATTCCCAATAACCATGTTTTTTATCATTAAGATAGTTTCCTTTATAATCTAATTGACCATTACCCCAATATACTTCCCAATAACCATGTTTTTCACCTTTTTCGTTAATAGGTTTTATATTTTTTGATTTCATATATAATATATTTTTTCTTTTAATTCACCATCATAATAATAGTATTCCCAATAACCATGTTCATTACCATTAACATAGTTTCCTTTATAATTTAATTTACCATTAGAATAATAGGCTTCCCAATAACCATGTTTTTTATCATTAAGATAGTTTCCTTTATAATTTAATTTACCATTAGAATAATAGGCTTCCCAATAACCATGTTTTTTATCATTAAGATAGTTTCCTTTATAACCTAATTGACCATTAGGATAATAGTTTTCCCAATAACCATGTTTTTTATCATTAAGATAGTTTCCTTTATAAACTAATTGACCATTAGGATAATATACTTCCCAATAACCATGTCGTTCATCTTGGTCATTGTATGGTGTTATATTTTTTTTCATATATAATATATTTTAGAATCTAATTGACCATTATCCCAATATCGTTCCCAATACCCATTTTGCTTACCATTAAGATAGTTTCCTTTAGACCTTAATTGACCATTACGATAATAACATTGCCAATAACCATGTTCATTACCATTAACATAGTTTCCTTTATAATGTAAATTACCATTATTATAATATCGTTCCCAATAACCATGTCGTTCACCTTTTTCGTTATAAGGTGTTATATTTTTTGAATTCATATATAATATATTTTAGTATTTGATTTACCATTATTATAATATCTTTCCCAATAACCATGTTGTTTACCATTAAGATAGTTTCCTTTAGACCATAATTGACCATTCTCATAATACCATTCCCAATAACCATGTCTGTTATCATTAACAAAGATTCCTTTATACCATAATTGACCATTAGACCAATATCGTTCCCAATAACCATGTAGTTTACCATTAACATAGTTTCCTTTATAATCTAATTGACCATTAGGATAATACCATTCCCAATACCCATGTGCTTCATCTTTGTCATTACGAGGTGTTATATCTTTTTTCATATATAATATATTTTGTCTTTTAATTTACCATTAGGATAATATCTTTCCCAATAACCATGTTGTTTACCATTAACATAGTTTCCTTTAAACATTAATTTACCATTGCCCCAATCTTCTTCCCAATAACCATGTCGTTTACCATCTACAAAGTATCCTTTAAAATCTAATTTACCATTATACCAATACACTTCCCATGAACCATGTGGTTCACCTTTTTCGTTAATAGGTGTTATATCTTTTTTCATATATAATATATTTTTGATTCTAATTCACCACTACTCCAATAGTATTCCCAATAACCATGTTTCTTACCATTAATATAGTTTCCTTTATAATCTAATTGACCATTAGACCAATATCGTTCCCATGAACCATGTTTCTTACCATTAATATAGTTTTCTTTAGAACATAATTGACCATTATACCAATAGGATTCCCAATAACCATGTCTGTTACCATTAACATAGTTTCCTTTATAAGATAATTGACCATTAGAAAAATATTCTTCCCAATAACCATGTGCTTCACCTTTATCATTACGAGGTGTTATATTTTTTGAATTCATATATAATATATTTTAGATTTTAATTTACCATCAGTATGATAATATTCCCAATAACCATGTTTGTTACCATTAACATAGTTTCCTTTATAATGTAATTGACCATTATTCCAATAGGATTCCCATGAACCATGTTGTTTATCATTAACATAGTTTCCTTTATAAGATAATTGACCATTATCCCAATAGTTTTCCCAATAACCATGTGCTTTACCATCTACAAAGTTTCCTTTATAATCTAATTGACCATTATCCCAATATACTTCCCAATAACCATGTTTTATACCATCTACAAAGTTTCCTTTAAACATTAATTGACCATTAGTATAATAACATTCCCAATACCCATGTTGTTTACCATTAATATAGTTTCCTTTATACCATAATTGACCATTATCATGATATGTTTCCCAATAACCATGTCGTTCACCTTTTTCGTTATAAGGTGTTATATCTTTTGATTTCATATATAATATATTTTATACATTAATTTACCATTAGTATAATAGTATTCCCAATAACCATGAAGTTTACCATTAAGATAGTTTCCTTTACACCATAATTGACCATTAACATAATAGAATTCCCAATAACCATGTCTTTCACCTTTTTCGTTACGAGGTGTTATATTTGTTGTTTTCATATTAAAAATAAAAACCATATTAAAATTATTAATATGGTTTTTTTAATTAGTTTAATAATTAATTAATCCCAGATTTGTGAGATTGTTTTTTTCATTGGGTTATATTCAACTTGTTTACCCATTAGCCATTCACCTTTAGAAACAATTAGAGGTTTATGTTCATTTGAAAATTGTCCATTAGGTTTTTCGTGTTTCAAAATACTTTGTGATTTAACGATTATTGGTTCAAAATCACTAATTCTTTCATTAATCAATAAATCACCATAAAGTGTGTGTTGATTAGTTCCTTGACCTTTAAGGAGTGTTTTTTTGTTTTCTGTCTTTTTCATATTTTTTATTTTAACATTACAAACTTACAAACTTTTTTTTATTTTACCAAATATGTTCTGAAGAAAGATATTTTTTGTTTTAATTAATTAAAATCTGACAAGAAACTATCTGTATTACATATTGGGCAACCGAAGTAATATTCTTCATCATCTTTAATTACAATCATATGTAATTCATTTCCTTTAATTAGATGTTTTTCGGCATTAATTTGTGGGTTTTCATCAAATAAGACATTATCACAATTAAGGCATTTGCAGAGGTAAGATTCAGTTTTCATAGTATTTTTATCAATAAATACTTCTAAATTAGCACAAAAGTCATTAACATAAGCAATTGCGTGATATGTTGAAGATATTATAATATCGTTATCGTCATTTTCTTTTGCGATTAATTTTATTTTTTCTATAAAATCAATTTGATTTTCAAATGAGCCAATGATTTCATTTTCGACAGTGTTTTTAAGTTTTATCATAATCTTTTCTTTAAAAGTTAAACAATAGGACAAAGTTAACATAAATATTTGATTCTACCAAATATTTTTTGTATTCATATATAATATGTTTTTTCTTTTAATTCACCATCATAATAATAGTATTCCCAATAACCATGTTGTTTACCATTAACATAGTTTCCTTTAAAATGTAATTGACCATTAGAATAATAGGATTCACAATAACCATGTTCTCTACCATCAACATAGTTTCCTTTATACCATAAGTTACCATTATCATAATACCATTCCCAATAACCATGTCGTTCACCTTTTTTGTTATATGGTGTTATATCTTTTGAATTCATATGTAATATGTTTTTTCTTTTAATTGACCATCATAATAATAGTATTCCCAATAACCATGTTGTTTACCATTAACATAGTTTCCTTTAAAATGTAATTGACCATCATAATAATAGTATTCCCAATAACCATGTCTGTTACCATTAACATAGTTTCCTTTATAATCTAATTTACCATTATGATAATATTCTTCCCAATATCCATGTGGTTCACCATTAACATAGTTTCCTTTATAATCTAATTGACCATTACTATAATAATCTTCCCAATAACCATGTTGTTTACCATTAACATAGTTTCCTTTATAACATAATTGACCATTAGAATAATATTCTTCCCAATACCCATGTTCTTCACCTTTTTCGTTACGAGGTGTTATATCTTTTGATTTCATATATAATATATTTTATACATTAATTCACCACTATACCAATAGTATTCCCAATAACCATGTTGTTTACCATTAACATAGTTTCCTTTATACCTTAATTGACCATCATAATAATACCATTCCCAATAACCATGAAGTTTACCATTAACATAGTTTCCTTTATATGATAATTGACCATTATCATAATAGTATTCCCAATACCCATGTTCTTCACCATGGTCATTATAACTTGATATATCTTTTTTCATATATAATATATTTTTTCTTCTAATTTACCATTATAATCATATTCTTCCCAATAACCATGTCTGTTACCATTAACATAGTTTCCTTTAGAATCTAATTTACCATTAGAATAATAGGATTCCCAATAACCATGTAGTTTACCATTAACATAATTTCCTTTAGAGTATAATTGACCATTAGAATAATAGTATTGTTCCCAATAACCATGTTTTATACCATCTACAAAGTTTCCTTTATAATATAATTGACCATTATAACAATAGGATTCCCAATAACCATGTTCTTTACCATTAACATAGTTTCCTTTAGAATGTAATTGACCATTAGAATAATAGGATTCCCAATACCCATGAGGTTCATCTTTATCATTACGAGGTGTTATATCTTTTGAAATCAATTTATTTTTAATTAAAAATCAACATCAGTTAATATTATAATAATTAAACCGATTATTATTAGCAGTATAAATTTAATTTCATACATATCTCAAATAATCTGACATTTTAAAGTTTTCTGTCATATCACTTGCATTTTTTTCAGAAAAACCATTATTAATTAGTTCTAATTTTTTTTGTTCTTTAAAACCATTTACAATTAATTTAGCGATTAATTTAGAATCTTCGTTTCTACCATCTGTTTGGTAACTATCATCAGCGATTTCGTGAATAATATTCAACATTAATCTAAACATTGATTGTTGAAGTGTTCTATGGTCATTTTTGAATTCTGAAATAAAGGCATCTGTACTTCTTCGGTAATTAACATAATCACTTAATTCGTTTACGACTTTTCTTGCGACTTCTTTTTCTTTTTCTGTAAAGTTATTTTTCATATTTTTTTTTCTTTTTAAAAGTTAAACAACAGGACAAAGGTAAAATAAATATTTGATTCCACCAAATATATTTTTGCTCATATATAATATATTTTTTCTTCTAATTTACCATTATAATAATATAGTTCCCAATAACCATGTCTGTTACCATTAACATAGTTTCCTTTAGACCATAATTGACCATTATACCAATACCATTCCCAATAACCATGTTCTTTACCATTAACATAGTTTCCTTTAGAATGTAATTGACCATTAGAATAATAGGATTCCCAATACCCATGAGGTTCATCTTTATCATTACGAGGTGTTATATCTTTTGAATTCATATGTAATATGTTTTTTCTTTTAATTGACCATTATAATTATACCATTCCCAATAACCATGTTGTTTACCATTAACAAAGTTTCCTTTATACCTTAATTGACCATTAGGATAATAGTATTCCCAATAACCATGTTGTTTATCATTAATATGGTTTCCTTTAAAATGTAATTGACCATTATCATGATATGTTTCCCAATAACCATGTGCTTCATCTTTGTCATTATGAGGTGTTATATCTTTTGTTTTCATATGTAATATGTTTTTTCTTTTAATTGACCATTATCATAATAGTCTTCCCAATAACCATGTTTTTTACCATTAAGATAATTTCCTTTATACATTAATTGACCATTATAATAATAGAATTCAAAATAACCATGTTGTTCACCATTAACATAGTTTCCGTTATACCATAATTGACCATTATACCAATATCGTTCCCAATAACCATGTGCTTCATCTTTGTCATTACGAGGTGTTATATCTTTTGAATTCATATGTAATATGTTTTTTCTTTTAATTGACCATTATAATCATATTCTTCCCAATAACCATGTTGTTTACCATTAACAAAGTTTCCTTTATAACATAATTTACCATTAGAATAATACCATTCCCAATAACCATGTTGTTTACCATTAACAAAATTTCCTTTATATTTTAATTGACCATTAGAATAATAGGATTCCCAATAACCATGTTGTTCACCATTAACATAGTTTCCTTTATAAGATAATTCACCATTAGAATAATAGTATTCCCAATAACCATGTGGTTCACCTTTTTCATTATATGGTGTTATATTTGTTGAATTCATATGTAATATATTTTTTCTTTTAATTGACCATTACTATAATAGTATTCAAAATAACCATGTGCTTTACCATTAACATAGTTTCCTGTATATTCTAATTGACCATCAGTATGATAATATTCCCAATAACCATGAAATTTACCATTAACATATTTTCCTTTAGAATATAATTGACCATTAGAATAATAGGATTCCCATGAACCATGTCTGTTACCATTAACATAGTTTGCTTTATAACATAATTTACCATTAGAATGATAGGATTCCCAATAACCATGTTCTCTACCATCAACATAGTTTCCTTTAGAATATAATTTACCATTAGAATTATAGTCTTCCCAATAACCATGTTTTATACCATTAACATAGTTTCCTTTAAAATTTAATTCACCATTAGAATAATACCATACCCAATAACCATGTTTTATACCATTAACATAGTTTCCTTTTAACATTAATTGACCATTAGAATGATATTCTTCCCGATAACCATGAAGTTTACCATTAACATAGTTTCCTTTAGAATGTAATTGACCATTAGAATGATAGAATTCCCAATAACCATGAGGTTGACCTTGGTCATTACGAGGTGTTATATCTTTTTTCATATATAATATATTTTTTCTTTTAATTCACCATCAGACCAATAGTATTCCCAATAACCATGTTTCTTACCATTAACATAGTTCCCTTTATAATCTAATTGACCATTACCACAATAGTATTCCCAATAACCATGTTGTTTACCATTAACGAAGTTTCCTTTAAAATCTAATTTACCATTAAGATAATAGTATTCCCATGAACCATGTAGTTTACCATTAAGATAGTTTCCTTTATACCTTAATTGACCATTATCATAATAGACTTCCCAATAACCATGTTCTTCACCTTTTTCGTTAATAGGTGTTATATCTTTTGAAATCATTTTAATTTTCTTTTTTCTATTATGTTTTTTAATTTATTAACATAATTTGTATCTTCAGCGTAATATTGGCTTAGGAATTCAAAATAATCATCTTCTGTTTTTAATTTATTTAAGTAAGTTGCTGAATAGAAAGCATAATCTTGAACACTTTCTCTCCAAGTATCATAATAGGCATGATTATTATTTTCACCTTTATTTGTTGTTGGTCTTTGTGTTGCGACTTTCATACCAAATAAATTATTATTTTCGATAAAGATGTTACTATTAAAGTTATTTGTTTCGAGTATTGCTTGAGCAATTACGATATGTTGGTTTTTAATATTCAATTCTTTCAAATATTCTTTAAATTTGGTTAAAGTAAATTTATCATTATCTTCATTATTAATTACTATTGCCATAAGTTCATTACTAATATTTTTACCAAAATAGTAATTAGAAATAAACCCAATTAAACAAGATACTACGATTATTATCTTTAAATAAAAGACAATATGTATTGTTTTAACTTTTTCAAAAGTTAGATTTTTTTTATTAAATTTATAAATTTTCATGAGTTATGTGTTTTTAGTTAATTGAATTTATATTTTTAATTAATTTTTTCAAATCATTTACTCTATCGAATACAGGATTCCATCTTAAAATATATTTAGGTTTTAACATATTATCTAAGATGAATAGATTTATTTCTATTTCGTATCTTTCAGAGCAATCTCTATCATTAATGTCTTCTAAGGTATCATATATACCTTTAGAATCCACATAAAATTTATTATCAACTAATAATAAAATATGTGTCCAACTTGAGTTTAAGACACCCAATGTATCTCTTTTTACGATTGACTTTTTAATATCATCAACACATTCTTTGTTATGTGTTAGCATAATGTATTTAACTTTATAACCTAATAAACTAAGTTTTTCACCAAAATGTTTGGCGAAAAAACCACAACCACCATTATTTATGTTTTTCACATCTTTAGTGGCTATTTTTAGATAGTGTTTTAATGTTTTCATGTGGTAAAAATAGAAAATAAGATTAATAAAAAAAAATTTTTTATTAATTTAAAATGATTCTAAATAACCATATTCTTGTTTATTTTAATTAAAACATATTATATCTTTTGTCTTCATATGTAATATATTTTTATTAATTCAGCATTATCATGATACCATTCCCAATAACCATGTCTTCTATTATCTACATAGTTTCCTTTACACCATAATTGACCATTATCATAATAGTATTCCCAATAACCATGTGGTTCACCTTTTTCGTTACGAGGTTTTATATCTTTTGTTTTAATATATAATATATTTTAGATTCTAATTCACCACTATACCAATAGTATTCCCAATAACTATGTGGTTCACCATTAACATAGTTTCCTTTAAATTCTAATTTACCATTATCATAATAGTCTTCCCAATAACCATGTTTTTTACCATTAAGATAGTTTCCTTTATACATTAATTGACCATTAGGGAAATAGGATTCCCAATAACCATGTGCTTCACCTTTTTCGTTACGAGGTTTTATATCTTTTGAATTCATATATAATATATTTTAGATTTTAATTGACCATTAGGATAATATTCTTCCCAATAACCATGTCTGTTACCATCTACATAGTTTCCTTTAAACCATAATTGACCATTATAATGATAGTGTTCCCAATACCCATGTTCATAACCATCTACAAAGTTTCCTTTATACCATAATTGCCCATTATAATAATAGTATTCCCAATAACCATGTCGTTCACCTTTCTCATTAATAGGTTGTATATCTTTTGTCTTCATATATAATATATTTTATTGATTAATTTACCATTATCATAATAGTATTCCCAATAACCATGTGGGTTACCATTAACATAGTTTCCTTTATACCATAATTGACCATTATCACAATATCGTTCCCAATAACCATGTTCTTTACCATTAAGATAGTTTCCTTTAAACATTAATTTACCATTAAAATAATATACTTCCCAATAACCATGTGGTTCACCTTTATCATTATAAGGTGTTATATTTTTTGAATTCATATATAATATATTTTTTCTTCTAATTGACTATTCTCATAATACCATACCCAATAACCATGTTGTTTACCATTAACATAATTTCCTTTACACCATAATTTACCATTACTATAATAGTATTCCCAATAACCATGTCGTTTATCATTAAGATAGTTTCCTTTATAATTTAATTTACCATTAGGATAATATCTTTCCCAATAACCATGTCGTTTACCATCTACATAGTAGCCTTTAAAATTTAATTGACCATTACGATAATATACTTCCAAATAACCATGTGGTTTACCATTAACATAGTTTCCTTTAGAATGTAATTGACCATCATAATAATAGTATTCCCAATAACCATGTTTTTCACCTTTATCATTATAAGGTGTTATATTTTTTGAATTCATATATAATATATTTTTTCTTCTAATTGACTATTCTCATAATACCATACCCAATAAGCATGTTCATTACCATTAACAAAGTTTCCTTTACACCATAATTTACCATTACTATAATAGTATTCCCAATAACCATGTCGTTTATCATTAAGATAGTTTCCTTTATAATTTAATTGACCATTATCATAATAGGCTTCCCAATAACCATGTTGTTTACCATCTACATAGTTTCCTTTATAATGTAATTTACCATTAGAAAAATAGGATTCCCAATAACCATGTCGTTTATCATTAAGATAGTTTCCTTTATACTTTAATTGACCATTATCACAATATCGTTCCCAATACCCATGTGCTTTACCATTTACATAGTTTCCTTTATATATTAATTTACCATTAGAATAATAGGATTCCCAATAACCATGTTTGTTACCATTAACATAGTTCCCTTTATATTCTAATTGACCATTAGAATAATAGGATTCCCAATAACCATGTTTGTTACCATTAACATAGTTCCCTTTATATTCTAATTGACCATTAGAATAATAGTATTCCCAATAACCATGTGCTTCACCTTGGTCATTATAAGGTGTTATATTTATTGCCATTTTAATTAAGATGGGTTATATTCTTGGTTATTCTCAATCCCCACATAATATAAATCAGGGCAATCAGATACATCCAACACTCTATCACAATCAAAACAATGAATTTGTTCATCACTAAGTTTATGTAACAATACCGTACCACAATTACCACAAGTTACAATGTTGATTTTAGCATCACTTCTTACATCATCCATCAACTTTATTTGATTAATGATTAGGTTTCTTTTCTTTTCCATGTTTTTATTAATTTAATTGATACCACAAAAATAAAAAAAAATATTTGGGTTCACCAAATATTTCTTTATTTTTTTTTTAATCATCAATCCAATAACTAAATTTTTTGAATATTAAATCATAATTAAATCCGATACTCATAGTTTCTTTAGATACATTTGGCAAATTCATCCAACTTATATCATCTTTTGTTTGAGAATTTTTTATATAAACATCCATGTCCTTTGGTAAATTAGTGAACCAAAATCCTTTTTCTTTTTTTGCCCACCAATAATTTTCAATTGGTTTATCAGGTTTTTTTTTATCCACAACCGTTTCATAAATTGATAATGATGTATCAGTTCTAACCCAATTAATGAACATTAATTTATTATCAGTTTCGATAACAACATTTTTAAAATTTCTTTTTGTTTGTGCTATTAAACTACTTAACATACACAAAATTATGATTAAACTTTTCATGTGTTTATTTTAATTAATTTTTAATTCTTCGGTTTCAATTTGTGATGATGAATCATATTTGCATTGAGCATAAAAATAAACAGCATGTTTATACACCAACAAATAACCACCATCATCATTCCATTCACTTGTTTTATCACTTTCCCAATTAATGTATTCATAACTATCATTTAGTTTTATTTTTATACTTTCAATAGAGATAGGGGTAGTTTTGATAATCTCTTGTGCTTTTTTGATAGCACTAATTGTTTCATCAGATAAATCAATTGAAACGATTTTAATATCGGCTGATTCATCATACGCATTTGACCTGAACAAAACTTCTTTTTCGATTTTCATTTCTTTTTTTCTTTTAAAGTGTTAAACAATACAACAAAGGTAAAACAAATAATTGATTCCACCAAATATTTTTTTTAACTTTCAGCAACCAATAACTTTAGATATTCTTTTTCAGTCAAATGTCTTGGATTATCCAAAGGCAAAAAATCTGATTTTGGTTTAATCAAAACACAATCACCTTGTCTGATTATTTTACTTATTTTACCTTTAGCAATATTTGTTTGTATTGTCCATGCTATTGCCATCAAAGCATTTATTTTATTTTCAACTTGTTCTGTTGTCATACGCCAAATAGATTTAGTATCAAAATTTGTCTGATAAACACTTAATATATCCACCCAAATAAAATATTCTCTATTTGTTGATGTATCTTTGCACTTAACAAAATATACTGACCCCATTTGTCTTTGGTTATCATCTAAATTTTTATTAAAGTATTCTGAAGAAACTTTAAATAATTCATAACTATCTCGGTAATCTTTTTTAATTAACTCACCATCATCACCAACCCAATTTGTTGTTTTTGTTATGGTTTTTTCATTAATTAAAATAGGATTAACTTCTTTAACCAATCTTTCAAGTCCTAAACATAGAATACCAACTCTCCTTTGTTCAAGATTATTAAATTCAGCAATTTCTTTAAATGAAAGTGGTTTAATATCATCCCAACTATCAGATAGTTCGGGAAAAGGACATTCATTGTATTTTAGTTTTAACAAACCACAACCAATGTTATAGTCAAACTCGATGTTTTGAATTATGATTTTCATATGTTTTTATTTTTTGTTTGTTATTCAGAATCTCTAAAAGTAGTGTATTTGTTTTGGATGAATAATTTAATATCATTACCATTTATAATAATTTCATTATCATCCCCTGCATTGAACCTATACCATTCTTCCAATTGACCATCATATATTTCAGGTTCAAAGTTAGATGTTGTTTCTTCAATTTTTTCAATTATTGATTCAATTAATTTTACTTTTTCATCAGTTAAGATAAAATCTTTTTTGTAGAAAAGAGTTGTTCTTTCATCATGACCACCAAAAATACTCGATACATTTTCTGAAATAAATTTTATTTCATCATCTGATAATGCTATTATGCATTGAGATTCAATTGATTCATTAAATTCTGCTTCTGCTGATTTCATAAAATAAAAATCATCACCATCTTCATTTAATTCAATATTAACCGTTCCTGATTCACCAATGTAATGACCATCTGAATTAACATAAAAATCAACTCGGTTATACATTTCATTATCAAGATACCCGATTAATTCATCTGAATGAATCGTATTATCTTCTGCGTCAAATAAGGTAAAATCTGTATCACCCATAGCATCACCACCACAATAAAAAGTGCAATTACAATGATGAACATTAAGTTCTTTCCAAAGACTTACTGCTTCTTGAATTTCCATTTTTTTCATTTTTTTATTTTTAAACTGTTAAACAATGCAACAAAGGTAAAACAAATATTTGATTCCACCAAATATTTTTATTCATTATTCCACAATTATTTTTCCACTATATAATTGTGGAATAATGTAACCATCATAATAATTAACTAAACTTTCAACTATTGTGTCAATTTCTGATTGTGGAATCATCATGCAATTATCAACTCGATATATTGTGGCAACATCATCTTCAAAATCAATGTTACCAAAAACAATTAAAACGACTTTTGATTCAATATTCATTTTTTTTATTTTTAAAGTGTTAAACAATGCAACAAAGATAAAACAAATATTTGATTCCACCAAATATTTTTTGAATTCATATATAATATATTTTATTGATTAATTTACCATTATCATCATATTCTACCCAATAACCATGTCGTTTACCATCTACATAGTTTCCTTTATACCTTAATTGACCACTACTCCAATAGTATTCCCAATACCCATGTTTTATACCATTAACGAAGTTTCCTTTAGACAATAATTGACCATTAGGATTATACCATTCCCAATACCCATGTCTGTTACCATATACATAGTTTCCTTTACACCATAATTGACCATTAGAATAATATTCTTCCCAATAGCCATGTCGTTCACCTTTATCATTATATGGTGTTATATTTTTTGTCTTCATAACACAAAATTAAAGAATTTTTATCATAAAAACAAAAAAAAATGGTGGTTATTTATAAATAAATAACCACCATTTTAAAACAGGGTTCAACCTTGCTTAGTCAAATGCGTTTTGCATTTTTTTGGTTACAGGGTTAACTTCCTGTTGAACATACTTAATTACATTAGCAGATTCAACTTTTAGTGTACCATGTTCGCCATGCGTAACGATTGTTTCACCATTTGTTCTAATCTTTAGAATAGAATCGGTAATTGGTTGAACTTCAATTCTTGAATCTGATTCAAGATTGTGAGTGTTTGTGCTTTTTTCCAAAGCGATTGCATTTGTTTTCATCTTACTTACTAAATTTATATGGTTTATGATAAATATACTACTTTTTAGGATTGTGATGTTAATAATCCAAAATATTGTTCCGCAGTTAGGGGTACAATTTCACCATCAGGCATAACATCTTCTTTCATTTCAACTAACAAAACATCACCTTGCCTTTTAAGTTCCTTAATATAAGGGATAAGGTTTTTGTGGATTCTGAATGTTGATGCTACCGCTTCAAGTGGTTTGTCTTTATATTGGTCTTCAATCCAAAGCCAATGTTCTTTGTTTGTTGAAGTACACCAACATTTAAGAGCATAAATGTTTTCAGATAAACCAAGTTTTTCACCCAAAACTTCATAAACTTCATAAATATTATGATAGTCTTCAACTCCAAGCAAATTACCATGTTCATCAAATCTCTTGTGTTTTACTTCAATACCATCTGTCGCAATTCGATTAGACCCAAGTTTCTGAATCATTTCTGAAACATTTATTGACCCGAATACTTGTGCCTGAAAATCACGTGTTTCTATCTTAAAGGCTTCTTCATAAGTGAATGGACTTTCTTCTTCAAAAATTTTCTCAATTTCATCCATAAAATCATCACACTTAAATTTATTAACATCTTCTTGTGGAATGTCTTCATTTTTGTGAAGTTCTCTCAATTGGTCTGTCAATCTACCTTTAAATCTTTCAACATTACCAAAAATACCTTTTAGATATTTTACGGCATCACGATTACTAACATTGTCAATTAAGGTTCTTTCTGTTAAATTAATCATCAGATTAACCTCGTTTCGATTTACTGAAATTTTTGTTGAACTGTTTTCCATTTTTACTTACTTTTTATTATTGTTAAACTACATTACAAAGTTACTACCTTTTTTATTATTTTCCAAATTTTTTTTTACTTTTTTTTATTCTTTTATCCTTAACTTATCCACATCAACACCTAACTTATTCGCAATATCACTTAAAGTTAATTCAATTACTTTTGGTTCATCAGGATTGTAATCAACTCGTTTCCCCATGTCATAATATCCTTTAAAATATAATTTACCATTAGAATAATAGTATTCCCAATAACCATGTGGGTTACCATTAACATAGTTTCCTTTATACCATAATTGACCATTATCACAATATCGTTCCCAATAACCATGTTTTTCACCTTTCTCATTATAAAGGTTAATTAAATTCTCTTTTCTGATTTCTGAAGTGTTCATTTCTCTTTTTGTTTATAGTACAAAGATACAACAAAGTTTTGATTCTACCAAATATTTTTTTATTCTTTTATCCTTAACTTATCCACATCAATTCCCAACTTATTCGCAATATCACTTAAAGTTAATTCAATTACTTTTGGTTCATCAGGATTGTAATCAACTCGTTTCCCCATGTCATAATATCCTTTATAAATTAATTTACCATTATAATAATAGACTTCCCAATAACCATGTTCTTTACCATTAACATAGTTTCCTTTAAAATCTAATTTACCATTAGAATAATAGGATTCCCAATAGCCATGTCTGTTACCATCTACATAGTTTCCTTTATAAGATAATTGACCATTATAATGATAGTATTCCCAATAACCATGTCTGCTACCATTAACGAAGTTTCCTTTATACTGTAATTGACCATTAGACCAATAGTATTCCCAATAACCATGTGGTTCACCTTTCTCATTATAAAGGTTAATTAAATTCTCTTTTCTGATTTCTGAAGTTTCCATTTCTCTTTTTGTTTATAATACAAAGATACAACAAAGTTTTGATTCTACCAAATATTTTTTTATTCTTTTATCCTTAACTTATCCACATCAATTCCCAACTTATTAGCAATATCACTTAAAGTTAATTCAATTAACTTCGGTTCATCAGGATTATAATCAACTCGTTTCCCCATGTCATAATATCCTTTATAATTTAATTGACCATTCTCATAATAGTCTTCCCAATAACCATGTTGTTTACCATTAACATAGTTTCCTTTAAAATCTAATTGACCATTAGACCAATATTCTTCCCAATAACCATGTTTTTTACCATTAACATAGTTTCCTTTATACATTAATTGACCATTCTCATAATATTCTTCCCAATAACCATGTAGTTTACCATTAAGATAGTTTCCTTTAGAGAATAATTGACCATTATCATGATACCATTCCCAATAACCATGTTCTTTATCATTTACATAGTTGCCTTTAGACATTAATTGGTCATTCTCATAATAGATTTCCCAATACCCATGTCTTTTACCTTTCTCATTATAAAGGTTAATTAAATTCTCTTTTCTGATTTCTGAAGTGTTCATTTTTCTTTTTGTTTGTAGTACAAAGATACAACAAATTATTTTTCATATTGAAATTTGATTAAACAAAACATATATCATTACTGATAATATTGTACCGATAATCAAACAACAAAAAATTATTTCAATCTTTTTAGTTTTCATTTGTTTTAGTCCATTCAAAATCATATAAATCTTCATCTAATTCAGGACAATATGCTGAATAACCATCAACATTACTATCATAAACATATGCACCACTTCTGTTACAATAACCAATAGGTTTTCTTGTACTCAAAATAACATTATCAGCACCATTAACTATATGGACAAAATCTTCATTTTGTTCGTTAGTAATGACCATATCCTTTGGATATATTGATAATAACTCAATTAATTTACCAACCGTTGTCATATTTTAATCTGTTTAATAATACAAAATTACTCAATTTTCTGAAAATTCCAAATTTTCTTCTGATTTTTCTCTTTCTCTTAATCTATTTAACAATTCTCTCGATGTTTTTTGTGCTTCAACACTTGGGATTGGTTTAACTCCATTATTCATCCAAGGTTGAACAACTAAGTTTTCTAAGTAATCTTGTGGTGTTGGTACACCAACATGACGAAAATCCTCGCTAACATGTAACATAGCAATATCAACGGTATCAACACTTTTACCATCTGAATTTATAATATTATAACCAAATATCTTTGGTATGATATTATAAATAAACCAAGTATTGTGTGTTAGTAATCTTGCAGAATTATTATTCATACAACTTTTAGGTGAATCAAGTAATTCATGTAGTTGAATGTAATCTTCAACTTTACCGCCAAAACGCTTGACTGAACTACGAGAATGGATTAATGGATTCATAACTTTTTTTTTAATTGTTAAACATTGTACAAAGATAAGTATTAATTTTTAAACCACCAAATATTTTTATTAAAAAAAATCATTTGGGATGTTTTTGTTTAAAATTTCTTTACCATCTTTTATTAATTGTCTTAATTTAACTTTAAGAACTATCTTACCTTGTGGGTTATTAAGCATTGTTTCTATTGTATGACCTGTCCAAGTGATTAAAGTATAACCATTTTCAGTTTTTACACAGATTCCTTTTAATGAATCTTTTTGTAGTTTTTTGGTTAATTTAGTTTTTTCTTTTTCTTTCAGCCATTCTTCAAACAATAAATCAATTTTCAGTTCCAAATCCATTTTAATCTCAAAACCATAATTTTTAATGGATGGCAAACTTAAACAATATTTTTCAGCATCATTAACTATTTTTTGTTTACCATCATATGAATGATAAAATGTAGAACCGCCATGACCATCGTTTTTTGCATATGCTACTTTTTTACCATTCACATAGACATCACAAACAAAAGCATTTGTTTCTTCTGATAATGCTTCACTAAACTTAATGTTTTTTAATTCTATTTTCATGATTAGTTGTTTTCTTCTTGAGTTTTAAGGTAACTTAAATTAATAAATCTAACATCTTTATCGTTTTTTAAACGATAGTTAAATTTAAAACCTGAACCATCTTCAAATTCAATCATTTGAATTGGTAATTGAAAATCAAAATGTTGTTTTTCAATTTCTTTAATCGCATCTAAAAGTGTCATTTTTTTACCTTTTTAATTGTTAAACATGGTACAAAGATAAGTATTAATTTTTAAACCACCAAATATTTTTATTAAAAATCCCTACCATTTAAAAAAATGATAGGGATTTATAACTAAAGTTAAGGGTTCATAAAAGGTCTTTGGATAACAAAATAACCATATTTATGTGGTTGTGTTCCAAAATCACATGGTGTTGTCATATCAACAAAATCTTCTTCATTTTCTGTTTCATGTACTGAAACAATTTGATGTGTGTTTTCGTCAAATTGTTTAACAATATCAATTTCTTCAGGATGTAAGAAAAGATAATTACCATATTCGTAATTATCAGTTGATGCTTCAACTAACAAGCCACCAAACTTTTCAAAGAATTTAGTTTTATTCATGATTTTCATTTTTAATTGTTAAACATGGTACAAAGATAAGTATTAATTTTTAAACTACCAAATATATTTTTTATTGATAGTGCGTTATATCTTTCGGATTCATATATAATATATTTTTTCTTTTAATTGACCATTATCATAATATCTTTCAAAATAACCATGTTGTTTACCATTAATATAGTTTCCTTTATAATATAATTGACCATTAGAATGATATTCTTCCCAATAACCATGTCTGTTACCATTAATATAGTTTCCTTTAGAGAATAATTGACCATTAGAATAATAGTTTTCCCATGAACCATGTTCATTACCATTAAGATAGTTTCCTTTACACCATAATTGACCATTATTCCAATAGGATTCCCAATAACCATGTGCTTTACCATCTACAAAGTTTCCTTTAAAATGTAATTGACCATTAGAATAATAGGATTCCCAACAACCATGTAGTTCACCTTTTTCGTTACGAGGTGTTATATCTTTTGAATTAATATTCATTCCATTTAACATGTTTAGATAAAACATATTTTGGCATATTTTTTTCAATTAACGCCTTAAAATCATCACTCATTGTCTTAAATGAATATAAATCAATTAATTCAATTTCAATTAAATTGTCATAAACACCAATTGCTTTTACTTTGGCGTAAACATCAAATTTAACAGGTGTTAAACCATCATTATAGGATGATAATGTTAAGATGTCTTGATAAACACCTACTTGACCAACAAAAATTTTCTTTTCTTTCTTAAAGATAGATAAGAATTTTTTAAGCGAAATTTCGTTCTCGTAATACATAGTTCTATTATTTTTTTTGTAAAATTAAAACATTAAAATGAAAAAAACAATTTTTTTTATGTTTTTTTTGATTTCATATGTAATATATTTTTGAATATAATTGACCATTATCATGATACCATTCCCAATAACCATGTGGGTTACCATTAACATAGTTTCCTTTATAATCTAATTGACCATTATAATAATAGGCTTCCCAATACCCATGTTTTTTACCATTAAGATAGTTTCCTTTAGACAATAATTGACCATTAGAATAATAGGATTCCCAATACCCATGTAGTTTACCATTAACATAGTTCCCTTTATAGGCTAATTGACCATTATCATAATATCGTTCCCAATAACCATGTTCTTCACCTTTTTCGTTATAAGGTGTTATATCTTTTTTCATATAAAATATATTATTAATTCTAATTGACCACTATTATGATACCATGCCCAATAACCATGTCGTTCACCATTAACATAGTTTCCTTTATAACATAATTGACCATTAGTATAATATCTTTCCAAATAACCATGTTGTTTACCATCTACAAAGTTTCCTTTAAACATTAATTGACCATTAGGGAAATATTCTTCCCAATAACCATGTGGTTCACCTTTTTCGTTACAAGGTGTTATATTTGTTGAATTCATATGTAATATGTTTTTTCTTTTAATTGACCATTATCCCAATATTCTTCCCAATAACCATGTCGTTTACCATTAACATAGTTTCTTTTAGACCATAATTGACCATTATACCAATACCATTCCCAATAACCATGTTCTTTATCATTAACAAAGTTTCCTTTATATTCTAATTGACCATTAGAATAATAGTATTCCCAATAACCATGTGCTTCACCTTGGTCATTATAAGGTGTTATATCTTTTTTCATATGTAATATATTTTATACATTAATTTACCATTACTCCAATAGTATTCCCATGAACCATGTCGTTCACCATCTACATAGTTTCCTTTATAACATAATTGACCATTAGTATAATATCTTTCCAAATAACCATGTTGTTTGCCCGCTACAAAGTTTCCTTTAAACATTAATTGACCGTTATACCAATATACTTTCCATGAACCATGTGGTTCACCTTTTTCGTTACGAGGTGTTATATGTTTTGAATTCATATATAATATATTTTTTCTTTTAATTGACCATTATAATCATATTCTTCCCAATAACCATGTGGTTTACCATCTACAAAGTTTCCTTTAGACATTAATTTACCACTATACCAATAGTATTCCCATGAACCATGTTGTTTACCATTGATATAATTTCCTTTAGAATATAATTGACCATTAGAATGATATCGTTCCCATGAACCATGTCGTTCACCTTTATCATTACGAGGTGTTATATCTTTTGAATTCATATGTAATATATTATTAATTCTAATTGACCACTATTATGATACCACGCCCAATAACCATGTCGTTTACCTGCTACATAGTTTCCTTTATAACATAATTGACCATTAGTATAATATCTTTCCGAATAACCATGTTGTTTACCCGCTACAAAGTTTCCTTTATACTGTAATTGACCATTAGAATGATATGTTTCCCATGCACCGTGTGGTTCACCTTTTTCATTACAAGGTTGTATATCTTTTGGATTCATATGTAATATATTTTTGATTGTAATTCACCACTACTCCAATAGGATTCCCAATAACCATGTTCTCTACCATCAACATAGTTTCCTTTAGAATATAATTTACCATTATCCCAATAGAATTCCCAATAACCATGTCGTTTACCATTAACATAGTTTCCTTTATAATCTAATTTACCATTATGATAATATTCTTCCCAATATCCATGTGGTTCACCATTAACATAGTTTCCTTTATAACCTAATTTACCATTATGATAATATTCTTCCCAATATCCATGTGGTTCACCATTAACATAGTTTCCTTTATACGCTAATTGACCATTATCAAAATAGACTTCCCAATATCCATGTTTTTCACCTTTTTCGTTATAAGGTGTTATATCTTTTTTCATATATAATATGTCTTTGAAATTAATTCACCATTACGATAATATTCTTCCCAATAGCCATGTTGTTTACCATTAACATAGTTTCCTTTAAAATGTAATTGACCATCATAATAATAGTATTCCCAATAACCATGTTCATAACCATTAAGATAGTTTCCTTTACGCCATAATTGACCATTATAATGATATTCTTCCCAATAACCATGTTGTTTATCATTAACATAGTTTCCTTTATACCATAATTGACCATTATCATAATACCATTCCCAATAACCATGTCGTTCACCTTTTTTGTTACGAGGTGTTATATCTTTTGATTTCATATGTAATATCTTTTTTCTTTTAATTGACCATCATAATAATAGTATTCCCAATAACCATGTGCCTTATCATTAACATAGTTTCCTTTATATGATAATTGACCATTATAATAATAGGATTCCCAATAACCATGTCTGTTACCATTAACAAAGTTTCCTTTATATGATAATTGACCATTCTCCCAATATACTTCCCAATAACCATGTCTGTTACCATTAACATAGTTTCCTTTATACGCTAATTGACCATTATCATAATAGGTTTCCCAATAACCATGTAGTTCACCTTTTTCGTTACGAGGTGTTATATCTTTCGGATTCATATGTAATATGTTTTTTCTTCTAATTTACCATTAGAATAATAGTATTCCCAATAACCATGTTCATTACCATTAACATAGTTTCCTTTATACTGTAATTGACCATTAGACCAATATTGTTCCCATGAACCATGTGCCTTATCATTAACATAGTTTCCTTTATATGATAATTGACCATTAAAATAATAGTCTTCCCAATAACCATCTCGTTTACCATTAACAAAGTTTCCTTTATATGATAATTGACCATTCTCCCAATATACTTCCCAATAACCATGTCTGTTACCATTAACATAGTTTCCTTTATACGCTAATTGACCATTAGAAAAATATTCTTCCCAATAACCATGTCGTTCACCTTTTTCATTATATGGTGTTATATTTGTTGAATTCATATGTAATATATTTTATAAAAACCATGATGGAACTTCTCTATTTTTCCATTTAGCAAAACTTTTCTTATGTGTTATATAATAATTACGATAAGATTCAACTGCATTACCAACCTTACATTCGATAGGCATAGCCAAAGCAAATTTAGTTATTTCACCATTATATCTTAACTTAGGTTTATTCATAATACACCATTCAATAACTGATTGTGATTTATGTGTTTTACCATATCTATATGTGTATTCTTTACACAATTCAATACCTAATCCACATAACCAATCGTAATTCTCCATACATTCTCTTACCCATATTGAACATGGATGGTTTTTATGTGCTAATTTATATGGTGCTTCACCATCATTAACCCAATGTGCTGAACACAATAATTGTGCGTATTCCACACAAAGTTTGGTAGAATGTTTGTCCAAATGATATTCGGCACATTTCTTATGGTCTAAATCTAAAACAAAAATATTCATGCCACAAAGGTAATAAAAAAAACTAATAATAAAAAATTTTTTTATTAATGATTGTATTTTTTTAAGATATTAAAAGCGTTTTTTGTTAAAAAAACTTCTTCATTTTCAATTAAATTAAAAATTAATTCCTTTGTAACATATGGTGATTCTTTTTCAGTTATAACTTTATACTTCTCGCCATAATATTTTTTACCTGTGTTTATTTTTATAGGATTATTACTAAAATTTAATAAATTAGTTGGTTTTATTTCATATATGTATTCACCATCAGTATAATCGGGATAATATATTTTTATTTTATTGTTTATCTCATATTTAATACCATATTTGTTGGTTTCACAACTTTTAAAGACTATATCTTTATTATTAATTAAAAAAGATAACTCCAAAGAACTTCTAAAATATAATCCCTTATACCAACCAGATAAATGTTTTGTTTTATCGGATGTTGTAATATATTTTTCTCTATCTAAATTATTTAAATAATGTGTATTAACGCTATTACTAATTTTATTTTTAGTTTCATCAGTATGTTTTAAAGTTCCGTTTTTCTTTTTAGAATTAATTATATTTTTTTGCCATTCTTCAGTCCTATTTTGTTTTTTACCTGTTAATGATTTACTCATTTTATCTTTTATATGAGAAATTTTAGTTGGGTTATCGAAACCATATTTATTTAACATGGTTTTTTTTCTATTTTCTTCTTTTATTATTTGGTTTGTATTCTTTATTCTTTTTTCAATAGTTTCTTTGGATTGTTTTTTACCTTTATTGGTATCTCTTTTTATGTTTTTATTTAAACCTCTACATTTAGTCGAACAATTACTTAAATAACCAACACCAAGATTTCTGTATGTTGTTTCATTATTACAAACACTACATTTACCATCACCATCTTTAATTAGATATTTATCATAATATTCTTTTGAACTTAATTTATGTTTAATGTTAAAGTGTGCTGATAATGATTTTAAATTTTTAAAACTTTCATTACAAATTTTACAAGTTTCCATATTCTTTTAATATAAATATAATTAACTTAATAAAAGTTTCTATACTCATATTTAAATTATGCTTATCTTTCCACACACATTTTCGTAGAATGTTTGTCCAAATGATATTCGGCACATTTCTTATGGTCTAAATCTAAAACAAAAATATTCATGCCACAAAGGTAATGAATATTTTGTTAATCGCAAAAAAGTTATAAAAAAAAATTATCCTAAATAAAATAAACTATGGAAAATATAACCAATAGATAATATAACCCAAGGATATGTAATTAAACTTAATCTAAATGTCATTTCTTCATCTTGAGATATTGTTCTGTTTATTACAAAATTTTTAGGTAAAAAAGCATATAAAACTAATGTTATACCAATTACATTAATATATGTTATTTCAGGTGCATCTAACCATATGGATAAAATAAACCAATAATAAAATTTAAACGCAACAAAGCACCATGATAGTTTGGATAACAAACTTTCAAATAAAGTAATTAAAAATGTGTTTTTCATGTCCTAAATATATTTTGTTTTTTTAAATAATAAATCCTATCTTTGCATTTTTTTTAACTTGTTCTCAACAATGTCAATCGCTGAACGAATCTCCCTGTAATTCTCATCTGTTAATTTCCTTTCATCTGAAAACATTTCAGATATGATTAACCTTTCAAGTTTTAAATATATGTTTTTTAATTTATTTATTGATAACGCAGTTAATTGAACATTTGTTGCCGTACCACCTTGATTCTCTATATCCTTTTTTAATTTATTTTTACCATATCTTCTCGGTAAAACATTATTCTTAATTTGTTTATTAGCGTTTGATAACTTTTCATATGTTTTTTTATTCTTTTCATCAGTTGCGATGATGTCATTGAAAACTTCAGATATGAAATTTTTTGTTTCTTGACTTAAATTGTTTTTTTCGGCTAAAGCCTTAACAACATTAATTGTTAATTTAGTTTTTTCTGTAACTAAATCTGATAGAATCTCATTTTGTTTTATGAATTCTATTGTTGTTAATTCATTAAAAATAATTTCATTTACTTTTTGTTCAATCATAACTTTTTATATATTATGTACACATTTGTGTACACTTAATACACAAATGTTACGATTTCTTTTTCTTCTTTGATTTTGTTTTTTTACCTGTTTTGGCTGTAAACGCTAATGGATTATTAACAACTTTACTTATGCTTGATAATTCATCATCATTAAATTTATACAGACCACCTTCATCATTTTTAACTTTACGAAGTTTTTTACTAAATAACGACCTATCAGTTGCATTATCTGCATCACCAATACCTGATGCTTGCATAACACCTGCTTGAGTTAATATCGGTGAATCAATTAATTTGTTTTGAATACTCGCATAGTCTTTATCAATTTTATCTGTTTTATTTTTTTTCTCTTTTTTTTCAGTTAAAATTTTAGATTCAACGAATTCTCTTAATATTTTTTTAATCGTGCCTTTATCCATATATTATTTTCTATATAAATATATGGATAAAGGCAAAAAAACATTATAAGACAAACATATCTTTACTTAAATTTTTCTTTAGTTTTTTCAATGATTTATCACGAATTAATCTAATCATTTCTGAAGATAAATCAACTTCTTCAGCAACTTCTTTTAAAGTCATTGGAATATCACCATTTAACCCAAATAATAACATCATAACTTTCTTATCCCTTTCTTTTAATTTGTTCAAAGCAAACATAATGTTTTGTTTCTGACTTTCAACCATCAATCCATTATCAGTTTCTCTAAAAATAGTTGTGTCAGATAAAGTATCTTCAAGTGTTGATGAATCACCATCATTATTAAATAATTCTCTATTTAATGAATCTACATTACCATTATAGATATTTGACATGGCTTCATATTCATAAACCAAATCTGTTACAGATTTTTCACTTTCAGTTTCAACAGATTCAGTTAAAATAAGTTCACTAAAACATGAGTTATTACCTTTTTTTTGTTCAAGGTCATTTATTTTTTTACTAACCTTTGTCAGATAATCCACTTTGTTATTAGGTAATCTGATTATTTTTGAATCATTATTCAAATATTCAATGATGTATTTTCTAATCCACCATACTGCATAAGAAATAAATTTAAACCCAGAGTTTACATCATATTTTTGTGTCGCTACTATCAAACCTATGTTACCCTCATTAATAATATCTTCAAGATTAGTGTTATTATTCTGATATTTCTTTGCAACAGAAATAACAAACCTTAAATTCCTTATGATTAATTCATCCTTTGCTGATTCATCACCATTTTTTAATCTTTCTAATAATTCTGTTTCTTCATCCTTTGTTAAAGGTTTAATCATCGAAATATCATTTAGATATTGTCTAAATGATTCTGTTTCAATTTTAGTTAATAAACTCGTAATCGTTAAACTTTTCATCTGCTTTTTTAAACTTTACACAAAGGTAAAAACATTTTTTTGAATCTGCAAGAAAAACATTAAAAATCTTACAAATTTTTAATCTCTCTCTTAATATCTCTCTCTTTTATCGCTTTAGACTTATCATACGCCTTTTTACCACGACATATACCAATCTTAACTTTTATGAAATTACTTTCACTTAAAATTATTTCCAATGGTATTATACTTAATTTATCTGTGGAAGTTGATATTGAAATTTTATTAATTTCTTTTTTCTTCAATAATAGTTTTCTAACTCTCGTTGGTTCATGATTATCATAAATACTCGTCTTTAATTGTGGTATATTCATACCCTTAATAAAGATTTCATTATCGCTTATAAAACAATAAGAATCACTTATATTTAACCCATTAATCCTTATTGATTTAACTTCAGAACCTAATAACTTAATCCCTGTAATATAAGTATCAAGTACATTATAATCGAAAAACGCTTTTCTATTTTTAGTTATCGTTTTCATTTTATTTCTTTTATTTTTACTTCATCACCATCAATTATTAAATACTCATTCTTGTAATCAAGACAATCAATTAATATTAAATTATTTTCAATTCTAATACCATTAACTGCTGTGTGTCCAACAACTTGTTTGACACCATCAATACTATCTATTGATAGTGAATTTGGTCTAACCCATAATGGAGATTGTGTTACATCATCACCATAATATGAATTATTTTTACCAATATTAAAATTATAAACATTTGGTTTATATTTTAAATAATCATTCAAATCTTCTTCTATTTTTTCTAAATTAACCCCATATTTTTTTATAAATGTTTCATACCAAGTTTTTGTGATACCAGCATGACTGAAGACAAAATCATTATATTTATAACAGATATTAAGATAGTTTTTGTTAAATGCCTTATCTAACATTTCTTCTATCCTATATCTATATATGTGTTGATAACCACTATATTTTTCGTATATGTTTTTCATATAATGGAAATCGTGATTACCTATCAATAAAATAACCTTATCTTCATTCTCTTCTTTAAATTTAATTAAATCTTTAAAGTTAGCATCTTGATGCTCATATGGAATATTAAAAGAATCAAAATAATCACCAATAAATACATATTTATCTGCGGATTCTTTTTTTACAATATCCAACCATACACCTCTGCCATGCAAATCACCAATTACAACTATTTTCATAATACAAATATACTAATAAAATCCTAAAAATTACTGTTATGTGGTAAAATTATTTTAAAATTAAGTAAAATAATTAATAACCCTGTCATAAACGATATAACATCTAAAATAGTTATATCATCAAAAATTTTCATATATAAAAAAAATAATCTGTTTTTAACACTTAATGGTAGTAAATTTGTAAATATCTTTAATACCTCTGATATTATATATGATAAAAATAATATTATAAAAAGATTAAAGTAAAACGATAACATTATAAAACATAAATTGATATGTATTGTGCTAACTTGTATCCACAAAAAGCACCTAATGTGGCTGAACCAGGTAAAACAATAAGTTTACCAAACATTGTTTCATATTTATTTCTATTAACAATATATGATATAAACATATAATATACAAAAAAATTTATGAATACCGCTAAATCATTGTTTTTGCTAATAAAAACAACTATCGAATTACCAAAAAACCCCCAAAGAAAATTAATAAGAGTTTCCTTAATTAATTCTATTGGTGATGTTATGGCATCAAATAACTTTATTTTATTTGTTAATATCTTTCTACCCTTTTCTTTCAACTTAAAATAACATTTATATTAAAATCTTTTATATTACCATTGATAATGTTTTCTTTCCCCCAAGCCTCAAACTTAGGAATGTGTTCAAGCCTGTCATCCCACATCTCAACATACTCAACATTTTCGTATTTCTTAATTAACTTATCCAAAATACTTAATTTAAATTTATCTGTACTACCACCATCATTATAGTAATATTCATCAAAATGTAAATCATGTTTATCCAGAATCTTTTCAACATCACCAGACAACTTTTTAATCCTACCAGTCAGCAACACTACCAATATTTTATCATTACCATAGTTCTCTTTGTAATCATCCACGACTTTTTTGTTAACATCAATATCAAATATTTCATCGTCAAGTGATTCTTTTCGACCCCACCAACCACTATGTGGCCAATCTTTACCAGTTTTGTTTTTATACTCAATTTTACCATCTTCAGGTAATGGAGTATACGCAATGGTTTGGTCAAAATCAAAAACAGCAATCTTTTTTATATTTTCTACTTTCTTCATTTTTTTTATCTAAATTTAAGCTTATGTACACAAAAGTGTACATTTTCTTTTACTATTTTGTTTTAGGTCTTATTATCGTAAACATTTTTTTACCATCTAATTTTGGCATAAATTCTGCTGTTGATACATTTTCTAATTTAACCAATAGATTAAGAAACAATGTTTTTGCGTTATCTATGTAATTCATTTCTCTACCCCTAAATTCCATAGTTATTTTAACTTTATGACCTTTATTTATAAAATCAATAATATGATTTATACGGTAATTTAAATCATTTTCAGAAATATTCGGACCTATTTTTATTTCTTTTAAATCTATTTTTTTAGGTTTATTGTTTTTATTTTGTTCATATAAAAATTTTTCATATTTAAGTAATTTACAAAAACCAATATTATCATTGTTATCAATGTTAAAAAGAACTAAGTCCATATTTTGGGTATTAGCCAAAGATAGAGCCTCAGTTAATGATATAACACCAATTTCTGGTAATCTTACTTGAGAAACTTTTATTTCTTCATTAATTAAATGTTTTTTTTCTTTGTTTTTCATTATTTCAATTCAATAATATAATTATCACTATTAAATAAATTTTTAGATATCGTATAACCTTTTTTATTAACTAAAAATATTAATTCATCTAATATTTCTTGGTTTACACCATTAATATAAACTCTTTTAAGTTTATTATTAACCGATGTGTTAATAAATTGTTCAATCTTATCTATTGAAATATCATCTTTTATGTTTAATTCCATGATTAGTTAAAAAAAGTTGTAAAATTAACATCACCATCTTTATCACTCATAAAACAAATATGTTGAGCTTTACCATCATTGTGTATTATAACATGTGATTGTAACCAAGAAGAAGGTCCTAAGTTATAACTTAATCTAAGCTTTGTAGATGTTCCTACGGCTAAAGCACCATCTTTTCTTCCTGGTGTGTGATAATGGCCTAATATTATTTTGGTATTCAAACGCCTAAAATTTTCTAATGAGCCTCTTGAACCATTACTGGCTAAATCACCATGGACACCAAGTTCCCAACCACCTTTAACTTTATATGATGATTTCCTATCTAATGTTATATATTTAGGATAAACTTTATTAATTAAATGTGGTATGACACCTTTTATTGCTGAACCACCATTAGAATATTGTTCTAACAATATATCTGATAATTGCATGTATAATCTAGAATTTTTAAAAGTTGGTTGTTTTTTCCAATCTTCATTTTTCAACCATCTATCTAAAAAATCATCATGATTACTTCTTACGATAACGACATTATCAAACTGTTCAAATGGTTTTAAACAATTCATTAATATATCTATTTCTTTGTTTAAATCATTCGTACCATTAATTTCTTTTCCATATTGAATAAAAGGGTCTTTAAGTTCATGGTGTGATATTGAATAACCATCAAACACATCGTGTAATACAACATGCTTTGGTTTAATTATTTTCAATAAATCTAGGGTTTTATTTATTACATTTTGGTCATGATGACCAAAATGCATATCACCAAATACAATAGCTTCAATTGATTTTATTTTATTAACGACACCATCTTGTACATTATAACATAAATCATTGAAAGAACCAGTTTTATCATCGGCTGTTACTTGTCTAACATAAAATACTTCATCATCTTTTATTTCAATAATACAAAAACCAAATGTATGATGGAAATCACCTTTTTTACCAGCCTTAGAATCTGTATAGTTCTTAATTGTTAAGGCACCAGTTGACAACATCATTTTAGGGTGATTATTATCCAATACTGGAATCATCTCCATTTGAATTTTAGGTGCGCCAAAGATACATGTATTAACACCACTCAATGAATTAAGGCCACTCATTGGATTTACTGCTGTTGGTTGTATCTTAACATCTGACATAATAGACACATATTTATGAATATCATGTCTATTAGCATCAGAATATTTAATTATTTCTGGTGACCATGTTTCTTCTTGTTTTATTTTATCACTAGCAGATAACGAAGTAGGGTTTTTATATCTTCCTAATATAACATGTATATCAGCATTTATTTCTTTAGCGTAGGCTTCTATATTCTCTAAAAATTTTTTATGAACATTTGTATTACTTTGTGCCCAAGTTATTATAAACCTTTGTTTATCTTTATCAAATTGCCTTTTTTTAGCTAACTCGTATTGCTCAGAAATTGGTTGTTCTTTTTCTTTTAAAAAGAATTTTTCTGCTACCCATTTTCTAATCGTTCTTTCAGACACTTCAAATAATTTAGATAACTCAATCGCTTTCTTTTCCCAAGACAAACCATTTTTATTTAAGTATGTCTCTTTAATCAACTCAATGTCTTTTTCATTTAATTCATTAAACCTCATTATCAGTTTTTTTAGTAATAATTATTTTATTTTTTTCCATTCACGAATATGGTATTTAGTTTTATATCGACCATATTCAATCTTACCAAGATAAAGTATTATATCTAAGGCCATTGGTAATTCACTATATAATTTATCCCATTCAGCAATCTGTTCTTCTGTATATACAATATCACCAGTATCGTTTAATGGGTCAAAATTAGTTGGTTTACCATTCAAGATTAAATCAATAGCATAATACAAATCATCTTCGCCAAATGGTGGTATAACTTCATCAAATTCATTTGTTGAAATACCGTTTATTATTTTGTCTTTACCTAAACTCCAATTAAGGTTTTTAAGTAATTTAACATGCTCTTCTTTTAACTCAAATTTTAATACACTCATAGTTTATCATTTTTTTTAGTCGGGTCATACCATAAATATGTGGCTGTTAATTCTTCACCATCATTTATGTCTTTAATTGTCGCCAATTTTAAAAAGTCACCATCATATAAGACAATACAATTGGGTTCGTCAGAATGGTTAAAAAAGGCCCCTAACGGTGTTCTAATATAACCATCTTCAAATCTAATATCTCTAACATGTGTTATACCGAGTATAACATTTTTTGGTATGTCATTCGTAGCGAATAATCCAAGTCCATCAATATTAGATGATTTAACAGTTAAAAACTCTGGTAATGGTCTATAATTCATATTATCCTTTCACAACACCAAAACCAATGTTATCTCTTTCAGCCTCTATTTGAGAATGATAAAAACCTTTATAAGATTCTTTTATTAACTGAAGCGTATCTTCTAGACTCCACTCTACATTATCTATGGTCATATCTTTTATATTCTCAGACAAGTTATAAATAAACGCACCAGTTATTTTAGTCTTCTTACCATTTATTTTACCAGTGAGTAAATTATAAACTTCTTTAACTCTCCACTTTTCAGGTAAATAAAGTTCACATACTTTTCTTATTTGCTCATCTGTTAAGAAACCATAATCAATAATGAAATTAAATCTACCTGGTCTTTCAGCTGCTTTATCAACTAATTTTTTATCATTTGTTGACGCAATAAAACTTATTTTTTGTTTTTTAATACCATCAAATATTGTTAAGAATTCACCCAAATTTTGAGTATAACCTCCAGTATCTCTTGACCCAATGAACAAATCAATATCATCCATTATGATAACAGCTTTGTCGAAGATATTACATGTTTCAATGATTGTTGCCAAATCAGACCCATCAACAAAATCTGGGATAATGAAAGTAGAATTAGGTAATAATTTTTTAGCTATTTCTCTAATTGTTTTAGTTTTACCTGTTCCTGGTTCACCATTCAACAAATATCTTAAATTACCACCTCTAGACACCACATTAACAAAATGGTCAATGAATTTGTTTTGAGTGTCATTTAACACTAGTAAATCATTATCACTATCATTGGTTTCAATTATTTCAATACCATGAAATGATGATTCATAAAATTTAACTTTAATTACTTTGCCAACATATTTTGAAGAATTAAACGCTACCTTTTTCAATTTTTGAAAAATGTTATTAATTTCTTCATCCTTTATTTTCTTGTTTGTTGATATGTTTAAAAAACATTCAAAATCACCTCTACTGTTAACATATGCTCTAGTTTGAAAAATTAATAGATAATCATATTCTTTTAATTTACCCATAAACCAAAATGATTCAGTATCTTCATGAACACCACCTTGTTCTAATTGTCCAATGTGATTAACTTTACCATATGTCATTACATTAACATCACTTTTATTTTTATTATCTTTAAAGCAAGATAATAAATATGAATTTATTACTGATAACTCAATAAAAGAAATTTTTTCTACTATTTGATTAACATTTGATAATCCATCGTCTGCGTCATCATCAATCCCAAGATTAAGTTTACTCATCTCATAAACCTCATGAGGCATGTCAAAATATTCGTCAATACTTCTGGTTTTAATTTTACCTTTTTTCATTTTTTTTTATTTAAATTAATTCTTTAATTACACTACTTACTAAATTATTATCAAAGTTTTTACCTTTATTCTCCTTATTGAATTTACCAATTAGGAAACCAGAATTTTTATTATCCCCAGATTGTATATAATCACTAATTATAGACCTAATTTCATTTTCTGTCATTGGTTTAGGTAAATAATCTTGTAAATAACTTAATTCCGTTTCATCATCAGATGACGATACATTTATTTTCTTTTTGTTTTCTATTGTCTCTTTAAGGTTTTTCTCAATAATCTTTAAAACCTTTAAAACATTTTCATCTGTTGATTCGATTAACTTTTTTTCTTGTGTTTCAATAGATGCTTTTAACAAACCTAAAAAGTTTTTCTTACCCATGTTTTTTTCTTTAAACGCTTGGATAAAATCTTTACTGATTCTTTCTTTTATTAACATATTTTTTTAGTTACTTAATGCAAAGATACATAATATTTGCAAGCAAAACAAGTTTTTTTTTAATTTTGAATAAGTTTTACTTTTTTATTCTTTAAATTAATTAATAATGAAACATATAGGTCATTATCTTTGTATAAGTCATTAAATAAATTAATATTCAATAAAGATTCGTTTATTGAATCAATAGTCTCACATTTGTCTATCTTATCTATCAAGATATTATATCTATTCAAAATATCTTTAGGCTTTTCGTCAAACATTCTTTTCATTTAATTTATTCAAATGAAAAATAGATGCCTTAATCAAATCATCTTTATCGTGATAACTATTATCATCAGCCAATTTAATTAACATACATAGTGTTTCACAAACGCATGTTATGTCGTCCAAAATAATTTTTTTAGCTTCTTCTTTAGTTTCTGGTTGTTTGAAATCATCTGGTTTACCTATTTTTACAGGTATATCCCTTTCAGTGTCAATATCAATTATAAGTGTGTTTTTCATGTAACAAATGTACTAAATATATATAACAAAAAAAAGAAAAAACTATAAAAAATTATATTATTATTGATATTTCAATAAAAAAAATATTATTTATTTTTATTTGTTAAAATATTTATTAATAAATACATTAATTATGGATAAAATAACATTAGACCGAATTGCATTACTACATCCTAAAGTAAGGGAAGAAGTTAGAGATATTTACGTGAATAAAATAACCCAAGCATTAACTGGTAGAGCAATATGTAGATTTGCTTATACTTTAAGAACATTTCAAGAACAAGATGCTTTATATGCTCAAGGTAGAACAAGATTATTTGATGCTAATGGTAATAGACTTGGTGTCGTAACTAAAGCTAAAGGTGGTCAATCTATTCATAATTTCGGTTTAGCTTTAGACATTGTTTTAATTGTTGATAATAAAACAGCTAGTTGGGACACTGTAATTGATTTTGATAAAGATGGTAAATCAGATTGGATGGAAGTTGTTAATATATTTAAATCACATGGTTGGATATGGGGTGGTGATTGGAAATCCTTTAAAGATAGGCCACATTTTGAAAAAACATTTGGTTATACTTGGCAACAGTTATTAGCAAAACACAATGCTAAAGATTTCATAAAAGGGACCAATTATGTTAATCTTTGATTGATTACTTTTTTATATACGTCTAACCATTCTGGTAATCTTTCGTTTTCTTTAATAATATAATCTATCGCTTTTGTTTTTATGTATTTGTTATCTGCTTCATTAATCATTATCATATATGATTTTAAATTAATTGCAGATTCTTTAACATAATCTTCATAATTTAATTTGTCGGCTATTTTTAAATATTTTGCAATTAACCAACCAATATCCCAAGCATTTATTTCCTGTTCTAATATTAAAAACTTACTGACATTTATATTTTTTTTTTCTATTTGAAATAAACTAACTGGTTGAATAACATGCCCCAATTCATGTAATAATGAAAAACATTTATTATTTATTGTTTGTTTGTTGTGTATTAAAATTATTTTATTTTCTAAATCAATATAAGTATCATTACTATTAAGATTAACATCAATTAATAATTCTTTTTTCGCAAATTCATTTATTTTGTTTAACACCATATATAATATCTTTTTTATTTTAATTTACCATTACCCCAATAGTATTCCCAATAACCATGTCTGTTACCATTAACATAGTTTCCTTTATAATATAATTGACCATTAGAAAAATAGTGTTCCCAATAACCATGTGGTTGATTATTTTCATTTATTGGTGTTATATTTTTTAAATTCATATGTAATATGTTTTAGATTTTAATTTACCAAAATATTCAAACCTCTCCCAATAACCATATGGTTTACCATTAAAATATTTACCTTTATACATTATTGCACCATTACTATAATAAGATTCCCAATATCCATGAGGTTTATCATTAAAAAAATAACCTTTATACATTATGGCTCCATTATCATAATACCATTCCCAATAACCATGTTTTTGGTTATTATCATTATATTGATTCATTTTTTTTAATTAAATCCCTTAACCTAGCAGCTTCTTCATAGTTTTCTTCATCAACAGCTTTTTCTAGTAGTTTTTCCATATCAGGTTCTTCACTAATAAGACCTAATTTAACTAAAATAGTACCATTTATATCCCATGTTGTTTTTTCATATTTAACACCATCAATTTTTACTATTTCAACCTTAATTAAATTAGCCTTATTACCAACATCTTTAGAATCTAAACTTATATTTTTTTTAATAAAATCACTGATTTGTTGTATTTTATTATCAAGTTCAGCATCTTTTTTTATTTCCTCATCCCCAGAAAAAAAATCATTAAAAAGTTCGTCAAAAGTCATATTCTTATATTTTTAAAAAAGTTAATATTATATAAAAACAAATATACTAAAAAAAACATTATGCTCAAAATATACATAAACATTATTGTTATCCAATAATCACCAGTTAACATATTAATTAAACTAACAACTATGTCATAACCAAAAGGATTAAAAAATAAAGCTAATGTTAACAACAAATTACCTAATTTGTTACCAATTTTTTTAAATGAAAAATAAGATAATCCAAACAATAGGGCCGACATAACGTATAATATACCCATTGTATGCCAATAATCTTTCGTTAATGTCATTAACTTGTAAACAACTATGTCGAACCCTAAAGGATTTAAAAAAGTTGATATACCTAAACATATAGTACCCATCTTTTTTTTCTCTATTACCATCACAATCCATATTTAAATAATTATTACCGAACAAAAAATATTATATATCTGTCCTTATGTATTTAATGCATTAATAAATATGAACTTAATTAAATAGTTATAGCTTTTTGCCCAAATTAATAATTAATTCTTCTTCATCAGTTGATAATCTATGTTTGTTTTCAGATAATTTTAACAAAGCATTATAATAATCGCTATTTTCATACAAAGTAAGCTTTGACGTTAATACGCCATCTTTAATTATAACTGATTCATCTACATAACCATCTTCTTTTAGACATTTTAACAAATAATCGTAATCACGACTGTTCATTGCTGATAAAAAATCATCAATATCAATTTCAATTTCAACTGTTCTCATATTTTTCTTCTAATCTATTTAATTCTTCTCTTAATATTTCTTTGCTACTACCAGAACTATATTTTGTTTCTGGGTCTAATTCTTTTATTCTATCAGCCAAATCTTTTCTTAAACCTTTATTATAAAATTCTGATTCTATCGCATTTGCTAAAAACCAAGATTGTTTATCACCAGTTATTGATATTCTTAAATCATACCATTCCCATTTTGTCTTATAATCATAAATCATAAAACCTTTTGTTAATTTTCTATGTAAATTATATAACGTAAAGTTACGAACCCTTACAATAGAATTATCGTTACCAAATAAATGTAATAATCTAAGAAACCATCTAGGACACCATTTTGGCCTAGCCTTGTAATCCATAAAAATGACCAAAGGTTCCAATGCCTTAAACAACTCGTCTTTTTCATTCCAAGGTACAGAACCTAAATAAGAATATTTAGCATGAAATGTTTTAGGGAAAAAAACGTTAATAATATGTAATATAGATATATCAATTGTATGAATCATACCTTTTTTTCGCCCTTTAAATAAAATTATGTCTTTCATATTACAAATATACTATTAAAATAATAACCAAACAAAAAAATATAATGTTATTTAACTTATTTAAATTTAATCTTTATCAGTTCCATAGATTTCTTCGTAGTATTGTTCACCGTTCTGACAGTTTCGAGCATTAATTGGAAATCCATCGTAGGCGTTAATTATCTGCTCTCGTTCCATTTTCAGTGCCTCATTAAACACTTTTACAACATCATGCTTCAGGTGATATCGAAGTTCTCCTGTTTCGGTTTCTTCGAGCAACTTTTCCCAAAGCCAGTCAACTGCGGTTTGTTGTTTACTTTCCATTTCTTTTTTTAAATTGTTTTAAATTTTCAATAGCGTGAAGTTTGTTTTCTGAAATCTGATTAAAAGGAACATTCATAATTTTACTAATATAACAGTATGTATTAAATGCAAAATCAATCATGTCTTCCTCACTATACATTCTTTCTTGTTGCCACTTAGCACCAAATTTTGCTGATTCCAAATCTGGATATGAATCTCTAATTGGAAAATGATATCTTTCATTTACATAATTTCTAAATGTTTCTTCAAGTGTTTCTTGTTTAGGTTCTTCTTTTGATGCCCATTCTCTTAATGTTTCATTACTAAGTATAATACCACGGCAATCAATATCTGTACAAGTTGGTGTACAATGTTCTCTTATGATTAAATCTAAACCACACTTAGGACAGTTATTAATTAGTTTAGGTTCTTTGGGAATGATTATTTTGTAATAAAAACCATCTTTTAAATTGTCAGGTGTTTGTATAAATTCTACTTTAATTTCAACCTCCTCACAAGTAGGATTCTTAACAAACCATTCTGCAAATGTATTATCAATCTCTTGTACACCATCAGCAATAAGGGCTTGGTCTGTTGTTAGGATGATTTTTTTATATTCTGATTTATATTCAGGAAAATTAATCTTTACATTTTCAAAATCACTTAATATAAAAGGTTTTTGAGCAAATAATCCATAACACCAATCTCCTTCCTTAATTTCTTCATCAGAAGATGTAATGTAAATGTTTACTTCAGAATCACAAACTGAATTTTTGTACTCACTTGTAATTGTTAAAGCATTTTCAATTAAATGCAACCTACTTGGTTTGTCTGTTGGTAATAAATGTAGATTTTTCATATTATTTCTTTTTAAATTGTTCAAATAATTCTTTTGTAGAAAGGTAAGTATCTTTTCCGTTTAAATACTTAATCCACCATCCATTTTCTCTTGGAATTTCTTGCTTATCAATCCAATTAATAAAGTCTTCTATTTCACTATAACTTCTTTCTTGTTGCCATTTAGCACCTGCAATAAAATCCGTAGAAGTTTCCCATCCCCAATTACCTCCGCTTGGAGCTATGTCATCATACATATCATCACATTGTTTTCTTGCATAATTTTCAGCCGCTTCTTCAAGTGTTTCTTGTGTCATCTTATTTCTTTTTAAATTGCCTAAACCAATCTTTAATATCAAAACTCCAATCCAAAGGAGATGTATTTCTTACAGCCCTTCTATAATCAGATTGATGTTTTAATAGTATTTTAATTACTTCTTCCTCACTATACCTTCTTTCTTGTTGTATTTCAAGATAATCAATATATGTATTCAAATCTTTTGCATATTGATTGTTTGTATAGTCAGCAGGATGATAACTTTCCGTTCTAACACCTTCTAATGGTTTAGAATATTGATTGGGTCTTTTCATCTTATTTCTTTTTAAATTTTTCAAATAATTCTTCTGTTGTATAGTATATCAGCTCTAAACCAATCCAATTATCTCTTTCTGTAGTTTGGAAGTCTTTAATTCTAATCCACTCAGCAAATTCAATTGCCTCACTATACCTTCTTTCTTGTTGCCATTTAGCACCATTTATAAAGGCTGTTCTTTCATAAGAATTACTATCATGTTGACCATCCATAATTGATTCCCAATTTTCAGGATATAATCTTTCAGCAGCTTCTTCAAGTGTTTCTTTATTCATAACTATTTCTTTTTAAATTGTTCAAGCCATTTAGCAATATCTTCCCAACTTCCTTCTTCTACTAATTTAGGCGTATGTAATAATGATGCAATTATTCCCTCCACTTCTTTCTCACTATACATTTTTTCTGATTGCCATTTAGCACCTAATTTAATACCACCTGATGTAAACTTAATAGACATTTCATTACCAAAATTTTTAGTTACTTCACTAATAAATTCTTCAAGTGTTTCTTGTTTAGGTTCTTCTTTAATAAGATAACCTTCTTCATTAAAAAATAATTCATTACCATTTTCTGAAAATACCTTTGGGTGTGTTTTAGGTTCTTCACTTGGAATGATTATTTCGTAATCTAATTTCCATTCTCCTTTAGTTTGCCAAGATTCTACTTCAACTTCCTCACAAGTAGGATTCTTAACAAACCATTCTAAGAACTCATCATCAATAGCTTGTATACCATCTTTGATTAAGTCTTGGTCTGTTGTTAGGATGATTTTTTTGTAATAATCTTTATGCTCATTTACATTTGTATTTTGACTACCCAGTGTATCATACTTACATATAATATCTTCTCCAAAATGTTTATAATACATCCAATCTCCTTCTTTAATTTCTTCTGAATTAGTGATGTAGATGTGTTGTTTACCATCTGCTGTAGAATACCCACCTCTGGGAGCAAACCATAAAACTTCTTTACTATCTAGGCATAACCTACTTGGTTTGTCCCTTGCTAATACGTGTATGTTTTTCATATTAAATTATTTAAAGTGTATTCAATAGCAGCTTCGTAGGCTTCTGTTGGTGAGTTATAATAATTTCCTGGTTTACATATACGAGAAGGGTAATTATTTTTTGTTGAATCTTTTTTACCTGTTATATCAATACATTGATAGTAATATTCTTTTTGTATTGTTATTGACACACTAATCCATATCCCATGCTTCTCATACAACCACATTACTACTTCTGCAATGGTTGGTGCTGAACAATAAAATTCACCTCCGTTATAATTCCTACCCTCATAATAACCATGTCCGTTTTTAACTGGTTCTTGACCTCCTTGATGTAGATATACATCTCCACTTTCAGTATATCCTGAAGTACAGTATTTATCAAACCCTTTTTCTTTTAGCAACTTCGCTAATTCAAATTTTACTGGTGTTGTCATTTTAATTCAAGATTAAAGTTTAATTTAGTTTCATCATCTTTGAAAGATTTCATTTCTGGAATATATTGTTCCATAACACACATTGAAGGTGTTTCTTCGTCTTCAAAATCAAAATGCTGTTCTAAACTCCCTTCATATTGATTCAGCCATTCAATAGCTTGTTCTTTGGTTTTAAAACCACTTAATGTTATTGTTATCATACTTCAAATTTGTTATAGGTTTCTTCAAATGTGTTTATTATTGATTCTTTATCAACCGTATTACTTCCACATAATTCACAACTTCCTTTCCAATAATCAGGTTCAGCTTTTTCAGCAGCAGTTTCAAGAGCTTGTTTAATTACATTTTGAGTGTATTCATTAAGTTGTTCTGGTGTGAAGAAGTAGCCTTGTTGTAAACAGAATAAGTCATCAACTTTTCCTTTCATAGAAAGTGGGAATGTAGATTTAGGTAAATAAACTGTTTGTTTAGTTGGTTTCATTTTTCTAAATTATTAAATAATAAATTCAAAACACTTGTCACAAAGAATCCTATACCCATATACAAAATTTGCTCAGGATTAGGTAAAAACATAAAAAATATACCAAATATTAGCATGCAAATATTTACCAAGTTTATCGTTTGTTTTCTGTTCATATTAATTTCAATTTACCTTGTTCATCGAAAGTACATTCCCATTCTGTTTTTGGAAGCATGGTTTTTAAAAGAGATTCTTGTAACTGTTTAATAAATGATTCTGTAATAGTTTTGCCTATCATATTCCATACTAAAACTTCTCCAAATTTTTGCATATCCTCAATAGAAAACAATTTATCCTTTACAAGTTCTTGGTGTGCTTTGAAGCCTACTTTATAACCTTTCCTTTCTCTTGGACTAAAACTATCTCTCCAACCAGGAGTTGTTTCATCAGGAAATTCTTCTTCAGCCATCTTTTCAACACTATAACCATAAATAACTTCTTCTACTTCTGCTACAGTAAGTGGTTTAATATCAAGAAATACTTTAGAAGTATAATTACCATGATTCATATCTTCTAACGGTTGAGTTGAATGAGTAATTTTGTCCCAATGCTCTTGAATTGATACACGATTATTCTCAGTACAAATAATAGGTTTTTCTTTATATTGCTCACGATATTCTTTATTATTATGAATAGCATAATCACCATTCTTTATTTCAGAATCATCTGTAACTATATAGTGCACGTCTTTTAAAATTTCAATCAGTTTCATATTAATGTTTTTTAAAGAATTGAGTAAAAGCTCCTTTTACTGTAGAATAATCTTTTTCGTTTCCGTTATGAAACGAGATATGATAGCCATCAATAGCGTAGTTAATTTTATCTCCGTTACTATTTTCAACAGAAAAACCCATATCTAACACTTTTTCTAAACTTGCTGCTTCTTCTTTTGTGTATAGTTTATTTGTTCTCATTATACCAGATTAAAAATTGATTAATTGCTTTAGGACTTATATTTCCAAATAAATCCTTTGTAATTTTTATATTTACCACTCGCTGCGTGGTTAATATTTGTTCGATTAAATCCTAATTTATCTTCAACTTCTTTAGAAGAAACCCACTCTTTAATAAAAGTTCCTTCTAAATCATATTGTAAGATATTTTTTGATTTTCTTCTCCTTTTTGTAATATTTAAAATATTAGCAATTGCTTTTGTCGAACTATTGTATATTTTAATTATTTCTTTAACTGTTAATCCTTCTTTATAATAAAGATTTATAATATTTTCTTCGTCTTTTTCAGATAAGTTATATGATTTTATTAAATGTTTATAATCATCATATAAAACTCCTTGACTTGATAAATATTCATTTATCCAATGAGTTCCAGATTTTATCTTCCATAAAACCTTTAAATCTACTGTACTAAAAATTTTTTGGATTTCAGCAGTAGTTTTTCCAGAAATATATAAATCCCAAATTTTTAAACAGTCTTCTAAAGAGGTTTTAGCTACTTGTATTTTAGTTTCTAATGATACTATTCTTGGTAACTCTTCTGTATTAGTTAAGTTGCAATTTAAACCTTTATCTTTATTTAAAACATCATAGTAATCTTGCCAGTACCTTTCTCTTTTATTTAGTAAATTAATAGAACATTCTTCAACTATTTCAAATTTGTGGGTTTCCCATCCGTATTTTAATACAGAATAATACAATCTTCTTTGTTTAGGTTCATTATATTTTTTGTATGTTTTATATCTTTTTGAGATGTTCTTACTTTGTCCGATATAAATTTTACCAGAAGGTGAAGTGATTTTGTATATTCCACAAATTTTATCCATTACTAACCTCCTTTATTAAAAGTGTTCTAATATAAGAGGAAACAGAAAGCCCAAGAGATTTAGCTTTTTCTTGAACTTTCTTTTTTAGTTCTGAATCAATTCTAATTAAAATATCTTTTTCTTTTAGCATAATTATAGTATTTTGATTACTACAAATATACTACATTATTTTGACATTTCCAAATTTTTATTATAAAATTTAAGAAAAGAATCAATTGCTTGTACTACTGCTTCTTTTTTAGTTTTACCGACTGCTTCTGTTATATAATTTTCATCAGGTGTGTCACATATTTCTACACAATTAGAAAATATATCTATTTCATATCCTAATTTCTCAATAGCTTCAACTACTTCCATTATCCAATTCCAATCTGAATGGAATTTTAGTTCTTTTTCAAATCTTTGAGCTTCTATTACATTGTGGTACATAACACCATGAAACATTTTTGAACCGATGTTTTTAGCATTACCAAAACCCCACGCTTCCGCATCTTCAGAATATATTGCATCTAAAAACTCAGCACACAGCTTATTATATTGTAAGATTTCTTCTTGTGTCATAACTTATCGTTTTTTTCTTTTCTCATATCATTATAGTACGGTGCTTGATGTTTACCTACTTTATCTATTGCAGTAAATCCATCTAAAACTTTATCAGTTCTACCATGAACACAATAACCACAACAAGGAATGGTATTACACATCACCTTATCTGATATATTAGAAGTCCAAGCATTGCAATAAACAGGTTTGTTTTCAATCTTTATTTCTTCTTGTGTCATATATCAAGTTTTAAGTTTGAAATGTAGTCTTTAAATTCTTCATTTGATAAACAATGCTTATAAGCTTTTTCAATCTCAGGAATCAATGGAGTTGATTGAGATAGGATTTCTTTTAATTCTTCTAATTTATCTTCAAACTGAAAATCATAATCACCTGTTTTTTGAGCAGATTGAATATGCTCTTGCATCTGTTTCTCCAATTCTTCTATTCTTTTTTGAATAGCGGTTTTTGAAATGATAATGAATTCCTCTTTCATTTTAATATTCTTTAATTGTTGGATATTCAATTACATCAATAAAATTCAAACATAGTTTTTTGTGGTCTAAAACTTCTTTTAACAACGTTTTTTTATCTTTATTATTAAAATAGTTATAAACGCTTCCATAACCCATATTTATTGTGAAGCCTAGTCGTTTCCAACCAAACCATCTTTTTTCTTCTATGTAGTTGTTAAGAACTTCGCCAGTTACTTTACTACATTTTTCTACATATCTAATTTTCATAATAAACTGTTTTAAGTTGTTGTTCTTTCCAAAGTTGGAGGAGTTTTTTAGATGATTTACAATCTTGCATTGTTGAATTAAACTCTTCTCTAAAATAAAACTCAGCAAACTCAATCATATCATCTTCACTAAAAGGATATGTTTGTTGGGATTTGTTGTAGCCTGTTTTGAAGCCGCTTAAATACTTTTCCCCTTCTGATGTCAATTGAATATCTGTACCATAAAATTCTTGCAAATCATTAATACAAATAATTTCAACCCCATCCACAACTTGTGGAATATCAATGTTTGAGTTGTTGGTTGCTATTACAAACCGATGATTTTTATTTCCAAATGTTCTAACCGAAGACTTGTATTCTTCTGTATTATAATTGACTATTTGTTCCATAATGATACCATCTTTAGGTATATGTACTAAATTGGTTTTATGTTCATCACTCACATAATAATCAAAACCATCTATTGTAACCTTGTCACAAAAGGTTTCTATACCTGTTGTTTTATCTATTAATCTGTATTTCATATATCAAGTTTTAAGACTACCAACTTCTTCTAAATCTATCAATAGCTTCACCAATCCAATTTCCATTACCTAATTCTTTGCCAGATTTATCAATATAAACATTACCACCACCAAAAGTATAAGTTGCATCTCTGTCTTTATATTCTTTTGTTTTTTCTTCAACACCCAATAATTTTTCTAACCAATTAGGTGTAAATGTTACTTCATAAATAAAGTAAGAATTTTCTTTTCTTTTTATTTCTTTAATTTTCATATATCAAGTTTTAAAATGTAAAAATGTATTATTAATAGCACAATAAATTATAAAAAATACTAAAGTCATCATAATCACCATAAAAGTTTGATACATAATATATAACTCATCAGTACTATCAAAAATATCTTTTATTTTGGTGTTTAATGAAGCGGCAATTAGTGTTAATACACTGTAAGTAGATAAAAGACTCATTAAAAAGATTATTATTAGTGTCATATATCAAGTTTTAAGTTTGATGATAATATTTATTTGGTGGTGTTGGTTGGAAACCATTCAATGCTAATATTTCTTCATAATACTCAGAATACTTTTCAAAATATTCATCACCATCTTCAAATGGGATGTCAACATAATAACAACTATAATCTGAGTTGGTGAATGTTTTATTACCTCTTGAACGTTCAACATCTACAATAGTTCTATCAATACCATCAGGAAATTTATACTTTTTGTTTTTCTTAATCATTGTTTAAATTTTAATTAGTCAATCCTCATATATCAAGTTTTAAGTTTGTGATGTAGTCTTGTTTTGTGGTACAAGCATCTGTGCCTATTCCATAACACTCTCCTTCAAAGTAAGCCTTTTCAATCTCAGGAATTAAAGGGGTAGATTGTGATAAGATTTCTTTAAGAACTTTTATTATTGAATTATATCTATAACAATCATCAGTTCTACTTGGATTAAATGCATATTCATCTCTTTTATTTTCCAACTCTGCTATTCTTTTTTGAATAGCTGTTTTTGAGATTATGATGTATTCGTTATTCATTTTATAAAATATTTAATTATCCAAACAAGCAAAACAATCAACACCGCATGTAAAATAATTTGTTTTAGTATCGTACATTATCTGTTCTATTTTTTCACGGATAACTTCTATGTTATTATTTTTTATTTGATGTGACACATTTTTAACTTTTTCTAACAAATTATCAAAATCTGTAGAATATCCGCTTATATAAAACCACTTACCAACACCTAAAACTGGGTCTCCTGTTATCCAAGAAGTTTTCATGTTATTATCAGAAGCAATTTTAAACAATAGTTTTGCTTCTGTAATATCTTTTGGCTTATTAAGCGTTATGTGAGATTCAAATTTAGTCATAATAATTAATTATTAAGATTTTCAATATTAATTTTACAATCAGGAGTTTTAATACCTGCAATATTACATATATCTGCTGGATATTCATCAACGGTATGATGTCTTTCTGTTTGTTCACCAGATGCTATTCTATCTTTATAACGTTCATGTCTAAATTGTTGATACATATGACAGGCTATTCTAACATCATCTTGTACATCTTGTGTATTAAAAATAGATGGGTGTGATGGTGGGTTGTAATTAAAAACAGATTTAAGGTCATCCGCCCTATCCCTGAATTTGTCGGATATATCATCCTTCCATAGTTTAGATTGCAAACTATTACATAATGTAAGATTATCGAATTGAAATATTCCAACTCTACTATATAATTCAAGTGCACGTTCAATTAAACACGCTTCTTCAAATCCTAATTCAACTGTTATTTTCTTTCCCATATGTTTGTTCATAATATTCTACTGGTTCAAAAACATAAAAAACATTTCCATCTGAATCAACATCTCTTATTATTTGCATTTTATGTGCCATTTCAATCATCTCTTGCCTTTGTATTTTATACGCTTGTTCAATCAAATCCATAGAATCCGTTTTCAAAGCGTTAGAAAATCTTTTAGGTAAGTTTTCTAATAAAAAATCTAAACCTGTTTGTTTATTTTTCATAATACAAAGATACTAATAAAAAATTATAAAACAAAATTTATTTTTTAGCAGTCAGGACAGGATTCGAACCTGTATGTAAACCTTTTATCAACTTACCTTTACCAAAGCGTTTCTGCGCAACCTACTTTGGATTTATGTTGGTAATTTACTCGTAAGTATAATTGCGTAGCGTCTACCAATTTCGCCACCTGACTATTTAGCACTCTATTTTATCCAACTTACAAGTGCCGAGGCTGTCCTTGACTCCACCAGTTAGGCAATCATCAAGTTAGGAATAAACTATTGAGTGAATCACTACTAGTACACTCTTTCGGAGCAGATAGTCAATCTGAATAGAATCTTGTCCTATTATCAATCCTCTATGGTTATCACACCATTTCTCATCGTATAAGGCATACTATCCGTTGATTAGTCGGAACGTGTAGTCAGGACAGGATTCGAACCTGTATGAATAATGTTGCAAAACTTGGGAATGTATTTTATCGGTTTTACCAGCAACTTCTTCTAGTCCCATTTACTTAGCGTCTGCTCTATTCCGCCACCTGACTGTTATTAGTTTCAATTTGAATTCTTATTATTAAGCTGAAACTTCTTTTTTATTATTTAATAATTGATTAAATTCTTTTTGTCCATTAATTACTTTTTTAATAATCTCTTCAAATTTAATCTTACTAACGTTAATATTAAATTCAATATCATTACCTATACCAATCATAGTGGCAAAACAATCATGCTTAAATGTTAATGGGTTGAAATTAAAATAAATACCTTCGTTTTTAAAGTAATTTGATTGATATCCAATTTGGAAACTTCTATATAATGTTGTTTCATCACCACTAGTTGATGTAATAACACGATTAACTAATCCGTTATTTACCATTATCGGCATTAATTTAAAAAGCTTTTTATTAAATTTTGTTACCTCTTCAAAATAATTATTAGCGTAATTCAAATAAAAATATTCATCAGTTATTATATTTAAAACAACATGGAAATATTTTAATTCATTTCTAATTAATTCAATACATGGGTATTCTGGTTTTGAATAACCCATAGTTGAATAAGCTATAGATTTATCTATTTCAAATGTAACATTTTCTACTTTAACATTATCTAATAATTCACCACCATTTTGGTAATCTAATTCGGTTCCTTCTGGGAAATCTTTTTCTTTTGGGTTGTGGCCAAAAGATATATCTATAGACCCTTCAATATTGTTATTCCGAAAATGAACCATATCCAAAACAGAATCTGTTTGTATTGCATATACATTAAAATTCTTAGATAGTAATGCTTTTCTTATTTCTCCGTATTTCATATTACAAAGATACTAATAATTTTTAAAAAAACAAAAAAAAACTATAAATAACAAGAAAAAATTTATTTATAGTATCTTTTAACTACCCCTACGCTTACGTTTAACCATTTAATAACAAATAAATGTGTTATTTCTTTGTCATCGTTTATACCTTCCCAATTAAGTCTTTGGAAACCTATTGTTGGTGTGATGTACCACATACCTTCTTCACCAAAATGAAGACTTATGGTTTTAGTTAAGTTGAAGTCTCTTTGTATCAACATAATTTTATCTTTTTTTATCATCAACATCAAACGCTTTTAATTTACCATCTTTTGAATAACCCATGTTCTCTGGTCTAATATCAGATGCGTCAACGCCTAAATATCTATATGCTCTAATGATATCATCTAAATCATCCATAAATGATTGTAATTCATCAGATATTTGAATTTCATCAGTATCTAAATAGTCAAGGTATTGAATTGGTAACCCCTGTTCATCTAAATAATTTTGTAGTTCATAATACAAATCTTCAATACGTGAATTTTCTTCTAATTCTTCTAATATAATTAACATTTGTCCATTAATAATATCAGTTTTATATATCTTTGCTAATGAGTTTAGTACAGGTATATCTTTACCTTCCATTTGTTTTGCTAAATTAAATTCATTTTTAGATGATGTCTTTTTTAAGACTCTACCATCATCACCAATTGAATATGCTTCACCAAAATCACCGCTACCAAGATAACTTAACTCATCTGGATTTATCCCGTTTTCATGATAAAAATCATTAATTGTTTTATCATTTTCATTTAAATACTCCATTAAAATAGTTTTAATAAGTTTTTTATTCCCCATATAATTTTTAATATATAAATATCTTAAAAAACGAAACTACAAAAAGAAATTGTGCCAATCTTATTGAAGAATTCTTTCTCAATAACTGATATATTCAAACCAAATATGGTTATTTCAAAACCTTTAAATAAATTAAATTTCTTGATTTTAAATAACCATTTAAATACCTCATTTTTACAATATTTTTCGAATCTTACCTTTACCATATTTACTTTAAATATATGACCATTTACTTTTTTGTCAATTAAGTTTAATTAAAATAATACATGGGATACATTTATTTAATTCTTGAAGTCGATGCTTTTGGTAACGAAAGATGCAAAATAGGTTTTACAAAAAACAATCCAGAAAAAAGAGTTAAATCTTTGCAAACTGGTAATTCAAATAATATATCATTATTGAAAACATTCGAAACTAAAAATTATAAACTTCTTGAAAAATGGTTACATGGAAAATTCTATAGCCAAAAAACTGAAGCTAATAACGAATGGTTCCAATTAACTAATGAAGAAATTAATAATTTCACCATAACCTGTAAAGAATATGATGAAATTATTAATTCATATAACGAAAAAGTTAATTTAATTTAATTTTTTTTAATGTTATCACTATTTATATTAAAAAAAATATAAATGGGAAAACAAATTAAATCTTCAGGTTCTTCATCATTATTAACCAAACCAAGGGTTCGCAGAAAAGGAATTCACGCTAAAAGCAAAGCAAGTAGAGGCAAAAAAACTAAAAATTATTTAAAAAGATATCGAGGCCAAGGCAAATAATTAAAGATTCGATATATCTTTTAATATGTTTTGATTGTTTTTAATGAAACCATAAAACATCTGTTGCATCAATGGTGGTATTAAATTACCATCAACATACACAACATAATTTAATACGCCAATCTCTTGACCTTTCTTTAAAGTTATTTCATTAGTTAATGAAACATCTTCTGTTAATTTGTACCTTACATTATTTATTTCCATATTATTTCTTAGCATCATATTCTGGGTTCATATATTTACAAGATAAGTCATTACTAAAATGTGTCCTAATAACAACACCTTCAATAACTCTACCTTGTTCTTTTTCTTTTGCAATAATTGAATCACAAAACTGACATAATTCTTCATATGAAGATGGTTTAACCAATTCTGGTTTTGTGTATTCCAAACCTAAAGCGACACATACAGTTTCAAGATTAAATTCACTTGAATAGTTTAATCTTTTTGAAAAACCTTCAGATAAATTATCAATACCAAACATTCTAAGTGTTTGTTTTTTATTAGAATCTGGATTATATTTGTTACCAGAACCCTTTAACCCCTGACCATAAATTTCACCTCTAAATGCTAATTCCAAACCATGTGTTTTACAATATTCTAATCCTTTATCAATTAAACCACTTGAATACGCTAAATCAACCCAAGAATCTTTTACATCAACAAAAATTGGGGTTAATGAATCAAGTTCTTCATTTGTTCTGAAATCATTTAACGCATCACAATACCAACCCTTTTCTTTCGTTTCTGGGTTAATATATTTATGATAATTGTTGTTATTAGCATCAAAATAATTTGTAATCGCTTTTTGTTCAAGTTTTTTCTCTAAACTTCTTGAACACACACCAACCTTATATTCACCATCAATAAGTTTAAAATATGTCGTGTGTGATGAACCATCATGTTTAATTGTAACACCAAACACTGTGTTACCATCACATAACTTCATAACCCTTGATTTAAGGTTTGAATAATTTTCTTCATCCGTTTTATATAAGAAAGATGGGAAATCACCAGCAATCAAACCAGAACCAGCTGTTTCAGGTTCTTCATATTTTGTAATACCAAGAATTTCTGTTATATCATCAGTATCTGAATCTTTACCAATAAATGAATCAACTTCACTCTTTGGTAATAAAACACCAAAAGAATAGATAGGGTCTGTTGATTCAGCAAATGAGAAATTAAATTTAATTGCCCTAACCCTATTGTTTTTACCTAACCTGCTTTTCTTAGGGTCATTATCTGGCATTGTAAAACTATTGAATAATCCAATGTCTGATAAGCAATAATCAGGTTGAATATAACAGGCTTTTGACCCTATTTCATATAACCCTTTTTGTGCAATGACATTGTACCCACATTCATCACCATTCTTAAACTTAAAGTTGATTACTTGGATACTATTAGCCTCTTCACCATTCTTGTATACAGGAATGATTTTATTTACTTCAACAATTTCAACTGGTTTTATCATATTTCTTTTTTTTTTACAAAGTTACTAAAAAGTTTTTTAATGTGCAAATATTTTTTTTATTATAGGATTAAAATTAAGATATATTTATTTCTTCTATCCAAAAATTTTCATTTGGAAAATCTCTTTTATATTGAATGCGTAAAACCCATAAGTCTTTAGCTTATGTGATATAAGCACTACAAAAATACAAATAAATAAACAAATAAACAAATAAATATTTTTTTTTCTTAAAATATGTCTTTTTTAATATTATCATATATTTATCATATATAGAGTTAATCTGATAAATAATGTTAAAATCATATAAATATAAACTTAAACCAACTAATGAACAAATTGTTTTATTGAATAAACACTTTGGTTCAATTAGGTTTATATATAATTATTTTTTAAATGAAAGAAAACATGAATATGAAACAAACAAAAACTCAATTAATTATTATGATAACGCTAAATCATTAACTGAATTAAAAAAACAAGATAATTATTCATGGTTAAAAGAAATTAATTCACAATCATTACAGGATTCATTAAAAAATTTAGAAACAGCTTATAAGAATTTTTTTAGATTCAAAAAAGGTTTTCCTAAATTTAAATCTAAACACGATAAAAATAGTTTTACAATACCTCAATTTGTTAAATTAAATAAAAATGAATTATCTATACCTAAATTTAAAGACCCTATTAAAGTCATTATAGATAGAAAATTTAATGGTTTAATTAAACAATGTACTATTTCAAAAACACCAACAAATGAATATTTTGTATCTATTTTGGTTGAAACTGAACATAATAAATTACCAAAAACTAACAAATCTGTTGGTATTGATTTAGGTATTAAAGAGTTTGTTATAACATCTGATGGTTATAAATATAAAAATAATAGATACACAAAAACATACGCTAAAAAACTTAAAGAACATCAACAACATTTAAGCAGAAAAATAAAAGGTAGTAACAGATATAATAAACAAAAATTAAAAGTGGCCACTATTCATAAGAAGATAACCAATTCTAGAATAGATAATCTACATAAAATATCCACAGATTTAATTAAAAAATATGATTTAATTGTATTGGAAGATTTAAATATTAAGGGTATGGTTAAAAATCATAAATTATCTAAACATATTTTAGATGTTTCATGGGGAAAATTTGTAACAATGTTACGTTATAAATCTGAATGGAATGATAAAAAAATAGTTAACATAGATAGGTTTTTTCCTAGTAGTAAAACATGTAATTGTTGTGGTTATATTAATCAAAATTTAAAATTAAATATTAGAGAATGGGTTTGCCCATCATGTAATACTAAATTAGATAGATATTTAAACGCAAGCATAAATATCCTTAAAGAAGGAAATAAGATATTATCGTCAGGAACTGACGATTACAGACGTGGAGATGAAATAAGACCAACATCCGTTGGCACAATCGGTGAAACGTCTAAAATTCTTAACAATATTGTTAAGAAACCCATTGGTCTTTAGCCAATGGGTAGTTCATCTATAGTGTTTATTAAAGCCATATGTGGAATATGTCTACCAATCAACACAGACCATATTAATTCACGTTTTTGATTTAAATCCCAAACAAAATCACGCTGTAAGTTCTTACCTCTTGTTTCTAAGAAAACATCCCAATCAATATTTAATTGTTTAAAGTACTTTACGCTTGAGCAAGCTTCTTCAACTTTTAGACCAATATTTCTAAGTTCTTTTATAGTTTTCATTTTTTTAAATGTTCGTATAACCTCTTGTTATCAAAGTCTTTAAGGTATTCTTCTGGTGATGGTGTTTTACCGTCAATCAAAGAGAAAAACATATTTGAAAATAACATTAAATTATTCTCTGAACAAACTTTAAATACATTTGTGGCGTAATTTTTACGTTCTTCTTTTGTGTTGTTCTTAGGTTTAAATTCATATAAAACATACCAATAATGATTTAACGCACGTATTAACCCATAATACTTTTCTCTTAGTTCAAGTATCTCATTTTCACGTTCTTTGAATGTTGATATGAATTCTTCAACTTCATTATTCTTTATTATCCCCAATATATTATAAAAAGATAATTTATCTTTTAAATGGTGAACCAAAACATATTCAGGATTCTTTAATTTAACTCTGTTAAAATCATTATCAACAATAACATACCCCTCTTCTGAAAATGGCATATTTTCAAAAGTCTTAACCAAAGAATCTATGTTCTTATTTAGGTCATATTCAGTCACCACAGGGATATTTATTTGTTTTGATACTTCCATTACATCATTGTAAGATAATTCGTTTAAGGTCTTTAAATCCCTTATTGTTAATAATGTTAGTGAAGATTCAGAATGTGGTTTAACAACAATATTATAAGGTGTCATTAATTCAAAAACATAACTAAAACCTTTTGTTAATTTATTTTCAGTTAAACCATATTTTGAAGCTGTATTCCAAAACAGTTGATTAAATGTTAAATCTAACATTCCATTAACATTCCCTTCACCTTCAGCAGTTCCTGTTGTTGCAGCAAACCACTTATCTTTATTCCAATCGTAGTGTAAATTAATTAAAGAACCATCACACTTCTCAAGGATTCTTGCGGTATTCCAATTAATTGTATGAGCATTAGTTTCACTATGATTAAAGAATTTTTTAAAAGCCATACCAATAACTTTCCATGTGTCTAATTCGAGAATTAATCCACGACATTCTTGAACTTCTTCCAAAGCCATTATTACTGGTGATGATAATTGGTCATACTTTAATATGACTTTATCATAGTATAACTTATGTTTTAACTCTAAATCAGATACGGTTTTTTCTAACCCATCTCTATTTAACTTTTCAACTATTTTTAACATTTTATTTTAATTATCTTTAAAGTTTTGTTCTTCGCCATCTAAATTATTAAAATATTTTAGTATCTCTGAAATTCTTATGTTTTTTTCTTCAAGGTCATCCATAATCCTTTTTGCAGCATACATTGATGAAATTAACCCATATTCTTCGACATCTTTTTCATCTAACATAACACCAGCGATAAATATTAATAAACTACCAGCTTTATTAACACAATAATCACCAGTTTCATGGCTTTCTTTACATAAAGAAGTTCCCATTTCAAATAATTTTGAGCTTATTTCGGCTCTACGTTCTAACATATTATTTTCCATACTACAAAGGTACTAATAATTTTATTAATAATACAAAATTATTTTTTCAAAATGTTTTTAACCACGCCAGTTAATTTAATTGGTTTAATTTTTTCCCAATCAGTTATATCATTACTCATTTTAGGTGAACCATCTGGACTAATAGCTATAGTTATATGTGGTATATTTTTTTTTGATTCATATCCACTTACTTCTATGGCAATTGCTTTATCTGATATACCTAATTTATTACCTTGTAATATCACTTCTTTATCCAAATCTTTTTCATTCTCAACACCTTTTCCAAATTGAATTGTCATATGATGTGCATAAACTTTCCAATCTTCAGGTATGATATCTGAAAACATATTAATCAATTTATTATGTGATTCTTCATCCAATACAACTGCTGAATATAACACATCATCTTTTTTACCCATATCTTTGCTATTAATCACTTTTTCAATTGTTATTGGGTTATGTGTCTTATATTTATCAATCATTGATTTAATCTTATCTAAAGGCACATTATGTGTATTTCTTTTGGCCAATTCTTCTGCTGTTAATCCACCAGTACCGATATTAATAAATTTTATGTTCTTATCATCGTAACCCATTTCTAATGCAGCCATAACATATTGTTTTGGTTCACTTGGGCTTAAATTGGTATTATCAATTATAACTGGTGTAATACCATCTTTCATAGATTTTATAGCGTTTTTAAGATTTTGTTTATGCATATTACTTAATGGTCCAAAATCTTTATTTGCCATCATATTATTAAAGAATTCGTTATAATCACCAGTAGCTTCAATTAAATCATCTGTTGAATGGATAATACCATTACCAACTATAGATTTAGCTTTTGTGCTTTTACCGCTACCAGGTATACCAACCATTATAATCAATTCTTGATTATCTCTGGTTATTGGAACATTTATTATATTTGTTCCGTTCAATTGTTCTAATATATTTCTTATTTTCATATGTTTTTAAAATAAAACGAATGTTCTCAGGGACATCAGGTAGTTAACCTTAATAACAGATGGTTGCAACCACTATTAAATGAGTTTGAGAACATTCATTATTACAAATATACTATTAATAATATAATTAAACAAAAAAATATTTTAGTTGCGTGATATTTTTATCCTAAAATACTGTTGTAATTAAATACATAGCAATTAGTTATAAAAATGTATTGCGTATAACCTATTGTTATGTGTAATAATTTTTTACCCACCCACTTTTGATATTCTTATAGATAAGGTATTTACTTTTAATCCTAAAACATCTTCAATTTTATCAAAGGTTTTGGATTCTATTATCTTTTTATTTGAATTTTTAGGTGATTTACCACCAGCAATAACACCTTCTTCATCATGTAATAAATCAGCAAGTTCATCATAATTAGGATTATCTAATTCATATGAAATGCTAACTGGTTTTGAATTTCCATATTTATATCCATAAACCTCCATAACATAATTAACACCACTTATCAACCACTCTTTAATTTCGAATTGGTTCTCACCAAAAAATCTTTGAAAATGAAGTATAATGTTGTTTGGTGTGCCTTGTAATTGAAAATTAGGATTTTCTCCGTTATAATCATCATATGAAATCCATTTGAATATATCTATAAGTTCTTCTCTATCTTTTAAAATATCTAATTTTAGATTCTTACGACTCTCATTCAAATTAAACCTTTTGAATGTATCTATCAATCTTCTCATTTCTTTACTCATAGTTTTATCTTTATATATAAATAGTTAAAAACTAAAATCCAACGCACTTTTATTTTATTAATTCAAATTCACCTTTATTATTTCTTTTCCACAACTTGAAATTTTTAGAATCACGATATTCTGGTTTCAAAACACCAACATTTGAACTATCATTCAAGTTATCATAATTTTTACGATTCCAATTTGGTTGGAAAGCACTATCTGGTAATTCGGTTGTAATCAAATATGGATGTTGTTCAAATCCGTGAAATATTGACCCCTTTTTAAAGTTTGGTGAATGTTGATTAACAAATGTAGCAAAAGGACCTATCTTTTCTATATTAAACTTACTTAAATCTTCTTTTTCACCTATAAAGTCACCACCACTTTTTAAATGATTTATTAATTCATCAGAAGAGGTAGCATGTGTCCAAATATTAGGTTTTTGTTTAAAAATTTCATTCCTTTTAAATCTATCAAATATGCCTTCATTAAACTCTTGTTGTTCAATAAATTCTCGTATCTTAGTTTTAATCACTTGTTTAAAATCTTTCATCTTTTATTTTATATATAGATATTCAGAATTAAAATTAACCAAAAAAATTAGTAATGTTTTTTAATTTAACCTTCGTATCATCTTTAATTGTTATTTCATTTTCCCAAGGATGCAAAACAAATGTTCTCATAGTCTCATAATAATCTATATTTGATGTTGGTGTTTCAACTTCTATCAAATAAACATCATCTTCTTCCAAATTTTTATCTAGCTTTCTCGCATTTTGGTATAAATAATCTAACATTTCTTCATGAAAATCTTCTGTACTTAAGACATAATGATGTCCAAAATTATTCTTATTTAACTTATCTGGGTTTTTTATATAAACAACCCTATACAATATTATTGATGATTGTTTTTGAATTGTTTTCAAATCATATATTTTATCTTTTATGAATTTTTTTGGGTTATCTACTTTGTCACCAATAATATCTAATAACACATCTAATCTATGACCAAAAATATTTGTGTTTAATATATCAATAATTGGATTGCTATTAAATAAGACATATGATTCAAATTTTTCACCATCTTTTTGTTCAATTATTATTAAACCATCATATCCTCTACTTTGAAAAGTTTTTTTAATATCACCATCAAAATCTAATCTAATTAATTCCCATAAAGAATTATTTTGATTCTTAGTTAAAAGTTTTGATGGAAAATATTGTTTTGTCTCTTTATAGAATGTTTTACTATCAATTTTATTTGTACCTAGTGACCTTAAATCTAATAATTTAGATGTATCTATCTTTAATCCTGTAACGCCATCTTCATTTCCTTTAGCATACATTAACGCATATCTAAAAATTGGTGTTAAATAAAAATAATTGTTATTATCAAAAGTTATGTTATCTAATTTATAACCAGATTTATTACCGTGATATAATGTTTTTAATTCTTCAGTTAAAATTATGTTTTCATTTAAATTTTGTTTTGTTTTTATTTTGACTTTTGATGGGTCTAAAACCATTCTAACTGTTGATTTAATAGTACCACCATGATATGAATCCAAAACACCAATAACATCTATACAATCAAAATTTAAAATGTTCCCTATTGCTCCTATAACATCTGTTTTAATTCCTTTATCATTATAATAATAATTAAACATTGATATTAATTCATCAATTCTTTCTTCAGATATACCAGCATTAATAAAACCATTTTTAACTTTATCTAAACTAATATAACTAAATCTATCACCAATTGCTATTATCTTAACTATTTTATCACAATCAACATCAACTTCATACACTTTTTCAATAGCGTTTTGATAATCAAAAGCTCTTTTAGCATCAGCATATGTTTTAGCAACAGAATATTTGTCAGTTATGAATAATGGTTTGTTATACGAATAATAATCTTTAAAATTAGAAACTTTATTTAATAAACTAAAATATAATTCTTCATCACCTGAAATTTTAGCTTTATTCATTTTTTCTTGTAATTTATCAAGAGCTTTAGGGTTATTAACATATTCTACTCTAATAGTTTTATTAGTAAAACCACCTTCTTTTTCTATTTCTCTAGAATCATAAGTACCATGAAACCAACCTTCTAATAATATATTAGTGTTCAAATATTTCCTTAATGATTCTTTAATATATGTTTTATTCATAAAGTTAACTATAATATTTTTCTAGCGTATCATGGTCAAGACCATAATCAATTAAAACAATAGTATCTTGACCATTTCTTTTAACTAAACCATAAGAAGACAATTTCATTAAATCCCCAACAGGTACGTTAAAATTACCTAAATATTGAAAAATATCATAAGCGAATTCATCTTCCCATAAATCTTGAATAGCTTGTTCTAAACCATCTATATGTCTAACATTTCTATTATTTGGTTTTAAACTACCGTAATAATAATTATTTATTGCTAATGAATATAATCCGAAACTATATCCATTAACTTGTTTAAATATTTTTTCAGTTACTGGTCTAGCTAATTCCATCTCAACCCATAAATAATCTTCATGATAATCAAAAACTTTAGCTAAAATGCTTTCAATAACATATTCCTTAGAATAATCAACCTCAACTTCATTTTGTGCTAACCCCTTTTTATTTCTGGCTAATTTCAAAACCTTTTCATCATCAATTTTATATACGATTCTACTAGTGCCACTAGATATCCTTTTTAAATGTTCACTACAATAATTAACCCTATCTTTAAAAGTTGTTAGGGATTTAAATTTATCCATATTAAAACTTTCTGGATAATCTTCATCCAATAAACTTTCTCTTAATAATGTTTTAATTATTATTTTTGTTTCCATGATAATAAATATCTTTAAAACAAAAAAAATATACCCAAATTAATGAGTATATTTTTTTTGTTGTTCTATATTATTGATATTATCGTTTACCAACATTTTTAAGTAATGTTAATTGTTCAGAACTAAAAACATTCCCCTCACCATAACTACCATTCCACTTTTCAATGTATTGTTGAGTCAACAACATTGGTGATAGTGACCTTTCTTTAAGAGCATATGCATCGGCTTCAGCTTTAGCTTGAGTTACTTTAATCTCAGCTTGTGCTTTAGCTTCAACAAGCTTGTTTTGGGCACTAAGTCCATCTTGTATCGCCTTATTTTTGGCCTCAATAGCTTGAACAATCGTAGGTGGATATTGCATACCAGATGTCATTTGCTCAAGCTTAAAACCTTCTTTTTGTAAAGTACTATCAAGCATCATTTGAACCATGTTTTCAAATGTTGCCCTATTAGAAATAACACTATCTGTTGTGAAAGAATTAAATTGAATCCTAAACGCATCCCTTACATAATTGTAAATAGTTGTGTTAACAATCTCTGATAGCTCCTTACGATATTTCGTAAAAATAACTGGTGAATGTCCATCAATAACTTTAATACTTAAAGTTGGGTCAACTGTAAACACTGAACCGTCTTTAGCATTAACAGTGAACGCTTCGTAATCAACTGTTTGAACAAATGTTGGGAATTCATATACACTCGTTGTTAATGGATTATAAAACTGCCAACCAGTTACAAGAGCAACACCATCAACACCTTTATCGGATGCTACAAGATTAACTTTAACACCCTCATGTCCAGCATCAATCCGAGAACATGCACAACCTTGCATTATCAAAAATGCACCGAAAATTAAAAAAATTGTTTTTACTGACTTTTTCATGAATTAAAATTGTTTTAAATAAAATTTGATTGTTTTGTATAAGGCTATCATTAATACTCCGCTAGCCAATGCGGATAAAAGAACTAAATAATCTGAACTTGAAGAAAAACCTTCTAAAATTAAAGTCCAAATCATAAACACAACTACCAATAAAATTGGTATGGATGACATTAAATATATTTTTTTCATAATACAAAGTTACTAATTATTTTGTTAACTAACAATTTTTTTTTTTTAAAGTTTTTCGAATTCTTTTTCTAATCGAGATAACTTTGAATTTAATTCTTGTTTTTTGTTATCTAACAAACATTTAATATCTTCATTTGAAAAATTTAAATCAAATAAAATAGTGTCCTTAAAAGTAGTCATCCTGTTTAAACCAGTGACCACTAGTTGTAGACTACAACAATTAAATAATTTTTCAAGTTTTCTTAATTCAGTTTTAACTAAAGATATCTCATCTTTAATAGCCTGTATTTCTTTGAATTTTTCTTCTGTCATATTTTTAACCAATTTTTTTTTCTTTATTGAACCATTCTTCTAATGTTAAAAATGAATATTCTATTTCATCTAATTTATCTTTTTCAACATAAACGCCTAAAATATCACATCCGTATTCCGATTTTTGAAGTTTTTTTATCTGATTATAAATAAACTCAATTAAATCATTACATTCAAAAGGGATAATTAAATCGTAACCATATGTGTAGTTATCGGTTACATAATATTTAAAAATGCATTTAATCATGCGATGTTATTATATACTTTAGCCCAAATTTCAATTACTTTATCCCTAGTTTGACATGGTTTTAACTTTGACCACCTATCAATCCATTCTTTAATCTCTTTCTTCGTCATTTTCTGGTAGATATTCTTCGATTAATGTTTCTTCATCTAAAGATGAAAAACCATTTGGGCCATCAAGATATGAAAAGGCTAATGTAGCTAAACCAATTCTAAGCCCATCCATTTCTGTTCTAATATCTTCTGGTTCGATTATTATTTCTGAATTAAATGTATCATATTTTTTAATAGAGTTATTTAATTTTTTGGTTAATGAATTATAATCTATAATTAACCTTTTTCTCAAACCATCCATAGAAACTTCCATATTTTTTTTATTTAATTATTTAAAATAATTTTAGCAAATGCTGTATCTGATTTCATTTTTTCCATTAATTCAGAACTTGACATATTTTTAGCTTCATTTAATATTTTTTCTTTCTGATTATTAATGTTTAACTCCACTTTAGCATCAGAAGCCATGTTCTTTAATTCAGTCACAACAAAACTAGTTAATTCATGTGGTATCTGCCTAGCTGTTGAATCTGTGGTTAAGAAATTTAACGTTTCCCCACCAGCAACAATTAATAAAGCATCTTTTTTAGAAGGTGTTGCTATTTGTAATAACCAAAATAAAATACAAAAAGGATAAGACCACCACATCCATTTTCTTGACATTCTTTGGTTATCTTCATCTTCAGAGTTCTTATTAAAAAGATAACATATTGTTGATATGACAGATATTAAAGTGAAAATAACTATCATAGTACCAAAAAAATATTTGGCATTGTCGGCTACCGTTAGCCAATAAAATAATTGTGTGTAATTCATAAGTGATTTATTTTTAAATGTTTTAGTAGCCCCACTTGGAATTGAACCAAAAACTAATTCTTAGAAGGAATTTGTTATATCCGTTTAACTATAGAGCCATGTTTAATTGTGGGCCTCACAGGACTTGAACCTGTAACCCCTTGATTATGAGTCAAGTGCTCTAACCGCTTGAGCTAGAGGCCCTAAATTATAATACAAAGATACTATTAATATTATTAATAAACAAATATTATTTATTCTTTTTTTATCAAAGTTAATGAAAGATAAATTAAATCTATTGTTTTAACTCTAGTTATAACATCTTTTCTATTAGTGCGTCTATATAACTCATATGGGTCTTTATTACTACCAATTTCTTTACCTTTAATTTTTTCGTCTATGAAATGTTGTAACTTTTCTTTTTCGACTATTATCCAATAATCTTCAGTTTCAAACGCAAAATAATCAGCCTCACCAAATAACCATGATTTCTCACCTCTAACATTTTTAAGTTCAACCCAATGAAAATTTTCATTATATCTAGGGTCATATCTAGCCCCTTTTTTCATTGATTTAACATCTATCTTGGCACTTATTGTTAAATCAAAATGTAAATACATATCATCTTCTCTAGATGATGGTGTTACATTAGTGAAAAGTTTCGCAAACTCACTTTCCTTTAACTTGCCAATTATGAATTCTTTGTTATTCATTTTTTTAACTTTCTATGTTTTTAATTGAATCGTAATAATTTAATAATTCCTTTTCAGTTTTAAAATATTTAATGTTTATTGGTTCATAGTTAACCATTTCTCTACCTTTTATTATTATACCGTTATAACCTAACTTTAACATTTCTTTTTCGATAGTTGTATTTTGTTCAAAAAAACTTCTACTATAGCCCTGTCCATTTTCTTTACAGAAATTATCGATTAAATTTTGAATTAGTAATTCAGCGTTATTTAATCCATTAACTATTTTTGGTTTTGTTGGTTTAGCATTAACAACATAATATAAGTCACCATATTGTTTTGCCATTGCTTTATTACTCAAAGGTACTGTATATAATCCATTACCAAGCGAACCATAAACTTCATTTGGTTTCCCAAATTCTTTAATCCCTCTGTAGGTGACATTATTACGTTTCCATTTTGAGTAATCCTCTATTGATTCGTTAAGATAATTCGTTAACATTTTTTTAATTGTTATTAGTTGGTTCATATTAATTAATTTATATATAAATATTTTAATTAATCAATTATCTCTTATTATCTAGACAAATATATATTAAAACTTTACCGTGTTCCCTTATTATTATTAAATCTTTATGATAACCCATTTCAATAGCCTTTTTTTTATATCTATCATAAACGGAATCAAAATTTTTTAAAAAGGTTTTGTTCTTTTCTACACCTATTTTTTTTATATTTCCACCACAATTAATACTCATTAATTATAAGTAGTTATGACATAAAAAAAAACCACCATACAAATGGAGGTTTTTTTTATTTAAAAAGATAAGTTAAAAAATTAAGAATTTAGTGAATTGTATTCTTTAACTAATGTTCTGAATTCTTGATAGGATTCTCTTGTAACCGCACGATTTTTGTAATTGTCAGACAATCTTGATTTAATCGTGTAGACATAGTTTCTACCAAAGTTTGCTCTTCTTGATGCTTCAGAAAGTGAAATTTTGCGCTTAATAGCGTTTTTCAAAATTTTAATTCCATTTTCGACACTAATCTGTGTCTTGCTTCTTTGTTGATTTTTTGTACTCATAACTATTTAATTTTTTTATAATACAAATATACTACATTAAACAAAAGAAAACAAATTTTTTTTTAATAATCGTCACCATCAGATGAAAATAGATAATTATCATCATCATAATTATCGTCATCACCAGTTTCAATATCTAAATCATCATCTGATAAAATAATCTTTAGATAATCTTCATCTATAAAATAACCAAACTTTAACCCAAATAAATTATTAATTGTGTTAAATTCTTCGTCAGTAATTTCTTTAAATTCAATTTTATTTAAATAGTCTTCACCATCAACAAAGTCAGCATAATCAAACTCAGATAAATTATAAGAAAAACTCCAAGTTATTGACATAGCTAAGCTCTCATAACGTTCCATGTCTTTATCTGACATTAATTTTAATCCGAAGACATCTATGTTATTAATGTTATCAGTATAAATTGCTAAATATTTACTCATGTTTGCTTTTTTATAATATAAATATGTATTTTAATTAAAAAAAATAAATATTATTTAATTGTTTTTTTAAAGTTATCTGTTTCTAACGATGTTATTTTATTACCAAGTTCTTGACTAGGTTTAAGATTAAATTTATCCATTACTTCTTGTGAATTAACAGACAATTCAAAATCTATAAAAGCATCAACTAACTTTTTATCTAAATTATTTATTTGACCGAATTTTTTTATTTGTTCATCATTCAATGTTATATTTTTTTGCATCTTTTTTAATGCTACGGCTGTATCAATACTTATATTTAAAAAACTAAGTAAAAATTGAATGTTTCTTATCTCATCAATAGTGTATCTTAATTCATTTAATTTGTTACCAATGTTTTTAGGGTTATTTAATTTTAATAAAGTTGATATTGTTATGATATAATCATCTGTTAAGTTTTTGAAATTCTTATTAATATTAAGTTTAGGAAAAATCCAATCAAATAAATTATATCTATCTATTAAAGATAGAAAGAAAGAAACATTTTTAGCTGATTTAATTCCTTTAATAAATTCATCTTTTACTCTCTCAGCAGATATACCTTCTAAACTAGCATCTTTTTGTAATGCTTCATCTGTTTGTTGGTCTATATCACTATCTAATCTGGCTGAGAATCTTAGAACTCTTAAAATCCTAAGTCTATCTTCATTGAATCTATCTTCTGGTTTACCAACGGTTCTAATCACACCATTTTTTATATCTTCAATACCACCAACAAGGTCAACAATTTCTTTATTTTTAATATCGTAAAATAAAGCATTTATTGTTATATCTCTTCTTAGCACATCTTGATATATATCTGTGAATTCGACTGAATCTGGTCTTCTTTTATCAGCTAAAGTTTTTTCATAATCTTCAAATTCTTTTTTAAAGAATTCTTTAGCTATTTGTTCCCAATTTTCCATTTTAATTATTTTAATTTCCATTTATAACCACCACACTTATTTCTATTACCATTTATTACCGACCAAATATTGCCTTGACTCAACCCTAATTCTTTTGCTGCTGCTGTTGCACTAACCCATTCTTTAATTAATTCACTATCTTTAGATAATTGTAATACTGGTGTTGCGTTCCAAGACAAAGTACCTTTTTTGGTTTCTGATATTTGTTTTTTAGTCTCTTCGCTGTGTTTATTACCAGTATTTCTACCAGGTTTACCAATTAATGATTGACTTATTTTTTCTCTTGTTATATTACTAACCTCCCTATTTTTATTGTTTTGACTGATTTTATTCCTATACTCTAACGACCTTATGTGACCAGAAACACCATCGCCTCCATTGGTAAGGTTGGTTAATGGACCATTTTTTAAATCATTCCTACCAATAACTAATATTAATTTTTTTTCTAACTCGAAAGCATCAACTTCAAATATATTTTCACTAATTTTTAAAATTATTGGTTTTAAACCAATATTTATTATTTTATTAATTTTTCTAATTTTATATGTGTTATTATCACACTTCATCCTATTAGGGTTTAAGTGTTCTAAGCATCTTTTGTAACATCCCTTTCCAACATAAAATGGTTCATATTCAAATTTATAATCACCATATGTAAATTCACCTTTTTTTCTTGGGTCTAGGTAAACATAGACATAATATTTTGATTCCATGACATTCTTTTTATTATAAATATCATGGATTAATCTAAAAGTCGCTATTTCATTAATTTAGTTAAAAATTTTTCGTAACTACCATTATTTAAACGTTTTAAATAATCTTTAAACCCTTCTAAATCATAACCTTTATATTGGTCTATTCTGAATGTGGCTATTTCATATTCATCACTATCTGTTATAACATTAATGACACCAAATGCTTTTCCTGTTGCTATTGTTTTATAACCGTTTTCTTGTAATATGTTTTCAATATCATCTGGTTTAGCATTTGTTGCTAAATCATAATCTTTTGGTTCTTTATTTAGTAAAACATCCCTTACTGAACCACCAACAAGATATAAATCATAACCATTCTTAACAAAAATATCTTTAATATCTATTATGTCCTTTGGTAAGTTAATATCATATTTAATTCTTATTTCAGATGAAGTATTTAATTTATTTTCGTTTTCGGTAAAAAATTGTTTATATTCATCATCTTCTTTCACGTTATTTAATAAACGTTCTTCTTCATCATTTAATGGTCTATTTATGTTTTTTAAAATCAATTCTTGATGTTTTTCATCATACTTCCAAAAATCTTCTAAAATATCTTCTAATATAGTTACATCATTTACTTTAATGTTTTCATCATAAATTAATTTAATATAACCATCATCAATCATTTTTTTAACCATTTTATAATGTGGTAATTTTTCTAATAAACCATTCTTAAATTTAATTGGTAATGAATTATAATAAACTTTTTTTAAGTTTTCATCTAACTCATCTAATTGATAAGGTTCAAAATAATATTCAAAATTTTTTATATAAATTATTTTTTCATTATTTTTTAATTTATTAAAAAAATCAATACTTAATTTATCACCAGCTAAAGCATCTGAACGCATATTTGGGAAATTAGTTATCACATCACGTTTTATTTTACAAAATAGTTCTGGGTTTTTAACTTCTACTGGATTAGACGATAGTTTAGATAAATCATATATAACAGACCCGTGTAATGTATTATCATACCCATCTATACCGCTAACATTAACACCATTAAAACCATTGTACTCCATTATTCTTGTTGACATGGATGCTAAATTGGTTTTGTTCTTCATGTCATTTGCGGCTTCTTTAACCATATTTATATATTCACGATATTTTGGAATATTTAAACCTAGGTATTGTGCATTATTTATTATTTTTAAATAAATAATTTTGAATTTGTTATCCATTTCAAATTTGCTATCATAAACTCTAACAACTAAATAAAAACTTTCATTTATTAGTTTTAATGTTTTAAATAACATTTCAGCATGGTCTGGTGATTTAACCCTAAATAAATTTTTATAAATATCAAAATCAACACGATAAATATTATCTTTTATTTTAGTTAATTCTTTTTTTGAGTTATCGGAATCATCAAAATTTTCACAACTATAAGTAGAAAAATAAAGACCAGAACCAAAATGCCCAGTTCCACGACCTTGCATACGAAATAAATTATCTGAACCATATGGTCTTATATTTTCTACATTTTCTATATCACCTTTATGGTAATTAAATTCCGTTTCGTTTAATAAGTTTCTTAATTTGAATTTAATATAGTTTTTCATATATAATAAATATATATCTTAAACTATTAAATTATTAACAACCAAAAAAATCTTTTAAATCTTCATTTTTTTTAAGGTCTCTTATCGCAAACTCTATTATTTTTTTAATTCTTATAGTTGTCATATTATACTCTTCTGACATTTGTTTAATTGTTAATTGTTTATAGTCATACAAACCATAATAATGACAAATAATAACTCTACTTATAGGGTTTAAAGAATATATTACCTTTTTTAATACTTCGTTTGATTCTTTTTCTTCACTATCTACTTCAAAATCATTGTGTTTGAATAAATAATCATTTTCTTCAGTTATTAATGATTTAGTAACAACACTAGATTTAATAGCCATCAATACACTATTTTTTATTCTATCTGTACCAATATCAGAATTATTAATAACATATTCGTAATCAAGTTCATGACCACATTCTTTCTCCATTTTTGCTTTCAAATTATTTATTATTTTAATTTTAGGCATAATGTTTGAAGATATGTTAGCTACATATAAATTTTCATTTAAAAACAATAAAATTCTTTTTCTTATATGCCAAATAGCATATGAAATAAATTTATTATCTGAATCTGTTTTGAATTGTTCAATAGCTTCACTTAAGCCAATATTGCCCTCACATATCAATTCTTCAACACCAATATCACCACTGGTTATTTTTTTAGCATATGTTCTTGCAACAGAAACAACAAATAAAAGATTATGATTTATTATTTTATCTTTTATTTTTTTTCTGTCTAATTCATCAGTTGTCTCAGACAACTTTATGAATAGTTCTTTTTCTTCTTCTTTGGTTAAAGGTTTAAGCTTTTCAATTTGACTGTAATAAGCTTTTAAAGATTCTTTAGATAATGTGTTTACAAAAAAATCATCATTACCAAGTCTTTTTTTACCGAAATCTGTTATCATATACTTTATTTATTTAATACAAAGATATTAAAAAATACGATACGAAACAAATTTTTTTTTAGATTACTTGAATAATAAATTCCCTAAATTTATCGCTCTACGTTGAAAATTTTCATACGTATCATTATTTTCAATAATGATATCTGCACATAATGAATCAATATCAAAAGAATCTTTTGATTCAAATGGTAGCCTTTTACTACCATCAACCCATATAACTAAATTAAACACATTTTGTCTTAAACACTCTTCTATCTCATCTCTACTTCTCATACCAACATAAATGTCGTTATTTTTCATGATTTCTTTAGCTAATCTAGCTTTGTCATCTTTATTATACTCACTTATTAAATTAAACCATTCTGCTCTATGTTTAAACCTATCGTTAAAACATTCTTTAACACTACTATAACCATATAAATCTTTTAATTTATCATATATGAATATGTCAGCACATGCTTCAGATGAAGATGTGTATTTTAAACCAAACTGCTCATTAAAAATTTCAGCTAGTGAGTCTTTTCCCCATCTAGCTGAACCAATTAAACATAACTTAACGTTTTTACCCATTAAAAACCTAGAAACTTATAAATTTCTTTATAATAATAAGATACAACACCAATTATACTATAAAATATAATGTAATCATACCAATGATAACCAATAGGTTTAATAAAGATAAATAAAATGGTTATCGGACATGTCAATAACCAACACTTAAATAGTTCTTTTAAAAAGTTTTTCATATTTTTTTTATGTTTAAATTAATTGTAATCAGGACAGGATTCGAACCTGTAATAGACGCTCCTTAGAGTCCGCTATCTTGGCAACCAATTCCGCCACCTGACTAAGAAAATAACTAATGAGGTCTTCGTTTCTCCTAGCTGGCCCACTTGAATATTTCTATTCTTGCCCGACTCGAACGGGAATGCTAGCAACCCAATCCAGCTTGCTCTTTTCAGAGTCATTAGTTATTTTTGTTGTTAGGACAGGATTCGAACCTGTACGCAGTATCTTAATTACAGGCTCTTTTCACGATACTGCCGAGCCATGCGTGCGTCTACCAATTCCGCCACCTAACTTCCACCCCACCTTGAGATTACTGGTGAGTAGATGTATCGGTTTTCTTTCTTTCAATAAACCTGTGGGTCTTACCCTCTTAAAATTAGTCAAACTACTTGGAGCCTCTGTTACCTAGCTTTATTCCAAAGAGACTGGCGTTTTATAGAGCTATAACCAGTTTCTACCAAAATGTGATAGTCTTCTTTATAGATATTAGGATGTCCAGTCTAATACCCTATTCATTGTTTAAGTCTTGAATTAAAGACTCTGAGTATCTCTTACTCATTGTAGTTAGAGTGGGGGTCGAACCCACAAGGGCGTTTCTGCCCACAAGATTTTAAGTCTTGCATGTTTTCCTATTTCATCATCTAACCATTTTATTATTTACAGGATAGCGTTAGTTGACTTTATCTATTTTGAATTTGAATGTAACTTTTGCTGAATCTATCCTTTAAAATAATTTATATTACAAATTTACTAACTTTTTAACATTAAAACAATTTTTTTTATTTTTATACCCTATATGGTATTAATTTATTTGTTTTATTATTTTTATACCCTATAGGGTAATATTTTTAGTTATTTACAGAATCGGTTTTTCGGGTTGAATTTAAAAGATTCATCGATAATTTAATTTTGCTGAAATAATTCTTCAAAATAACTAAAATAATTTCAAAGTGGGTTTCTATAATTTTGCATAATTATTCTTTTTTGTTTTGCTGTAACCACTTTTTATAATACAAATATACTAACCTTTACCTCATGAAAACAAATTTATTTTCTGTTTTTTATGTAATTATTTGATTATTAACCAATTTAAAATCTACTTTAGGTTTAAGTTCTGTTAAAACAACTATTATTTGTTGTTTTTCTATTTTTGAAATATCATAAATTACATTAACCACTTCGTAATATATATCATTAAAGAAAAGTAATTCATTTTTTTTAGGAATAACATTCATTTGGATATCATTTTTTAAAATCTTCCAATTTACATCTATAAACCTTATATTATTTTTTTTCTTAAACATAAGTCAAATTTACTACATTTTTTTAATTAATGAACGATATTTATTAATAAATAACATTTAGCTAAATAATTTAAATCATGAAAAATCAAGTAAGAGAATGTGGTTGTAAAAAATAACCATGTATTAAGGGGATTTTAAATCCCCTTAATTATTTTAAATGTTTTCAATATTTTCATTTTGGGTTGTATCTTTTTTTGTTCTTCTACTAGAAAATTGTTCGGATGCTGTAAACCCTAAACCACCTAACACAATCCAAGCCATATATTCATATATAAACTCGTTTACAGTGTATTCAAAGAATAAATCTGATATAAACCCTATAGCCATAAAAATAAACGCCATTAAGGTCACAAAACGCTTACTTGATACTTTATTCTCAACCAATAATAATGACATAAAGAACTTTCCCATAATATTTAATTTATTTATAAATATGCTGAAATAAAAAAAACCTTACAAAATAATTGTAAGGTTTTTAGTGGAGCGAGTCGGAGTTGCACCAACGTGTTGGTTATTCTTCAATACCTTTCTACATGTTTATAATGGTTTTCTAACCATTCAAAATACATCAAATTTGTTAAGTTCTCTGATTAGAAACTAATGGACTACCATTATGTTGTAGAAAATACTACAATTAAGTAAGTTATTACTATCAGCGATATCAGGCTACCGCAAGCTCTCCAGCGAAGCTACATGTAACTTCGTTAAGGAAATTTTCAGAAACAACTAAATCGTTGCCATTTGTTTGTTTTGATAGGGTATTTAAGTGTTTCCATCTAACACTACATGCTTAATACTTACGACTATAACCAGTCGATTCTAATATCGCCCCATTGTTTTAATAATTATTACAAATATACTAAAAGATACAAATAAAAACAAATATTATTTAATAAATATTATGTGTATTTATCAATAATAGTTTTAAACATGTAATAATATGTGCTAATAGTTGTTTTAGCACCGTGAGTACTAACATTATTAAATTCATTTTTAATAACATCAGAAATATTGTTTATGGTTGATGCTTTTTCTATAAATGAAAAACCCTCCCTTTCTTGAAATATGATTAACGCTTTTCTAACGCTGTACGTGCCGTAAAAAGAAAACGGCATATAGTTTGATTTTATCCAATCCCACATGTCATTAGGGTTGTTTGTGTTTGGTGCTTCTTGATGACAATCTTTACATAGAAGAACATAGTTGTCAGGTGAATCACTACCACCTAAACTATGTGGAACTATATGACATCTTTCTAATGAAGGGGTTTTATGTGATTTTCTAAATCTGTCATCACCACAATTCCAACAGTGTGTGTGTGCATCGGCCCAATCGAAATTTAATTCTAGTTCACTTATATTACTATTTTTTATCCAGTAATCAGCAATATGTTTTATAGTTGTTTTACAATATCTTGTCGCCATTATTATTAATTATTTTTTTCTACTTATTACCGAATCAATAATACCATATTTAAGTGCTTCATCAGCATTCAACCAAAGGTCCCTGTCAGCATCTTTCATAACTTGTTTTGCAGTTTTGTTTGTGTACTCACCAAGCAACCCAAATAATATTTCATTATATTTCTCAGTTTCAGCAATTGTTAATCGCATGTCTTGAATAGTACCCCCCATTGAAGAAGAAACTTGGTGTAGCATAACTCTACTGAAACTTAAACTATACCTTTTACCTTTGGTTCCAGCACCTAATAATACACTACCCATACTAGCGGCCATACCTGTGTTTATAGTGACGATATCAGAAGATATATAACCAATAACATCAACAATTGATAAACCACTTTTAACGCTACCACCAGGTGTATCAATATGTAGAGTAATATCTTTTGTTTCCATATTATCAAGAAACATTAATTGTGCTTGAACAACCGTGCTCATCCTATCGTTAACTGGTCCAGCTAACCATATAATCCTATCCATCATCATTCTATCAAACACTGACATTAGTGTTGCTCTGAATTCTCTTTCTTCCAAAATCATCGGTGATAAAGAACCAAATACATTTACATTTGAATAAATGTTTTCTTGCAGTTTTTCCCAATAATATAGTTGCATACTGCTTATGCCCATGTGTTTTGTTGCATAAGATTTGAATTCTTCATGCATACCAGTGTCTACTAAATTTTCCATTTTTTTTTTAATTGTTTAAACTTCTAACATAAATTGGTGTATTTTCACCTAGCCAAGCACCTAAAATATTAAAATGATAATATTCTTCGGCTTCATCATATGACATATCATATTTATCGATTAATATTGATAACATTTTTTCTACATCATATGTTACAACTGGGTTTAAATTAATTCTTTCCGCAATACCTATTATTGCATCATCAAACCCATCACACATTAGTGCTTCTGGATTAATCAATTCTATCTGTTCTTTCATATTTTATTTAATAACTTCAATTTTAATTATTCTATCATCAGAAGAAAAATTTAACGGACTATCGTTAAAATTATCTGATATAAATCTATATGCTGCTGTTGGATTACAATTAAATTCGTCATGAAATGTTTTCTCGTCAATCATTTCTGTACAATCAAACTCAACTGTTATTCTAAAACCAATATTCTTTTCCATGATTAATTATTAAAGCATTTCCTACATATAGGTATATAAGTTTTTTTATCACCGATATACATCAAATCAGTATTATTAACCATTCTTTTAGAATAGTTTGCCAAATTTTTCTTACAGACCATACAAATTGAATTAATCTTATCAACTTTATCAGCAATTGAAAATAATTTAGACATTGTTATAAACGGATTTCTTTCATAATCCAAATCTAAACCACTTATTATTATTCTTTTACCTTCATCAGCCATTCTTAATACAATCTTGTATAAATCTTCATCAAAGAATTGAGCTTCATCTATTGCAATAACTTCATAATCTTTACTCTTATTGTAGATATCATCAATGTTATCGACAACAACAGCTTGTAATTCACCACATAAATCATGTGTTGCTATTGCATTATTTTCCTTTTCGTTTCTACTATCAATGTTAGGTTTGAAAACAATGAAACTTGTTTCAGAAATTATAACTCTTTTAATTCTTCTAATCAACTCTTCTGTTTTACCTGAAAACATAGGGCCACAAATAACCTCAATCACTATTACCTCCCTGTTCTACTTAAAGATTCGTCTTCAGATTGGTTTTCAGCATCGTAAAGACTTTTAATTGTTTCTCTAACATTTTCAATAACTTCAAATGTATGTTTTCTTAAGATACCGCTATGAGCCAAAAAGTCTGGTTCAGTAATTAATACTTTATCTTTATCCATGTCATAAGCGATATATGCTACAGCTTCTTCAGCAACAATCATTTTTTGCACATCGGTTAATTGTTCAAAAATGTTTTGATTAATAATAATGATAACATCATCACCAGTTCTGTACTTTAACAAATCATTAGCCCTCATAACTTTAAAAATCTTTTTTGATTTGTTATCTGCTAATAACTTAATGTTTACACTTGGTGGTAATGTTGATTGGTTAACAACCACTTCATCAAATAAACTTTCAATGTCCTCATAAGGTTCTTCAAATCTTGCCATAATTACTTTTTTTTTAACTTGTTATTTATAATACAAATATACTAATAATAATCGAACTAAACAAAAAAATGTTTTAATTTCGTGATATTTTTATTCTAAAATACTGTCGTAATTAAATACATATCAATTAGTTATAAAAATGTATTGCGTATAGCCTGTTGTTATGTGCAAGGCTACAGTTCAATTTCAATCAAAGATGTTTCGACAAGTTCAAACCAGCATTGATTATATGAACCGCTACCATCATCTTCCCAATTTCTTTTAAAGCCAAGCATATACCATTCTTCTGCCTTTAAATCTTTAGTATCAATTTCATTAACCGATTCCCAAAGTTTATCAAAATCTTTTTTTACCAATGTTTCATTATCTCCAATTGAAGCAACTCTCAAATCAAATTCTTCAAAAGAAATTGAGCCATCAACTACGCTACTGTGTGTATAAATTTCAACGTAAATCATTTCATTTCAAATTAAATTTAGTGCTGATAAACCGCCCAGCACATAACATCGGTTTGGCAAAATTGGGGTTGACTTTTTTCTATCATTTTTTGTAGTTATTTAAACATTAGTAATTTTTATCTGTTTTTGTAGGTATTATCACACACTTCACCAAACTGTAGTCATTAGGTTTAATCATTAATTTGTTTTGAATCATCTATTGGTTTCACATCTGGAAGTTCGTTTATCCCCTGTTTTCCAATTGACTCAATAACATTCAACATTGGATGGTCTTTATCCATTTCAGTAAGTCCATCTAATAGACCACTCTCTTCCCATTTTTTGATAATTTCTTCTTTTCGTTTATTTTCCATATTTATATTTTTTACAAAGGTAAAACAAATTAATGACTAAACCTAACAAATGATAAACAACATTAAAACGATTGTTTATCATCGGACGTTATAAGCCATTTTGACGAGCTACTACAACCATTCCGACCTCTGGATGATATTGGATAGCACATTTATATTCAGCAGCTAATTGATAAAACTTTTCAAGAAACTCCTTATGCTTACCTTCTGGAGTGTTGTGGTTAAGTTCAATCCTTTGCCCTTCTAAACTTGCTTTTCTTAACCCTATTTCAATTCCGTGTTTAATTCCTCTATCCCAAGTTTCTCTCATTTCAACTTTAGAGTATTTATGAGTTCCAAAAAGCAAACTTAATCCGCTTTCTTTTTCTTGAAAAGATGTATCTCCTTTCATTTCTTCTCTGAAAATGTGTTCAATTCGTAAGTCCATTTATTTTTGATTTGTGAAGAAAAACGGCTTATAACAGCACATTGCCAAAAGTGGCGGTTTAGTGCTAATATCAACTGTTGTGCTTCGGTTTAACATTTGTGTTTATATCAAGTTTAGTGCTTCGATTTCGCCACCTTCGGCAATCTGCGGAACGTTATAGGTAATGCTTGACGAACCTATCTACTTTTGCTTGGCATTCTGCTTTACCTAAAAATTTTTGATACCATACCATTTGTTTAGTCTTTGTTTCAATTACAGCAATATCCATAATTAACCCTTCATCACTTCCATATTCTAATGATTTAATTGCATCTTCAATAGTATTATGTTCATTATAATCAGTAACACCGAATCTATCAAAAATTGAAACAAAAGCACTACCTATAACAACAGGTTGTTTATTACTACTCATTTTTTTAGTTATTCGGTTATATTGTTTTCAATAATTCTTAATTTATTTATCACTTCTTTTTGTTCTTCTGTTATGCTTTTTGGTATTGATATATCAGCAATAACAAATAAATCACCACGTGAATTGCTTTTAAATTTATTTAATCCTTTTTGTGGTATTCTAAACATTTTATTTAATTCAGTATGTTCTGGTATGTTAATTCTTATTTTACCACCATCAATCGTTTCTATATCTATTTTATCACCTAATACTAATTGGTCATATCTTAGCTTAACATTTAACTTTAAATCATCACCAGACCTAACATACGTGTCATGTGGTAATTCTTTAATTCTGACGATTAGATTACCATTTATACCATTCCTAACAGCATTACCTCTACCATTTATATTAAAACCCATATTTTCAAAAACACCTTTTGGTATTTCTAATTCTATTTCGTCTGTTATCTTTTTAGTACCACTACCATTACAATCACCACAAACATCCTCATAAACAATACCATCACCTTCACAAACATTACAAGTTGTTGCTTGTTGGAAATAACCAAATGGTGTTTGTGTTACATTAATAATAACACCATCACCATTACATTTAGGGCAAGTCTTAGAATTTGTACCACCATGACCATTACATGTTTTACAACTATCCAATCTATCAAATCTATATTTGTTTTTTACACCATTATGTATCTCGTTAAGATTTAATTTAATTTCTAATAAAACATCACTACCAATCTTTTGTGGTTTCGCAAAATCATTAAAATCAAATATTGAACGTCTTTTTTCTGTACCAAATCTATCATAATTTGACCTTTTTTCATCATCAGATAATACACCATAAGCCTCAGATATGTCTTTAAATTTTTCTTCAGCTTCTTTGTTGTCAGGATTCTTATCTGGATGATATTGCTTTGCCAACGTTCTATAGGCTTTTTTAATCTCATCCTTTGTTGCATCTTTAGCAACGTTTAAAATAGCATAATAATCTTTCTTTGACATAGCTTTATTTACTTTTTAACAAAAATACTATATATTTATGATATAAACAAACAAAATGACATATAGAGTAGTTTTATTAAGTAATGGTGAATATAAAAAAACCTTGTATAGATGTAAAACAAGGGAATCAGCTTTCATAAAATTCCATAAATTAAAAAAAGCTAATAATGTTTATTTCCCTAAAAAATACTTAAACACAAAAAAAATAAAACCAGTTAAGTTTCAAATATGTGTAACTAAACCTACTGAAGATACAGATACTTTTAGATTACTAAGAGATGATTATGGTAAAGTATATGTAGAAAAACCATTAGGTGATTGGACTATATTACATTCTGATTCATACGAAGTTGAAGAAAAATTCTGGATATTCGGACATGACTCTAAAAAAAATAGACCAACAATTAAAGAAATTGTTAAAAAACTAATGGTTAACGCATATTCAGCTAAATTAGTGAAACAAGTAATCGTAGTTAATAACAAATTAGTTATTTATAACGAAACAGACTTTGATTTAGTCCTATGCAAAAACACTGAAGATGCACAAAGATTACATCATACACTACATAAGATAGCCAAAAAACATAGATATAGACATCTTATGTTTATGGGCACTGCCAGTAAATATATGATAAGTGTTATGTATGACTTAATAGTTGAAAAAACAGGTTGGGATTACCCAAAAGTTAGAAGAATGACCACAAGACCTTAAATTAACTTTCAAGTGGTTTAGTGGAATCAATTGAAAAAGTAGTTTTTATATCATTAATAATACCATTTATCCTTTCCATATCTGGTTCTGAAACAATTACAGGGTTTATACACTCAATTCTTTCAACACCATCTGTTGGTAAAAAGAATGCTAAAACATTTGATTGTTTCTCATGTAACATTCTATTAACAGATTCAGCAAAAGGACCAATAATTTCTTTATTAGCCATTAAATCCCTATCAAGATAAAAAACTAAAATTAATGGATGTGGATTAGTAAATTCTTTTTCAATAACATCACTTAACTTGTAATCCTCACCTTCAAAATAATTTGATAGATATTCATTAACTATATTGTTAACCTCTTTCTTATCTTTAGCGATTGTTGCTTGTACATTAACTTTATTATGACGATAATAAACGATAATGTCACTATTGCTTAATTGTTTAATTACTATTCTTTTCATATCTTACAAACTTATTTTTGAATATCTTTCTGAGTTAACAATATCTAACATTATTTTTTCTGGTGAATAGTCAACATCACCTAAAATATTTTTAAGTAATGTTGGTGAAAAACCACTAACTAAACAAACACCACTCTTATCGTATTTTACTGGGAAATTATTATTAGCACCATTTAAATTCCAGTAAATAACACTAGGCATTTTATAACCAGCATCATTATACATCCTTTCAATCATCTCTTGTGCAGATGTATTATATTTAACACCTTGATTAAACTGCATATCTGACAATATCACAAGTGTATCTGGCATTTCATCAGCTGAAACTTTGTTTTTAACAGCTGAATTTAATACTAAATTGAAAACACTCTCTAAATTGGTTGACATACCCCAATGAGAATTGCTCATTTGGATAAACCTTTCACTTAAAGTACCTTTAAGTATTTCTAATGTCGGTGATGATGAAAATGTAACAAAACCATCTTTAAATAACCCTTGATTTCTTTCAGAAATGTATATACCTAAAGATATAGCAACATCTAAACATGTTATTGTTTTACTACTACCAGCAGGACATGACATAGAACCAGAAACATCTACGATAGGTAATAGTCTTTTTTTATTACCTTCCATATAATTAGGTAATGAATTCCATTGAACATCCGCACCATCTTTATTACCATAACGCATATTTTTAATAATATCGTATGGATATACTGCACCAGCTTTAATAGTGGTTTTACCTGTCTTAACATCATTAATAAAAGATAAAAATCTTTCTTTATCATGTCTAATAAATACTGACATGTAATCACTCATGGCTTTTGATGGTATTTTATTATATTCAATAGAACCCCATTTATTAGAACACATAAGTTGTTCAACAGTATTTGACAAGTCACTTAGTAATATTCTATATTCTTTAGGTGACAATCCTAAACTTTTTCTAATTTGATTAGCCCAACGTTTTTTATCTTTATTATTAACATTAGGTCTTGGTAACCATTTTGCACATAACCCGTCTTTGGCTTTTAAACCCTCTCTAATGAGCGTTAATACGTTATCCTTTGCCTTGGTATCAATCAAAGGTAACATGTCATCCCATCGCCCATATTCGCTAATTAAATGGATATTATTAATTAACGTATTTAAATCGTTATCAGCAAGGTAAGTAATAACATCTTTAAAGATTTGACGTTCACCTGCACCTTCTCTTACATCACGACTCCAAAATAAAATTTTAAGTGCTATTAATTTATTCTCATGGTATGCTTTAATGAAGTTATTCATCAACGTTTGCTTATTGTGTTTACCTCTTAACGCACCAATACTGAAAAACAAATCAACACAATGATTGCTTGTCGTACTATTAGCCAACATACCATTTGTTGTTAGCGTATCATTACTTGTCATACCGTTAAATAAGTTACTCATAAGTCGTTTTTAAATCTTTATACAAAGATACTACATTTTAAACCTAAAAAACAAATTTTTTTTAAAAAAAATTAAGGTAATTTAACAAATTTAACTAATATCCCATCAATCTCTACCTCAAACTCATCATTTGGTGTGAATGTCTTAGAATATTGATTAGTTTGTCTGAATAATTCTTCGTTTAACGCTGTATGTTCTTGATTTGTAAGGCTATAAGTTAAAGTTAACCCATTTTTATAGATATTAGGTTCTTGGATAATAGCTGATATTGTTTCTATTAGTTTTTCGTAAGTCATGATTAAATTGTTTTGAAAAAATTTTTAATTGATTCTTTTAATTTAACGTACCATGGTTTTTTTATTATTTTTATGGTTGTTAAATTTTTTTTCATTTCATCACCTAAACCATTTTTTAATTCGTTAATGAATTGTTGTTTTTTTAAAGAAGTCAAATACTCGTCATTTTTTGCTTCTTTTTCAAGTTTTTTAAGCTCTCTTACTAATAAGTCTTTATTATTCATATTTTAATTATTTTTTCTTTCATATCACGGTATAAAGGTAACGGTATTCTTTTTTTTGAGAACCATCCACATTTTAGATTTTCATCATCTAATTTAGCTTTAAATTCATCTTCAGTAAAACCTTCATAATAATGAAATGTAACCCCATCATCATTTTTAACCACATTTATTTTTTTAAAATCAATTATATCAGGGTTTATTGAGATTTCTTCTTTTATTTCTCTCTTTAACCCTTCTAAAATATCTTCATTTTTTTCTATATGTCCAGCAACACATGACCAAGTTGGTTTTTTATCATTTCTTAATAATAAGAATATTCTATCAGTTGATAAACATTTAATAAGTACTCCAGCGGCAACATTTGGTTTTGTTGAATAATTATTAGAATTATCATGACCACATTTATGGCAAACATATTTATCATGTTCATCAGAGTCTACTGTATTCCAAGACCAACCACAGCTTGAGCAATTAACTATTTTATTTATTTCTTCTTTTAATAGTTTAGTTATTATAATTTTGTTGTCCATATGATTTATTTATTTATTTATTTAAATAAATATTTACAAATATACTAAAAAAAATATAATTTATATATAGTTAACAAAGATTATGAACACATTATTATTTATTTTACTTTCTTATGGTATAACAAATATTTTATTATTTGGTAGTATTTTCTCTGGTTGGAGAAATTTTTGCTTAAAATATAGCCCTAATTTTTTTGGTAAGTTATTCACTTGTCCTATGTGTCTTTCGACATGGGTTGGTTTTATTCTATCTTATTTTTTTTCTTATTTAAATTATGAAACACCATTTACAACATATGGTGTTGATATTTTGTATCTAAAGATTTTCTTAGATGGTTGTTTTACTAGCGGTTGTGTTTGGTTAATTCATAATTTTGAAGAAGCGTTTGAAAGACACCACAAAAAATAAAATAAAAAAACCACATTAATTATGTGGTTTTTTTATTCTTCAACATTTTTCTGTTTATTTCAGCTCTTTTTTCTTCCTCTATCATTTCAAGTTCTTCTTCACTTAATTGAAGAGGATTACCATGTTCATCTAAATATGGTATTTCATTTATAACATTTGTAGATTCTTCATTAATGGTTTCTTCGTAATAAGTATCATTTGTAATAGGTTCTGGTGTTTCTTCATTTATTGATGTATTATCAATCATTGGTAGAAAGTCATCATCATGAGAATTAAAAACAAATTTTAACTCTTTTAATTTCTCTAATGAATTTTCTTTAAATAATTTTTTTAACTCATTAAACTTTACTTTTAACAATTCTTGTTTCTTTTCATGTTCAATGTTTAAATTAATTATTTTTCTAACATTCTCTAATAATTCATCAATACCTATTTCATTTGTTTCGCTATAAAACATAAAATAGTTGACTTCATCATTACCTTTTACTTTTTTAATTTTTGGGTCGTTTGTAACAACCCAATCATTTTTAAATACAACATCTATAAGCGGTTTACCATCTAAGTATCTAATACCTATAACATAAGGTTGTAATGATTCTAATGTTTTTTGGATGTTAGCCATATTAAATTTAAAAAAGCGTGATTAAAACAGTTAATACATATGATATTGATAATCCTAATAAAATTAATGATTTTTCACTTAATTTATATTTAACTGGTTCTATTTGTTCATCTGTATTATTACTATTGACTATAATTGTTTGAAACAAAAAATAACCATGTCTTACAATATTCAATATTGATAAGAAAAACAAAATCATTAATATTTTATCCATGATATAAAAATATGATAGTATTAGTTATTTTTCTTTGCGTCAGATACATTAACCCTTAAAGTTTGTGCTAATGCTTTAACTTCTTGCATACCTTTTCTAAGTCTGGTACCAGCAGATTTGTTTTCTTTTTCAAAGAATTTGTTTGCATCATTTTCTAATGATAGGATTAAGTTTTTTAGTTCTAGAAATGTTTCCATAAATTTTAATTTAATTATTGTTATTATTGTTATTATTTTCGTCACGTTTTAACATATTTGTTAATTTGTTTAAATTATGTTCTAACGTGTTTATTTTGCTTAATTGTTCTTTAATTTTACTTATTTTTTCATTAATGTCAATATTTGAATTCATTAACCTCTCTAATTCGTCTTCTGACTTCAATATATCAGAAGTTAATTCCATAGTTAAGATTTGAAATACCCTATTATAATCCATATAACAAATATACTAACTTTAATTCAGTATATCAATACTTTTTTAATCTTTTTTTTCTAATATCTTATATATTTCAATTAAGACATCTAATTCAGATTTAGTTTTTGGTTTAACATAATCAAAAACATCTAACCAAAACTTTAAACTTTTTTTATCGGTATAATCACTATCTTTATTAGTGTTATTATAAAAAGTTTCATTTAGAAACTGAAAAAAATATTCCTTTGATTTTTCATTTGTTAAATGAAAACCTTCTTTTAAAAAATTATCTACGTTTTTATCCCAACACCAATCATAATGTTTTTTCTGTTGTTTTTTATTTGTTATATCATCACCTAAATAAGTGTCATATATTAACATTAATAATGATTGTACAAAATCACTATATAATTCACATCTTTCAAATTTTATATTATTTGCTATATATGTGACATTTATGTTATTATTGTTTGTTCCCATTATTAATATATAATTTAAATAAAATTATTTATTAATAAATAGTTAAAACAAACAAAAAACCCCTACATTTGTAGGGGTTTTTTTAATTAATCTAATCCTGAATCTTCTTGCGAATCTTCAATCGCTGTAAATATTCTTTCAGCCCTATTTTTAGAAGTAGCATACCTGTCTAAAAACTGGCTAGGTACTGAATACATCGTATTTCCTTTTTTTACGATATATTCACTAGGATTGTCAGCGTTTCTTAATAACATCGCCTTATTAGAATCACCTATAAAATTTTCTGGTGATTTTTCTTTGTTTAAATCAACATCAGATGGTTCTAATTCTATCATAGAATCATCTTCTATTTCTGGTTTATCTTCTATTTCTAATTCCTCATCTTCTGTTTCCTCTTCAGTATCAGTTTCATCTTCTTCTTCATCTTCTTCTTCATCATCTAATGTTACTTCATAAACAATGTCATCTAAATCCTCTTCACGGTAAAATCTGTTCTCTTCGTCAGAATAGCTATAATTATCTTCTACATCTTCTACATCTTCTTCATCTTCTCTGTCTTCTAAATCCGCTTTTCTTTTTTCATCACCTCTTGTCATAGCATTCCACCATTCGTCATCTTCATCTTCATCTTCGTCTTGGTTCCAAGGTGCTCTAGGGTCATACTCAGCGCCTGGAGGGTAATTACTCTCACTAACTTCAATTTCATATATGTTTTCATCAATATCACCGTCCATATCTTCGTATATACCTTCATCCATACCTTCATACATACCTTCGTACATATCTTCGTGCATATCTTCGTACATACCTTCGTACATGTTTTCATCCATATAATCAAGTTCATCAAGATTCATACGACCTTCTGTTGACATATAATCAGATTCTTTAATATGTTTTTTAGCTTCAGGTGCTTGTTTTACTTTATTCTTTGGCATCTCTGTTGTTTCTTTTTTAACAGCAGACATTTTTGTTTTACCTGAGTTAATATGTTTTGTTGCTTCAGGTGCTTTTTTAGTAACTTCGTCAAAATTACCTTCATTATAGTCAGCTTGTGATTCTATATTTTTACCAGAAGAACTTTTAAGTGGTTTTTTAGCTTCAGGTGCTTGTTTTTTAGCTTTATCTGGATTACCAGCTGTTGCCTTTGCTATTGGGGTGTCTTTGCTAACAGAACCATGAATGTGTTTTGTTGCTTCAGGTGCTTTTTTAGTAACTTCATCCCAATTACCTTCTGTTGCTTTAACACCTTCCATATCAGAACCTTCACTTAATAGTTTTTTTGTTTTATCTAAAATACTACCAAATACTTTATTCTCATTAATTCTTTCATTACCTTTAACAATACCTAAAGTATCTTGTGATTTATAACCAAAAAGTTGTTTCATTCTTGTGATATCTTCATTAACTAAATTTTTATCTGAAGCTACTAATACAACTGGTTTACCATTATTTGAACCTTCCCATCTGATTCTGTAACTTTCATTACCATCAGTCATTTCAAATACTTTATTATTAGTTTTATATGATTCTGGTATTAATTTTAAAGCATTACCTAAACCATTAAATTCTTTTTTAAACTTAAGTCTTTTCATTTTATTGTTTTCTGTTAATTTATTATTATTCTCTTTATTTTCAAACATTGAATGTTTAACAATAGTTTTATTACCTTTATTAGATTCTGTTGTACTTTCAACATCGTCACCAAAACTATAAATACCTTTTTCAGCTTTTATTCTTTTATCAAAAGATGATTTTGATATTCTATTAAAATTTTTACCAAAATCATCTGAAGATGCACCAAATGTTTCTTGAGCATTACCTACTTCTTTACCACCTTTGTTACCCATTCTAGTAGAACCTTCGATTGCTTCTTTATTTCTTTTTTTAAATCCTTCGCTTGGTTCTCTATCATATTCTAACATCTCCATACCATTTCTTATTTCAATTTCATTATGGTATTCAACTTCATCTTCATTTGTGTAATTAAATTTATTTACAGGTATTTTATCACCACCAGCTTCTTCTTTACCTAAACCTTTTTCATAGTTAGTTAATTCTTTACTAGTATCAGATAACCCTTTTTTATTTATCTTATTATTTTGATTTCTTATAGAATTATTCATAGAAATGGCTGGTGTGGCATCTTCAGATATGAATAAACTATGTAATTTTTGTTGTATTTTGTTTTTATTACCCATACTTTTTTTATTAATAAATATTGTATAATTTAAATAAAGTTAATTTATTTTATTTTTTTTAGCCTGTTCAGCTTCTTTATCAATCATATTTATTATGAATTCAGAAACTTTAGATATAATTTCTAAATTATTTTGAATTTTTTCTTTATTAGCTTTCCAAAGTGCCAAATAAGTTGAATGATGTTTAACTGGTAAATCATAATGTTTTAATACAACATAAGATACACTTTCAGCTTGTAATTCAACCAATTCATTTTTTTCTTTACCTTCACCATTATCAATATAATATATTGATGATTTTTTCCAATGCATTAATTCATGTGCTATTTCATGTATCATTGTTGATAATCTAGCAACACCAGTTACGCTAGAAGTTAAATTAATATGGTCACCTGCCGAATAACCTTTCTCACCACTTTTAGAATCTGAAGATGTTACTTTAATTCCCATATTATTAGCTATATCTTTAACATATTCAAATAATTCATCAGCTGTTTCTGATGGTGTGTTATCTCCCCACCATTGTGGCGTTTCTGGTATTTCACCTTCTGGACTTGTGGCTTCAGTATCGGCAATATCAAATACAGGTACTGCTCTAAATCCGCTAACATCTTTTTTGAAACCCAATTCATCACCAATTTCTTCATCTGAATCTTTTGTCTTTGTTATTATTGGTGCTAAAATAAAAATACTTTTAGCACCCTTTTTAACTTGTCTATTTTTTTCTTGCCATTTTTTATATGATGCTACACGTGTTGCATTTGGATTTTGTATAAAAATTAACATTCTATTATAGAAACTATAATTATGAAATTTAGAAAAAAATGTTAAATATCTTCTTATTTCAGCAGATAAAGCTTTTTCATCTGTAGCGTTAGCTAAATCATTAATATACATTTCAATTTTGCTTTTTAATAATGATTTTTTATCAGTAGCCGAATTATCAATCGCTTCTTCTAATTCTTCTAAACTATCTACAATATATTCAACTTTATTTACTAATGATAGTGTTTTTTTAGCAATATCCATTTTATCTTTACTTATCACCCAATTACTACCATTCCATTGAAAACCATTTTGTTTTAAAATATTTTTATTTGTAAATGTCTCTTGACTAGCTGCTTTACCTTCTAAATCAGATATTACAATTAATTCATTTTTTTCTTTATTAATTTGTAATTTTAAAGCCTCATTTAAAGATGGTGAAATTATATTACCTTTAGTTTTCTTTATCTTAACAACATTATCAATAGCACCAGTACTACAACCACTACCAGCTGGTTTATTATTAAGTTTAACACAATCATTGAATTCTACAAATCCGCCATCAGGATATTGTGTTTTTTTCTGTGCTTTTGTTTTTTTAACTGGTTTAAAAGTGCCATCTCTGTTAATCCCTATTAAAGCATTTGTATCATATGGACCAACACTATCAGTACCTTGTGTTGTTTCATAAACTACTGGTATTTTACCAGCTATTGTTGGTCTGGTTATCGGTTTGCTAAATAATCCAGTGTATTGTCCAGAAGAACCAGCAGTAGTTATTTCATTTATATCTTCTTCTTCTTCTTCTTCTTCTTCTTCTTCTTTTTCTCTTTTTTCTAATTCTTTTTTTCTTATATCAGCTATCTTAGCTAATAATTCTTCTCTATTAGTTTTTTTCTTATTTGAATCTATTCCCCTAGCTTTTTGTAAATCACCTTTAAATTTTTGCCATACATCACTAAACTCAGATTCTATTATAGACATTAAATGTTTATCTTTTTCATATATTTTTTTTAACTCATTTAATACATTTTCATCAATTAATTTTTCTTGGCCATCATCTTTATATTTCAATTTACAACTACCATCTTCATGTATCTCCATAATGAAGTCAGCATTCTCATATAAATTTCGTGATTTTTTGGCACTCTTTACTAGTCTATACCAAAGCTGCGGAAATTCTTTTTCGTTTGGTTCTAATATAACTTTAAAACCGTTTTCAAGACTTTTAAGCGCATCATCTTTAGTAGAATGGATTCTATTGACAATGTATTTATTTTCGTCAACATCAAATACTAAAACATTTTGTTCAACCAAAGATTTAACAACACTACCAAAAGTTAAATTCTTTTCTGATAATATACTAGGAAACTCAATATCTGAAACATTAATATGCTGTGCTTTACCATTTTTCTGTAATTCTTTTATTTCATCAATATATAAATAATTAAGAAAATTTTCAGACAATTTTTTGTAATCAATCTTTGACTCGTTTTCCATTATTTGTTTTCCGACTTTATCTATATTTGACACACTAGGATTTGTTCTTTTTGGTTTAATTGTGTTTGAATACGTTATAGGTTCTATCTCACCCTCACTAAAATATTTTTTAAATAATTTATCAACTCTTGTTTCACCACCTTTTACTTTAGGCGATTTATTCAAATTTTCTTTTATAAGATTATATTGTTCTTTGGTTATTTTTATTCTTTTCATCTTTAATTTGTTTTATTGTCTAAATTATTAATCCAAGTTGCTCTTTTTATCCATAATGTTTTATATAATTGTGTTAAAACATTTTTTGTAATGTCAACAATTTTATCCTCAAGCTCTTTATCATTTTTGTAACGGTCTTTAATTATTTTCTCTATTTTTGATTCAAATGACTTTGAGTCAATAAAGTTTTTTAGCTCTTTTGTTACATCTGATTTTTTAAGCTCTTCTTTTATTAATATTTTATTTCTATCCATTGTTAAAATAACTTAACAATAAATATAATTTATAAATAAAAAAACCCATATAAATGGGTTTATTTTTTTATTTTTATGTTATTTGTTACAGTTATTGTATCTCCTATACATTGGCTATATACAGCAGCCCTATAATGTGGTTTAAGTTTAATAAGTTTAAAGAAATACTTTTTATCCCAATCTTTATATATAAATGTTGTTAACGTATCATTAAAAGTGGTTTTATCAAAAAATATTGTATCTTTATTAATAAATCCAGAAAAACCATAACATTTTTGATTGAAATCGAAAGTTAATCTTTTTCTTAAAGTATCGACTTTAAGTGTTGTTGATTTAATCGTAGTATCTTTATAATTATAGGTTGTTTCAACAATATTTGTTACATTCTTAGTCTTAATGTTTATCTTTTCAGCAAGACTATCTAATCTAGGATATAAAGCTTTTAATTCATTTACTGTATATTCTTGTTGTCTAGATTTATCTAAAATCAAACTATTTACATTTTCTGTAAACCTTTTTCTCTCTTCTTTCTCATTAGTATATAAATTATATAAAAAATAAAGAGATGTTGACAATAACATTATCAACCCAATTAATATTATTAATATTTTATTGCCTATTGACATTGTATTCATTTGTTAATTTTAAAGACCATTCTTTTGCCCAAACATCATAATAGCCTTTTAATTTTGTTAATATTGTATTTACTTCATTAGTTAATTCAACATTTTTCATTGTTGTTTCAATCTCACCACTAGCTAAAGACATTTTAAAGTTAATACCACTTTCACCATAGTTTTTATTTAAAAAAGACCCTTCTAATAACACATCATTATCTTTAACATAAATTTTGAAATTAGTTATTTTAACTCTTGGGTCAATAGTGTTTTGTAGTTTGGTTAACTCTTCTTTAAATAATGGGTCACCTTCTTTTGGTGCTATAGTATCTTTTTGGTCGTCAGGTATTGGTTTCATATCTGGACCAGTTATCGGTTCTTCGACCTCATTTATTAATTTTTTATAACCACTTCTTATGACATTCATCATTTTTTTTGTCATGTCATGTTCATTTATAATTTCTTTCATAGTTCTATTTTATCTTTAAATATATCAAATTTCCAATTAGGGTTTAAATCTGTAAAATGTTTTTCAATATTACTTTTATATAACACACCTTCAAAGTCATATAAGTCATCTATTTTAGTGTTATGAGCAACAACTAATTTAGGTATATTTAAGTCACTACATAATGTTCTAACTAATTTTATTGCGGATTCTAATTGTTCATCATTGTATGGTGCCCAATAAACATAATCTCTCCATTTTTTTTCCATTATACCATCAATTTTACCATAATATTTTTCATTAAACCAATTTGTGTATTCATTTTTCTTATTATCTTTTGTTAACCAACCAATATTTTCTATTAATATAACGACAGATTTAGTGTTTTGGTCTGGATTATTAAAATATCTTGAATAATACTTTGGGTCAAAATGTTGATAAATTTTACCCTTTTTATCTATGGTAAAAGAAGCTGTTTTTTTATATTTACCATTATAACGTGTTTCCCAACCAAAAACATGTCTCATACCATCATTAAAAGTGTTACCTAAAACAATTTGTTTTTTTTCACTTTCTAATGGGACATATTTATTTACATCTAATTTATACGTTTTGTCATCTATTATCATTTATATCGTTTAAAAATAACTTTATCTTTATTACCATCTCTAATTATTTTATTTGCGCCTATTGATTCAATCATGTTATTTCCTTTTGGCATAGGTACATTAACTGAATAACCTCTGTTTTGCTCTTTTATTTCTTTAATATCTTCTAAAGTTATTTTATTCTTTTTTGGTTGGTCTTTAACCTCTTCTTCTTTTATTTTTTCTTCATTTTTATTTTCTTCTATTTGCTCTTCTATTTGTTCTTCTATTTGCTCTTCTATTTGTTCATTTTGTTCTACATATTCATCTTCTTCTATTTTTGTTGCATTTTCCTCTATAGTTTTTTCTACAATAGGTTCAACAATTACTTCTTTTTCATTGTTTTTTTTACTATTGATAACTTTAGTTATACTATCTAATAAATTAGCTTTATTAAATAGTTTATTAACTTTTTTTTCTTGCTTGTTTTTAGGTTCTGTATGCTCATTTCTTTCTATTTGTAATACTTTGTTAGCAATTAATATTAAAGCAACAGCCAGAGGGTCAAAAACGAAAATAAATAGTAATATCAATATATTAACTATTTTTGACATTTCTTGATTAGTTAATTCAGATAAATATTTTAATGGACCTATTTCACCAGCTATTTCACTATTAGCATTTAGTTCCAATGCTTTAATTGTAAAAGTATTTATTGAATCAGATAAAACATTATTTTTTTTATTTAATTCATCTATCTCATTATTTAATCTCTGTATTTCATCATTTGATGATTTAATATCATTTCTAGCGTTATTTCTACCTAAATTATTTTTAGCGTTATCTAATCTATTTTCTTGAGTTGACCTTAATGCTGATAATTGTTCAATTCTTTTATTTTTACTTTCAATAATTTTTTGATTATCATCAACACTTTTTTCAATAATAGCTTTTTTACTATCCAAAACATTTATTTCTCCTTGATGTATTTCAAGTTTGTTAGCTGTTTTTTGATAAGCGTTTGATAAAAACCCATAAATACCTATTGAAGTTATAGCCATTAAAACTAATATACTTATCGTTAAATAAATTTTTAATCCATTGGCTATTTTATCCCAATAATTATGTAATGCTGTTGTAGCAATAATTTTACTTATTTCTAATACACTGGCCATTATAATAACAGCAACACTGGCACCAGCAAACAACTGACTTAATCCAAAAACAGAAAAATATGCTGCACAAGCTGCAACAACTAACGCAAAAAATAATATTATATAACTAAATCTAATTTTCATAATCTTAATTATTTATAAATATATAAAACGAAAAAAATTATTCATTAATTAGTGAATATAATTCACCTGAATTGTACCTTAATTTACGTAACGAACTTTCTTTTATTTGACGTATTCTTTCTTTTGTTAGGTTATATTTTTCACCAATAGCTTCTAATGTCATACTTTCAACATCTGGATTTAAACCAAAATAAGATATGATAATGTCTTTTTCTCTTTCATCCAAAATATTAAGAATATTCACTATACCATTTTTTATATCTGAAGTTAATTCATATTTATCTTCTTCTTTTTCATCAATCCCTATCAAATCAATTAATTCATCATTGTTATCATTAACAAAATCATTTAATGATTTATTTTGATTATACACTGATAAACCAAGATGTTCAGCCTCATTTGTTAATTCTTCATTTTCATAGTTAAAATTATCGTATTTTTTTAACTCTTTTAATATTTCTTTATTTAAATTAGATAATCTGTTTATAACATTTGTTGGTAATCTTACCGTTCTAGCGTTTTCGTTTAGACTATTGATTATTGATTGTCTTACCCACCAAACAGCATAAGAAATGAATCTAAAACCCATTGTGTGGTCAAATTTCTTAGCTGCTTTTAATAAACCATAATTACCTTCATTTATTAAATCATTTATCGGTAAGCCTTGATTTTGATATTCTTTAGCTATTGTTACAACAAATTTTAAATTTGCTTCCACTAAACTTTTAACGGCATCTTCATCACCGTTTTTTATTCTTTCAGAAAGAATTATCTCTTCTTCTTTTGTTATTACTTTACTTTTTCTTAAATCTTTAAAATATAAATTTAAATTGTTTAAAGAATCTTTTTCATAAAAAATTTGATTATTTTTTTTCATTAATTACATTTATTACATATTTTGTTATTTTGATAATAAAGTAAGCAGTCTTTTATCTAAATCGCTTAATTTATCAACACCCTTATCTATTAATTCGTTAAATAAAGCTTCTTTCTCATCTTTTGATAAAGATGATATAAATTCGGTTATATCTATTTTATGGTTATTAAAAATTATTTTATCATTTGTTTTATTATAACCATTTATTTCATCACCATGTTTTATTTCATGGATTTCAGGAATGTCATTAGTATCGTTTATGTCATTAATAAAATTTTTAGACATTTCATCCAAATCAATATCACCTAAAAAACTAAATAAACCATTTTCAACAGTTTTATCTTGTAAATTAAAAGAAGTAACATCCTCATTTAACTCAAAAATAAAATAATTATTTTTACATGTTTTCAACAAATTTTTCATTTCTTTTGGTGTCATAATTGTTGAAAAAGTTGCAATATATAAACCAGTAGTGTATATATAATTAATTTTAACCTCACTAATTTTATTTAGTTCTTCAAATGCAACTTCTTTATCAAACTTACCCAATAAAATCAAACAATAATTCTTAAATATCATAATACAAATATACTATTTTTTTAAAAATAAAACAATTATTTAATAATAACATTAGATATGTTATTATTTTTTGTTACGGTAATAACATTATTTGCCCAATCTTTTACCATATCATTATGCGTTATTAGAAAAACAATATCATACATTGTTTTAATTTTATCAAATAATGCTTTTAATTTTTCTATATTATCAGGAGCAACTTTACCCAATACTTCATCGAAAGTTATAAAATTAGGCATCGGTAATGTTGATACTTTTCCTAAGACACTTCTAAGAGCTAAACTTGACGCTGTTTTCTCAAACCCACTACCAGATTTTAATAATTTTGTTGTATCATCTTTATTTATTAAAAACTGAACATCATTTTTTTCATCTATATAAATTTCTACTTCAAAATCACAAACATCTTCAAGTAATCTTTGTACTTCTGAATTTATAATTGGTAATACTGAACGTAAAACCAATTTACTGATTCCTTTTTTTCCAACCAACTCAATATAGATTTTAAAAATCTTTTCAATCTCTTCTTCTTTTTTAATCGTTTCAATTAATTTAGTTTTTGTTTGTATGTCGTTTTTATTGTTAGTTATATCAGAACTAACTCTTTCTATTCTTTTTATTAAATCGTCTTTCTCAACTTCTAAAACGTTTAAATCTGTCCTACTTTTAGTGATTAGAATTTCAACATTTTTATTATGTTGAATAGCATCTAAATTCAGGTTGTATTTAGTCAATTCATTCTTTTTTTCAATAACCTTATTTCTTAGACCATCAATTTCAACTTCTAATCTATCTCTATCTAACTCTAATTTATTTTTTTTATCTATTTTTACTTTAACCTCATTTAATGACTCTATTTTATTAGTTAATAGTTTTAATTCTTTTTCTATAATTAATAAATTATTTTCTTTTTCTTCTATTTCGTCATTATGTTTGTTAATGTGTGATGTATTATCAACATCATCTAATTTTCTATTACATGATTGGCAAATACCTCCAGCTATTAAATCTTTAACAACTTTCTTTAAACGATTAATATCTGATGTGATTACAGCTTTATCTGAATTTTTTTTATTGTATTTTTTATTTAATTCATGGTATTCATCCTCATCAAAGTTTAATTCACCAATATTATCTATTTCTGTATTAATATTGGTTATTTTTTCTTTTGTTGTTTTACCTATCTTTGTTAATTCTTCTATCTTAGAATTTAATGTTTCAGGATTTAAAGTGCTTATAGTAACATCTATCTTTTCTTTACTTGAAATATAATTTTCAATATCTCCCTTTGTTTTTTCTATTTTTACTTTTGTTTCAGTTAATTTATCATTTAACTTTACTTCAAGTTCATTAAATTGATTTATCTTTTCATTATGTTCTTCAATCTCTGTTGTTAATGTTACTATATCATAATCATTTGATTTCTTTTTTCTTGAAAATTCATTATACATAATCCTAACAGCAGCTTCTTTCTGTTCCAATATTTCAAGACCAATTAATCTTGTTAATACTTTACCAGATTCAGTAGTTGTTAAACCAATCATATCATCAAGATTTCTTTCTGTCGCTAATACTAGCATCTCAAAATCTTTTTCAGTACCAATAGTTTCTCTTAGTTTAATTGTTGTCCTTTTGGCATCTTCTTCATTCAACATTTTTTCTTCACCATCAGGTAAAATCTCATAATAATTAACTTTACTGACAACAGTCCATTCTCCAGTCTTTTTAGCCGTTCTCTTTAACTTTCTCTCTATTATGAACTCATGCCCATCAATCTCAATCATACCCTTAACAACGACCTCATTTTTGCCACTAAAGCTATTAAAGATTTGTTCGTTCTTATCAGTTTTTGTTGTACTACCATGTAACAAAAATTTCATACTGTCAATAGTTAATGTAGTTTTTCCACCCATATTACTTGGAGAGGAATTAACAACAGTTAACCCATTTAACTTATTTATAGGAACATAATTATTCTCACCAAATGACAAGAAGTTATCAATCATTATCCATTTTATATTCCATTTTTTATGTTGTGTTTCAGTCAAATCAACATTTATTTCAGCATTAACTTTATCATCAAGTGCTATTATTCTATTGAAGTCAACTACTTTACCATCTCTACTTATTAATTCCTTCATTAACACTCTTTGATAGTTAATATCCATAATATTATCTATACCAGCACCATCAACTTCAATTAACTCACCATTATTATTAATTTTTACAGGTTTGTAAATAACCGTTACATTGTTTTTATTAACACCATATTTGTTAGCAAAATGGTTTTTTATTTTATTCTTAGCATCTTTAGAATAGTTTTCAGGTCTATCAGACCACTCTACTTTAATTTTAGAATATTTTGAAACTTCGTTTTTGTTAATCATAACTCTCCGTATATATTTTTTTTGTTCTGTTCTAATGATTTTATTTTTTCTGATAGCTGATTATTTTTTTCTATTTGTTCAGCTAATGTGTTTTCCAAACTATTTATTTTTTCAGTTAAAGTTGATATCTCTGAATTATCTGTTAAATATACAATTTTTTCAACTGGTACTTCAACAATTTTTTCAACAATCTTTTCTTGTATTTTTGTTGATGGTGTTGCACCAAATTTTTCAACAGTAAACCCTTGTTTCATCAACTTTAACATAAAGTTATCTATATTTGTTATGTCATTTAACCTACAATAATCAAATATCTCATTTTTTAAATCTTTAGGGATTTCCATTTCTAATTTAAATTTACTAAATTTTCAGAATTATTTTCTAAATCGTCAAGACTATTTATAGTGAATTTATAAAAAGAAAAAGGGTTGGCAACATCATGTTCAGTGTATGTTCTATTTTTAATATCCCAAAATAAAAACCCATGATTATTTATATTTTCACCAAAATCTTGTTGTATTGTACTACCAGGCATAACTACCTTTGTGTTATTAATAGTTAAACAACTTCTTTTATGTATATCACCACACATAACAATATCACAACCATCAAAAATCTCCAACCCATATCCATGTTCAATCTCATAACCTATATCAGTTTTTAAACCATTTATAGGACCATGAAATAAACCTATATATGTTTTGTCATTACCAAACTCTTCTCTAGCAGATTCAATATCTGGTCTAGCGTTTTCTTCAAATATTGAATAGATGCACCAAACAATATTATTATCTAAATAACATTTACTCTCTTTAAAATAATTAATGTCTTTATCAGATAATAATTGAACAATTGGTGTTAATGAATCCATTCTGTCTTTATTATTTTCTAACATATCATGGTTCCCAGCTATCATAACAACTGTTGCTATTTCTTCTAAAGATTTAAGAAACCAAGTTGTTAATAATAATTGCTCATTTGATATTACTATCTTTTGATGTACAATATCACCAGCAACAACTATTCTAATTTCTTCTCGTTTATGACCTTCAATTACCTTTTTAATATCATTAAAGAGATTATTTAAAACGGTCTTATATTCTTCGTGATATCTATACGTTCTGATATGTATATCACCAATGTGTATTACAAATTTTACTTCCATACTATTAGTAAATTAAATATAAATTCTTTTTAGCTCTTGTTACTGAAGTATATAATAATTTATTACGTTCTTCAATATCTTTTATTCTTAATACATCACAATAGATAACAATACTGTTTTCAAATGTACTGCCTTGTGATTTATGCACGGTTAAAGCATAATTATATTTAGCGTCTACATATTTTTCAGCTAATTTATAATAATTAACCCATTTTAAACGTCTACTATAACTATCTTTTGTATTCATAGCTTCCTTTTTTAAGGATTGTAAAACATTATTAAAGGATAAAAAGCTATCTTCATGTAATAGTTTTATTCTATGTGTTTCACCTTCACTAATAACTTCTAAAGAATAATATTTAAAAGGAAACCCAACTGTTTCTGTATTGACTTCGTAAGATAAGACTTCAAATTCGTCATTATTATTCATTAATACTTTTTTACCTAAAACAATAGGTCTATTAAGAACCATTTTTTCACCAATACATATTCTGTCGCAATTTTCACCATATATTGCTTGTCTAGCTTTATTATTATAATAATCAACAGCTGAATTAGTCCAAGCAAGTATTTTAATATAGTTTGGATTCTTTTTAAATTCTTCACTAGTGAAATATTCATTAATGAATGAATCCTCACCACCAAGTTTTATGTAATTGACAGAACCATTTTCGTTTATTTCATCAATAAACTCTAGTTTATTACCTTCTCTAATATTTTTAGATAACTCTATTATAGGATTACCATTTTCTTGTCTAATAATATCACTAAGTGTATGTTTATTAGCTATTTTTTTAGTGAATAACACAAAGTCACCACCGTTTACTGGTGGAATCTGTTTTTCATCACCAATGAATAATAACGGTATTGAATGACCTTTAGCTGTTTTAACTAATTTTTTATATAAATCATTGTCTAACATTGATGATTCATCAACAATTATTAATGAATAATCCTCAGCCTTTGACCCTAAAAAATCTGAAACATATGATTCACTACCATCACTATTTATTTCACGTTTAAGACCTAATAATGAATGTAATGTATAAAATTGAATACTTTCATTATCTTGGTTTAAATTATTTAATACTTTTAATACTTTAACAGCTTTATGTGTTGTTGCGGTTACTGCAACTGATGCTGTTTTATTATCGTATAAAAATTTATTTATTATTTTACCAACCAAAAAAGTTTTACCAGTACCAGCATACCCAGTTAAAACATGTTCAGAAAAAACATCAAGTTCTATTTTACTTAATTTGTTATATATCTCAAGTTGTTTCTCAGTTAACATTGATATGTCTGGCATACCACCATTAAAAAATGGTCTCTTCTTAGCTTTTTTAATAAAGTTATTTTTCTTTGTCATTTTAAATTATATTCCGTTAATTACATTATAATGATGCATTTCTATTAATTTTTTTGCTTCGTTTTTCATATACATTATTTGTATTTTACTGAATTTTTCAGCAACTTTATCCCAATACAAAACATATATCTGTCTACATTTTCTTTTAGGGAACTCAAGTTCATACATGTATGCATAAACACTTAATTGTAATGTATAAATTGACCATTGACATGCTTGAAGATAATCGAATGGTTTTTTTAATGTCTCATACCCATAAGGATTATAGAAATTAAAAACTCTATTAGTTTTAAAATCAGCTACATCAAAAAAAACAGAATCAATATCAATAATCAAATCTGATGTTCCAGCCAACTCATATTGTTCAGCAAAAAGAATTCTTTCTGGCCACATTGCTTCACCTTCATCTATTTTAAGCTCGTTAAAACCATCAATAACTTTTTGTTCAAATAACCCTTCGTCAGTATTTGGTGGAAAATACCATTTATTAGCTAATAAATAATCTTCTAATATATTATGTACTTTTGTACCATATTCGTTGGCTTCATCATTAAGTTGTTGCCAATAATCTAATATCTGTTGCTGTGTCATACCAATGTAAACTTCTTGTTTAACATTGTCTTTTTGGTTAAAAATTGCTAATGACACATCTTCAGCATTAAAATGTGGTTCTATAGAACTTAGAGTTGTTGTTACAGATTTATACCGCTTACCAGTTTCTTTATGATAATATTTGTGTTCAATTGGTTCTAAATAAACCAAACATTTATCCCATTTTTTAATTTTTCCCATATTAACAAATATACTATTAATAATCGAATTAAACAAAAAAATGTTTTAGTTGCGTGATATTTTTATCCTAAAATATTGTTGTAATTAAATATACATCAATTAGTTATAAAGATGTATTGCGCATAACCGTTAGCACCAATACTACTTTTCATCTTCGTAGATTGGTATAAAGTTTTCTGGATTATACCCAACAATTTTTCTATGTTTATTATCCTCTATATATTTTTCTTCCTTTAAATGTTGTTCTTCAAACTCTTGGTTTAGTTTAAGTAATTCTTTTTTCATTTCTTGTGGTAAAGAATCACTATCCAACATTTCTTGTCTAATTTGTTCGTGTTTTTGGGCTAATTTAAACCCATCTTCAATCATTTTGTTAATATCTTTTTCCATAATTTTTTTCAAATCTTTCATTATTTTATTTTATACATAAATATATAAAAAAAAGTTAAATCTCAAATTCAGATAATTTAGTAGCGGTCATTAATAATTTTACAATACCTTTATTACCTAATAATTCATATATTTTACTTGGGTCATATTCGTCAGGACATTTTACTATCTTAATCCTACCATATAAATCACCAAAATTTAATTTTCGGTATATTTCTTTCGCATCATTATATGCGTCACCATCAAAAACTACAATAATATCACCACAAGCCTTATCATGTAACAAGTGTAACAAATTGTCAGATACATGTTTACCTAATAAAGGAACTGAATTTGGAACTACTATGTGGTCAAAAACACCTTCAACCAAATATATATTTGAATCAAAATTCAATTTGGCTTCATTGAATATTATTTCACTTTTCTCTGCGTCTGGATTTAAATATTTTAATTTAGTGTAGTTATTATGATACCATCTACCTATAAAATAATTTACATTATTAAATTGGTTATATGATGGTATAATAATACGATTTTTGTAATTTCCTTCTGTCGCATAACCAATATTATATTTCTCAATGATTTCTTCAGTTATGCCTCGTTTTTTTAAGTATTTTATTGCGATATTATAATCAATATCTTTTTTAACAACACCTGAAAGTTTTTTGTATTCTTTTGGTAATGAAACTGTTATCTTTTTTTCTTTATCTTCAACGTCATTAAATTCAAAATTTAAAAAACTAAATTCATCTAATAATCGTCTATTACCATATCTTTTTATTAAAGTAGGTATTTTACCATGCATATTGTTGGTGTCTTGACAGGCCCAACATTTAAATACACCAAATTTGTAATTTATTTCTAAATTACCTTTACCATCACCGTTATCAAGTCCTTTATCTTCCGAACAAGCAGGGCAATCAAAAGATATTTGGTGATTATCTTCGTTATGTTTTCTATAATCACCTAAAAATTTTTCAAGTATGTTGATTAGATATTCATTCACAAAAACAAATATACTAATTTTATCACCAAATTCCCATTTTTTTCATGTAGCCTATACAAGCACAGTATGCATCACTAACATCAAAATTCTCTTTTTTAAGTTTGTTGTTTTTATCTAAAAACCATTTTATCTGTGGTTCTAATTCACATACTTTTTCAAATATAACCATTTTTTTATCTACGTTGTAGTCATACGCACCAAATAAAACTGGTTCATTTTTAGCTATTTGTTTTTCAGTCAATGGTGTACCATCTTTTTTAAATTTTCTAATACCCATAAGTTCTGGAAAACCAAATTTTCTAGCATCATAAGACGAAATGAAATCTGGTACAATCCCTAAAACATCAAAAACAGATTTAGATATCATCCCATTAAATCTTAATAATGTTGCAATAGTATATACGTTATTAGATTGTAATAATGGTTCTTCAATGATAACTCTAGTTATACCAAAATCTTTATATTTGATTAAAAATTCTTCATTAAACACCTCAACTTTTTTAAACAATTCCTCCATTTTATTTGTCGGTTTTGGTTTAATATTAGGTGTCACATGATGTAATAATTTAAGTTCTCCACTGTTACCATTATCTTGAAATAATGCAATACCGATAGTACTTGTACTTACATCTAACGATAAAATGAATTTTGGTTTGTTATCCATAATAATTAATATACTTTAATTATTATGTTAATTAAAAAATAACAAAAATAAAGACTTTATAGATTAATTTTTATATTAAATGCTAAGAATTCATTAACATTTTTTGTTACATGTCTATCAGTCTTTGCAATCGCAATGATATTACCAACATTGTCATACAATAACACCTCACTTATTCTTGGTGTATCACTTGATTTAAATGTAGGATTTGTTGACGTTCCAAATTCACCTCTACCAGCAATACATGTGATATTTTGAAATACTGTTGTTGAAACACTATTAAATGTTACTGATACACCTGTTGATGTTCCAGTATTATAATTATTTACTATTGTTGGGTCAGTTATAACTAAAAATCCTTTATCTAAATAAGCAACACCAACAATAGTATCCGCACTTAAACCTAAATTAGGGTTATCTTGAATGTTAAATAATTTTTTATTTGCTAATGTAAATGGTTTTACTTGACCAAAACCTGTTGCCCAACTTAAAGTTGCATCACCACCGTTTGGTTTTTTAATCGTGTCAGAAAATAAAAAAGCTATATTATTACCTATTTTTGTTGATACTACAGATGTTTCAATATAGTTAGCATCTTCAACATTTAGTGATGTACTTTTATTTTGGAATGTGCTATAAATAGTATAAGTACCAGCTGATGTAGGTAATTCTAATTTTATTTGTTTACCATCTAATAATTCACCATAGTTTGAATTGTTTATACCTAACACAACTATGTTTGTTTGTGCTAAACCACTGTATGCTGTATCAGAAAAACCACCATTTGCAAATGTTGTGCCAGTAAAATTAGCGTCTTGTGTTTGATTTAATGGTAAACCAAATGAATAAAATAAATTAACTAATGGGTCTGTTGTGTAGTTATTTCTATTTATAACATTTTGTGAAATGTTATTACCAGTAATAGTTACTTGTCCATTAGACTTAATCTCATTAATAATAGTTGTAGATTGTGATTCTACAGGCTTTATTAATGACCCACTTGGATTAGCAATCAAAAAACTCCTTATAGGCGGATTAGTTGTTGTACTATTACTAATTGAACCATTTGTACCAACATTACCAGAATCAGCTGGTATTTGTCCTGTTTCCAATAATACAGGTACGTTATAATTAGCATCTGAATCACCAAAACTAAATGATGTTATTAGTGAGTTATTATTAGATATTAATTTTGACCTGCCTATTGGTGTTAATTTAGCAGTTAATGTTGTTGTTGTTGCGGTACTATTGAATCCCATTTTTTATTTTATTTTATTTATTTTTTTATTTTTTAAAAATCCATACTTAATTCTAACATAATAGTATTAGCAGGTATTAATTTAACTGGATTACTAACTTTACCTATACATACTAAATTAAAATCAGAATCGTACACGCCAACTTCTGTTAATCTAATAGTAGCTGGATTAGTAGTTAAATCTTTACTTCTTGTTGGATTTGTTGTTGTGTTAAATACATTAGAATCAACACGTATATCAAATATTGTTTTATAAATTGATGCACCAATATATGTTTGAATATTACCATAGAAAAATCTTTCATCACCAAATTGTAAAAGACTTGGTTGATTGGTATTTGGCATATTTAAAATATTTATTAAATTAAATTGTGATGATGCTGTATCTCTACCTTTCGTTAAAACAAAATCATTTGTTAAAGGGTTTTGATTTTCTAATGATACTGGGTTTATAGTTTCACCACTATTAGTTGTTATTGCTGTTGATGTATAATCATATACTTTCCATGCATTAGGGTCTGGTCTAGTGGTTGATGCTGAAACAATTTGATATACTAATTTAAACTTATCAGCATAAAAACCAAGTCCGTCATATCCAACAAGTTCTTTCTTTCTCATGTATGGTAATTCATCAACTTGATTTATCCTAAATTGTATGTCTTTAGCACTTGGTGTGTTATTTGTTACTTTAACATAATTTTGACAAGGTAAACTTGTTGTTAAACCAGTTGATAAACTATTTTCTAAAATATATGTTAAATATATCGTTTGATTTGATAACAACACACCAGTTGATGTTCCACCACTTGGTGATACAATATTAGCAGCTAGGTTAGGTAATGTCCAATTTCTATTTGATTTGTAAGATATCGCTGAAACTATTTCATCATCATGTATTACAATCATTTTTAATTGTGGTAATACTTTACCAACAACCATTGGTGTTGCACCTGTTGATGAAATAAGTGAAGGTTCTTCAATTAAATCTATATATTCAATATCACTTGTACCGATATATTTTGTAGCACCTGAAGCAATAAATGTCATACCCATTGTTGTACCACTACCTGTTGAGAAATTTCTTCTGTGGTACATTAAATCTGGCATAATTACTTTGACTATTTTATTATTGGTTGCATCAACATATAAAAATTCACCATATAAGTTAGAAATAGAGTTATTTGTGAAATGTATGATAGACACTGATTTAGAAACGTCATCTGGATAACTAATACCAGGTCCATTACAATTAAAAGTCTCAGTATTACCACTAGAATCACATAAATATTCCAAATAAGGGTTCTTAGTACCCAAATAAGGGTATGACCCAAAACTTGTGTATTGTTCGTTAGGTGTAGGGTCTCCAGTTACCATACCTGCTAAACTTTCACACCAAACATTATTCATATTCCAAACTGGCACATCATGACATGTTACATTTACAGAAGAATTAAATGATAATGTTCCAGAATCCCAATATGATGTTGTATTACCTGTAGCAATCGTATCATAAACTTCACCACCCTTATATGCAATAATATATGAGCTAGCCGAATCACCAGAATAATTTGGTAAATTTCTATCTAATACTAATGTACTACCACTTATACTTTGAACTTTATACCATAAATTTGGTATTGGTGTGGTTGTATTTGAACCAGCAATAGAACCAGTTGTACCGTTTGATAATCTTAATAATATTACATCTCCAACACTTATATTTGATACTGAACCAGTTAAAGTTAATGAAGTTGAACCACTTAAATTTGAGTTTGGAATAAGCTGATTATTAGATGTATAACCAGATGTCAATATAGTGGTGTTACTTGATGCACCACTAAAAAAACCTCTTTCTGTTGCTTCATTATTAACAACTGCTTTAACAACACTTAAATTAGATGAATTAATTGGTTGATAAGGTGTTGCTGAATTATTAGGTGATATAAAATATTTTATATTTGGTTGTCTATCAAATGGTCTTAAAACTTTACTACTTGCAGATAAAGTTACATCATTAGGGTTAGCATCTACAATGGCTTCTCTTTCATAATTTATTTCTGAATCCCCTATTGCCCAATAAGAAAAATTTAATTTACCCATTGATAATTTTTCACGACCTTTTTCAGTTAGTTTTATGCTAACAAATGGACTGTTTGTATTAATAATATAACTCATATCTTTTCTTTTATTAAAATTTATTTATAAATATGTTCTTGTAAACAATTTAGTAAGAATTTATTGAATTAGTTGCGATTGTTATCGGTATTGTATCGCTATATTCAATACTTGTTATTATATCACCACATATTGTTTCATAGTTTTTTGTATTTTTAACTCTATAATACAATTTTGTACCAACATCACCACTAGCTATAAAACTATCACTATATAGTGTTGTTCCGACAATATATTGTGTATTACCAGTAGAATAGAAAGTATTAAATGAAGTTCCAGTACTAACTTGTAAACTAAATGTACCAGCAGTTGTTTGTGGCGGTGTATTAATTTCCCATGAAACTGTTGGGTTGTTTGTTATTAAATCATTAACAACACTCATAAATGGAAAATAAACAATAGTGATTATATCACCAATCATAACATCTCCATTAAGAATTATTCTTTTTGGATTTGTTGTTGATTGATAATAATCAACATTATTTGCTAATGTTACACCATTTATCATTACAATGATTGTGTTAGGATTAAGTGGTGTTACTGTAGTGTATATTTCATATTTACCAGTTGTTGTATTAAAATAAGGGTTATTTGACCCTTGATTATTTGTTGAACCACTGGTAATTGTTGTTGTAACATTGATAATATCGTGTGAAAATTTACCAACCACACTATTTGTATAAATTACAGTTACAATATCATCTTCATATGTTTCACCACTTAGTGTTATAACATTACCTGTGAATGTGTAATCTAAATTTGGTGCTAATGTTAACCCGTTTAATGTAACAATAAAATCATTAAAATATGGTGCACCAATAACAAATTCAGTTTGTCCTGATTGTGGTATTATCACTTGCTGTGTTAATTGACCAGGTGTTAATGTGTTATCGCTATTATTTATTATAACTGGTTTATCAGCTACTTTCATCGCTATAAAATAAAAATCTAAATCTTTATTATATAGGTTATATTGTTGACCAATTTTATTAATAGAAGTATCAATTGTTTTACCTAATTTATTTAAAAAAGTTGTACAACTAGGGAAATCATAATAACCCTTTATTAGATACTCACCATCTAATGTTAATGCAGATACTGGTATATTTTGTAATGTTGTATTAGTTGCACTAAAAGATGGATAAGATAAATTATCTGATTTATAAACTGGTGGTAATAAAAAAGCTAAGTTATTTTTATTGTATTTATATATTTCATATTTAAATGTCGCAGTATTTGCGGTGAATGTGTCAGTATTTGCAGTAAAATTAAAAGTTAATGGTATTGTTGTTGCTGTACTGATAACATAAGATGTACCTGTAACACCACTACAATCTATTTTTGATGCCCCACTAATAGTAAATTGTGGTGCATTAAAAATACAAATATCAGAACTCATATTAACATTTAATAAGTCTCTATTCCTAGCACCGCTATGGGCATTTTGTATGTATATTAATTCTTGATATCTCATTAATAATCTATTGTTATATTGATTACTGGTATGTTATATTGATTTTTTAGTCCAAACTCTATTGGTTTTTCTAATAAATATATCTGTTCTGTTTTTGAAAAATTTTGTAGAAATGCCTCAAGTCCATATATGTTTATATAATCCTCTTTTTGTAAATCAGATGTTATTGATTTAACATATTTTACATTGCTATTATGGTTATCATAAAACTTAGCTTCAATACTTTTAATTAACGTAGGCATATTAAATTATTTCAAAATCTTTAGTTATTTTACAACAAGCACTATCTGTTATTGTCACGCTATGTATACCACCAATATTAAATGTTGTCGTACTATCTGTTGAGCCATTACTCCATTGATAAGTAACTGGTGCCGTTGCATTTATTAAATTTAAACTAGCGTTAAAACCATTAAGTATTACTGTTGCGTTTAAATCACAATTAGTTATCACTTGTTGGTTTTTAGAACATTCAGCAAAATCATTAAAGGTTTCACCATTATCAGTATTTTCATTACCTATAATTGAAACAGTACCAATAAATTCAGAACCATGATTCATCTGAGCTAAACATATTTCTGTACAAACACTTTTTATATCATTATCAACAGTGTCTCCAGTTAAATTAATATTTGTTGTTATTACTTCTATATTATTTTTACATTGACCATTTGGTTTATTTATTGGGCTTAATACATTTGGTAATATATTAGTGTAAGGGTTTTTACATAACAATGAACTATATGACCTATATTTAAATTTTTGTTGGTCAAAGATTGAATTTTTATAAACTTTTACACTACCCCATATTGTTGTTGATGGTACAACTTGTTCAACTATATCAAACCAATAACCATTAATTAATTCAGTAAATTTATCAATTGATACATAATTAAAGGCTGAACTTTTTGTTGAACAATAATTCAAACTATTTAAATACCTATCATATAATGCTTTTATTGTAGGGTAAGCTGATATTGTTTGTCTATTTTTAGCATCTATTAATTCAGTTGCTAATACATTAACAAATTCTTCAACACTAGTTGTTGATGATAATGGTGTTGATAATAAACTATTAAAATCTATTTTATTATCACCACAACACAATGGTGGGAATAAACCGTCATCAGTTTGAGAAAACGGTATTGGGTCCATAGAAGCATCAAAAGGAGCACAACTTGATGTTGTTATACCATCTACATCTATTGGTGGGCAACTAGTATAACATGAATTACAATTAGTCACACCAGTTAATATACATGGATTATCCAATGTATAGCACCAAACATCAGTTTCTATTGCTGATGCTATATCTATATTTAAGTCTATTTCTTTAGTGTTAATTACTAATCTTTCATCATTGACATCATAATTTGTTTGTCTTATACTATTTGTATCGTCAATATCAGAAATTTTAAAGTTTCTATTTACTCTAGTTGTATTATTTAACCAAGACTTTTTATTATCTATTACTTTTTCTAATTCAAAACCAGGACATTTAGTTACAAATATTTCCGTTTTTTCAATTATTTGACAAACTTTATCAAGTTTTATGTTATCAATTAAAATACATACATCACCACAAGTATGATTTATTTTTAAACCTACTTTTATTTTCTTATTAGCTATTAAACTAATAACATTAGGGTCATTAATAATGGTTGAAAAAGATAACCAATTTGATGTAAAAGCACTATTTGATAAAGTATTTTTAAATGTGTTAAATCCATTTGTTGTTCCACTTAAACCAGATTGTGCATATAATGTTTGAATAATATTGTTAATTACTAAATTACATGATGTGTCATTTGCATAATTAAGACCTGATGGGTCTGGTATTAATTTTAAATTAAAAGGTTTGCATGATTGTCCACCACAAACATAAAAGCCGCTATTTGGATTATTTAACAAATAAGAGTATAATAATCCACTACCAATTTCTGGGAATAAATTAGTATCTTCATAAGCTGTTTGTAAAACATTATTAGAATCAACATATTCTAATGTCATAGACACATTTAACCCTTCAAACATATCAATAGGGTTTGTACAAGATATCTCTGTATTTTCAGCTAATTCGTTTTCTAATTCAATTAATTCTGACTCTAATGTTGTTAATGTTTCATCACATATTTTTTTGTTTATTTCTAATAACTCTTTTTGTTTTATTAAATAATATTTTGTATTAAATGGTACTTCACATTCATATACTAAATTAGCATTAGTTGAATTATTTTGTGATAATAAATTTGTAACATCATTACAATCAAAAGAATTTTGGTCACCATTTAAAAATGCTTGAAATCTAACAGTACCTAAAATATTTTCCCAAGCAGTTAATCCATCAGGGTCTGTTAAACAAAAAAGTTTTGTATTTAAACTTTGTTTTAGATTGCAAAAAATTGAATATGGTGTATTAGTTATTTGTGTTGTAACTATATCTATTTCATTTTGGATTGATTCACATAATGCTTTTTGATTTTCAATCTCTGTGTTTTTTTGATTTATATCATTTTTTATTTGTGTTGATAATGAATTTTGTGTGTTATTTTGATTTAGAAAACTAGCTAAAGTTTCACATTTTATTTTAAACAAATAATCAAAATCAACTTTAACAAAGCAATTATCAGTTTCACCCAATTCAAAAATACTACCATCATTACCAATTGGATTTAACACTATTTTAAAAGTGTTTTCTATACTACAAGGTGGTTTATCAGCCCATAAACATTTTTGTGTTTCTTTGTCAAAAACATATCCGTTTTTTAATCTTGTACAACAATATTCATTTAAAATATATGGTACTAAACCACTAGTATTCCCAATAGGATTAACTACAAAAACACTAACAGTACCATCTGAATTTTCTTTTATTTGACCACCATTGGTTAGAATTTCTTTTTCGCTTAAACATTTAGGTAAATTAATAAAATCCACACTGACATCAGAAGAATCACCAATACCTATTTCACCATTTATGTCTAAATTTATATCTAAACCCATTTTTTATATATAATTATTTAATTATTTTGTTTTTAACTCAGATTCGTCACATTTTATTTTACCAATATTTCTTTGAAAATAAATGTTGCTTATTTGACCATAAATACCTAATTGTAAATCTTGTAACCCTTTGTCTGTTAATTGACAAGCATACCCTATTTGACCTGTATATGGGTCTTTTATATTTGGTACAGGGATTGTATATGGTGATACACAATTACAACCATCTGGTGTTACTATAGCTTGTGAACCATCTTCAGTTGTGAATTGTAAGAAATTCCTAGGTATCTGTGTTTGAGTTACTGGACCAGAAACATATGGATTCATATTTACTTTCCATTTACAAGCTAATGTACAACCACATTTACCAGTACTATCACAACAATAATAACCAGTATTTATAACTATATTGTTAAAATATTCTTTATTTAAAACTGGTGTTCCATTGTTTGATTTACAACATTCTTGTGTTGTATATTTTGTGTTATTAGTAATAAATTTTCCGTTATTATCAATTAAATAATTACCATTAATATCTTTTTGATAATATGAAAAATTTAAAAAACCTGTGTTATCTGAAGAAGGTTTACCAAATATATCAGGACACACATTTAAATTACCATTATCTGGGTTAGGATTTTTTTCCAAACAAAGACTTAAAACATTATCTGGACCAATATCTTTACAACCACATTCTGTTAATTTTAAATCATAATTAGGGTCTTGAATGATACTTGGTTTAAAAATAACACAATCTTCAATTGCAGCACCAAATTCATCAAATATATCTACATTTGTTACTGTTTGTGCAGTTAAAGAATTATTATCAAATGTACCATCTTCATAATTTTCATATAAATTTGTTACGTTTTCTGTTACAGTTATTGAACTTAATATTGTTGGTACAAAATTAGGTATTAAACACCTAAACTGGTCAATATATCTAGAACCACCATCATATGGACCTAAATGCGGATTATTACCAGTTAAAATATCTATTGTTGCACCACTACCACCAGTTTCTCTATACCATAAACCATAGTTTTGGAAATACATATCTGGTGTGTCTGGTAAAGTTCTAGGATAACCATTAGAATCTATCGGATATATAGATAAATCTAAATCTAAATTATTTTTACTTAATACTTGTAAAAATAAATCAATATCTATTGGTGCTGTTGCTCTATATATATGTTCATTAAATTTAATTAAACCATTTGGGGTTCCAATAAAATTTAATAAAAATTCTATAGATTTTCTACTACCTTTTGATTTCCAAAGCCATGGTGAATTTAATATTATTCTTCTCCATAATTCAATATCATATTCAACAGGTGTTAAACCATATGTTTGACCAGAAAATGATGATACTGGTGTGTTAATGTAATTCATTAATAAATCGTTTTCAACAACTGATGAAACCAATTCCCATCCTAATACTCTAGCAATATTTTTTAAATAGATATCTGGTGTGTTATCCATTTTATTATATGTTACAGTATTCGCATACTTTATACCAGTAATATAATTATTTATTTTATCATATGAAGCACCATATATTTGAAGTGTTTTATTCATTTTTTGACCAGTTTCATCATGGTCAATATTTGTAACATATATTGGTGAAGTATCAAATGCGGTTATTGATTCAGCGACCAAAAACCTGTTCATTAAATCACTATTATTTATATCATTGTTTTTTGCTATATCTAATAACCTTGTGGCATAATAAACATATTCTGTTGTATCAAAATCAATATTATATCCATCACTTACTGGCCATGTTACACTATCAGTAAAATACAATATAATACCATTTTCAGTCTTAACTGGAAATGAAAATGTAGCCGTATATAAAGGTACTACTGAACGATTTAATAGATAAGCCTCAAGTTCTGGTAATGTGTTAAAAAAGCTATCATATTTAATCTTATTAGGTTTTATATGATATGTTGGGTAGGCATTTGTTAAACCAGAAAACGGATTACCTTTTACCTTAAAATATATTGAATCATTTTTTACATTAGTAGAACCCGTAAAGTTTAAAATATCATATTCTTGGTTTTGATAAAAAATATTATAAGATAAATAATTAATATTTAAATTTCTTAAATTATTTTGTTGGTTTGTGTTATTTGTATAGTTAATACCAAATTTATTTACTAATGTATTTGTATTTACCTTAAATGTTGATGTTTCACTTAAAACATCATAAGTATAATTTTCTATTGTAAAACCAATTTGTTCACTACCAAAGATATCAATAAAAATAGGGTTTGCATATAAAGAAGCTGGCCAATTTAATATAATATTTTCTAATGAAACTCTTACATATTCAGTTAAAGAACCAAACAAAGCATAATAATTTAGATTTCTTTTATCTAAATTTAAATAAGCTTTTTCATTATCATTTATTATAGTTGGTGCTGTTTGTTGTGTAACACTTAATGTATTTAAAGTATAATAATTAGAAAATTTATTAGTTAAAAAAAACTTATTGTTTTTAGGCTCTAAATTTGTTGTTAAACTAAAATTACCAAATGTTAATAATGGTGTGCTACCTATACTTGTGGTTTGTAAACCAACTAAGTCAGGTGAAAAATTACGATACTCTATACCATTATCGTATATTACCTTTTGCGCATAACCTACTACTTTTATTTTACTAGTTGACATTTATATTTTAGATTGATGTAATATTAGTGAATGATTTAGTAAAATCAATATTAGTTCTTTGTTCTCTAACTTCAAATAATGGATTACCATTAAACACATCTTTAATTTCGTATAGAGTATATTGTTTGTAAATGTCATTACTAAAGTTATATATAGTATAAATACCATCTTCAAGTGATTTAGTCTGATTACCAAATAATCCAAATGCAAGTGATTCAATATCGTATTCAACCATCTCTATTTCAATCATAATAGGATTAAAAAAAGTATTAGTTATTATAACTTGTTGATTTGGTTGACCAATAAAAGGAAAAGCATTTGGTTTAACATTTGATGCAGATGATGGTGATAAAGTACAAAATACTAATGTAGAATTATCATTGAATCTATATCTAATAGCTTTTTGATTAGAATTAGTTAAATTCTGATTTACTGGTTCTGCACGATTATTTGATGTTACTATCCTAAATAAATTATTTATTTTAGCATCTGGTGCTGATGTATTTGTATTTAAATACTCTATCCTATATCCAACTAAATTATTATTCTCAAATTTTGATAAAAAATTACTTGGTATTGTTGCTGTATCAAATAATACACCATTTATGTCTGGATATGCCGATAAAACACCAATATCAACTATTCTTGTACGTATTTCAACAGGTTTTATAATTATGGTATAAAAACCTTTAATACCAAATGTTGTAGCTGGTAATTTTAATGTATATAACCCACCAAAAATTTCAAAACCAACTACATTTGATTGTGTTTTATTAGGGTTATCTACTTTTAATAACACATCATTAGAATTCAATTTTATTAAGCTGGTATTACCTATTTTATCTCTAGATGGTGTGAAATGATAAAATATTTCAACATCCTCTGGACTTACATCTGATGGTCTTACTATACCTACTGTTCCTGTTGCCATTTATTTATTTTTTTAAATTGTTGTTATATTATAAAATCCATTACCATATTTAATTAAATTATCTAAATTCTTTATTTCAGATAATCTTAAATGTAAATCTATAACAGATGTTATTGTTCTATCTATAAATACATCGTTTCTAACTTCTGGTTGAGAAATTATTCCAAATAAATATTCTTCTTTGGTTATCGCTGATAATGAAACGTTTGTATTATTTATTCCTTCAGTTGTGTATTTAAAAGTTGTTAACGGTACTAATTCTAAATTACCATCTATTAAGACTTGTCTTGATGTACCAGTATAATCGTAATATAAGAATCCTGTTGTTTGGTTATTTGTACCGACAAATAAATTATCTTCAGCGTCAATAGCATATATTTTAGGTTCTGAATTACTTGTAACTCTACTAACACCACTTATTGGTATATTTTTATAATTTAAATATCCTTCTTTTTGTATATTTAAACCAACTTTATATCTATCATTTCTATCGTAAGATGTAACTTCATCAATTTTACTTTCAGTAAAACCAGTTAATACATTATTACCATAATTATAAAAATCAGATTCAACTTTAGATGGTAATCTGACTGTTAATTTTTCTGTTGGGTTTGTTATTTGTGGCATAGTTGGTGTAACACCAACCATAAATGGAAATGTAATACCACTAGATGATAATTTATTTGTTAATATACTATAGTTGACAGGTGTTTGACTTTTTTCATTAAATTCAATGTCTGTAAATAACCCCATGTTATCAATATTTTGCGTTAAAAAAACATTGATATAAAAAGTATCAGCAGTTAATTTACCCCAGTTCTTATCTGTTCTGGATATACTGTCTTCTAAATATATTTTTCTTTTAATAACCTCCATTATAACGCTTGTATTTTAAATAAATTTATTGATACACTTGATGGGTTTTGTGTGTATGTAACGTTATTTTGTGTGGAAGGACCATTGCCTTGATATGTATCATCTATTTGATAGTAATAGCCTGTCTGGGTTCTAAATAGTTTATATCTGGTATAAACTTCTCTAATCAAAATATCTATTGGTTGTGCGTTTGGCTTAACCATTAGATTTGTTGACTTACCATCTTTAGCGTTTTTAAAACTTGCTTTCATATATAAATATTTGAACTCACCAACCTTTAATATATCTCTATAATCATATAAATAGTAACCTTCTAAGAAACCTCTCTGATTTGTTAAAGGATTTTCTAAAACAAATGTCAATGGTATTTGATTGGCTGGTTTTGGTTGACCAGGTAATCCAACAATAGTATTAAATGGTAACAAATCACTAGGTTTTAATTGAGAAAAAATAGTCTGTGTTGTTACTAATTGTTGTGTCATTGGGTTATCTGTATCATAAAAAGATAAATTTAAAAACGTTTGTTTAAAATTTAATTTTTTAAATTTAATATCATCATCACTAAATCCTATATCACCATAAGTTGTTAAACCACTTAAATCAACAACATAATTAATCTTATTTATTTGATTATTATTTAAATCAACTGGTATATATCTTGTTTTATCAAAATCTATGATAGGGTTAATCGCATTTTCTGTTTCAACATCAACAAATACTCTATCTATTAATTCTGCTTGGTCAGCTAATTGATATTCCATAGTAAATGGAATATTAATTGTTGTTGCTGTTGTTGTACTATCTATTCTTATTTGGTATCTATTCATAATAATTAACAAACATCTTCAGCAGAATTGGTATTAAACCTATCTGTAACTTTATTTTCAATAGGGTCAGCTGGAAACTTAGCATAATATAACCCCCACTCATTAAATGGGTCTTGTCTTTTAACTAAAAAACAATAATTACCATACATATAATGAGCATTGTTTGTAAAAGGATAGTCTAAGAATTCATTAGTCGTATCATTATACCCAATTGGTAATAAATCTCTCCACAAATATCTACCATCACCCATGTTAATAGCATATGATGGTTTGTTTTCTGTAAATTCATCACCTTGCTCAATATAACTTGAAAAGTTTCTTATTTTAATCAAGTGATGTGATTTATAATAATAACCCTCTTGTCTAGGTCCTAAATTAATTGTTGTATTTGTAACTAATTGTGGGTTAGTTTCCCTATTGTTTGTATTAAATCTATGGTAAACATCAGCTAATACCGTTTCTATAAGCTCATTTTGGTTATAATCAACTAAATCACCATAAAAATCAGTGCTACTAAATAAAACATTATTCTCTAATGGTATATGTGTAGGAAATGGTGATGACCCACCATTATGTATTTTATTTATTACTGGTATTGATGTTAAATACGTATTTGTTAAACTAGTATTTAAATTAGATATAAATGGTGTTTCAATACCTGAAGATACATTTGTAAATAACCCATTGCTACTTGTTTTAACT